TGAACTCCAATCTTTTAGAATATTATTTTTATTACTGTTATCTAAAATTTTATAGTCATAACCGACAAGCGCGTCGCCGCCAAAAGTAAAAGAGAACTAAGGATTTTGACTCAAATCCTTAGCTTCATTATATGGACTTACATTATATGGTTCTCTAATCATTTGTCCACCTCAATAAAAAATAAAAGCTTTACCCATTTAGAGTAAAGCTTTAATATATTATCTCCTAATTGAAGCGCTTTGTTTCAAGTCTTGAACCAAGGAGTCTAAGTTATCAGCATTACTCTCAACATTAAATTCACAATTAGTGAAATTAGTTCCGTTGTTGTTTGTATTATTGGTCGTGCCGAAGCCCATAAGAGCATTTCGAGCACTTCCTGCTGAAGATAAAGTAGGAATCCTTGTCATACTGTCTATGTATTTGAACAAAGCAGCTGATTGAGAATTGTTGAGGACAAGTTCAGGACGATTTTTAGTACCGTGGATGGCAACGGTTTTGGTAAAATCATCTACTCCACCTTGCGAAAAGCCAATTTGTGTACCTTTTGAACCAGAACCAGATTTCCCAAAAGGACCGCCTACAGCTTCTCGTAAAGTCGAGAATCCTTTAGAAGAATTTTCTACGACCTTGGCCGCAGCATCAGCTGCAGCCTATTTCATAGACTATTCAATTTTTGAATTAAGTCCATCAAGGGCACTAACCATTCGATTAGTATTTTTATCTGCATTAGCCTAAATACCTAAGCCAGCTGTTTTTGCACCAGAAGCAGCGGTATTACCAGCAGCTTTTGCAGCATTTGCGGTTTTATTACTATTAGCGTTACTTAACTCTTTTTCTTGTTCAGCAATTTTATTTTCTTGTTCTTTTAATGCGTCAATTTGTGCTTGAATAATATTAGCTTGCTCATCAAGCCCATCAATCTAATCTTGAATTTTTTCAGCTTCGTCATTATTTCTAACAATTTGCTCATATTGCCCTTGAAGCTGCCCAAAAGTAGAACCACCTTCTAGCAAAGAACCAAGAGTGGCATTATTGATTTCATTCATTATCGCTTGACGCTGATTAATTTCATCAGTAGTCATATCTAAACGATTAGACCATTCATCATAGCGATCAATCGCGGCATTTATATTATTAATATAATCTGCTGTTTGGCTTGCATTGGTATTAGCTTGTTCAAGCGCGCCATTAATTGTTTCATAGAATTGAGCAAAATTCTCTAATTGACCAATCTAGCCATTAACCATTTGATTAATCAAATCTTTCATTTCTTGCTGAATTTGAGCAGTTTCAGCGTTATTTGAAAGTTGATTCTCAAAATATTTTTTTAAGGCTTCATCAGCTTGATTTTGCTATTCTTCAAGTTTCTTAATAGCTTCCGCAATAGAACCTTGAACATCTTCATTGCTCTATTGATCATATTTATTAGACGCTTCATTTGCGCGATTAGTTGCATCAGACGCAGCTTGTTGCTATTGATTATTATTTGAAACTTGTCCAGAAAAGTTTGAAAGTTGGTCTTGACGACTTGCATCGTTTCCATATTGGAATTGACGAATTAAATTAGTCTATTCTTCAAGTTCAGATGTAGTCTTGCCAAGAGCATCTTGAGCTTTATCCCATTGATCTTTAATGTCATCAAGAGCGTCTTTTTGATCTTCAAGATCAGACTTAATATTTTCGAGATTGTCATTTTGTTTCTCGATTTCGTCAGTTTGTTCCTCAATTTTCTTTTGTTGACGTTCAAGAATCTCTTTCTGGTAATCGCGCTGGGCAGATGCAAGATTAGATTGAGCATTAGAAATTTCGGACTTATCGGTACGCAAACGCCAACCGCCACCGTTGGTAAGAACCATACGGATTTTTTGGTTACGAGCATTGGCTAAAGCATCACGAGCTTTTTCAAGAGCAAGAAGTTTTGACTCACTATCAGCCGCAGTATCAAGTGCATCAATTTGGTCTTGAATAGCGTCTTTTTGCTCGTTGAGGAGGTCAATATGCTCTTTATTATGGTCGATTATGCGGTCATAAGCGTCGATTTGATTGTCGAGACCATTTTGTGCGGCGTCATAGTAGGCCTGAGCAGCGTCATAGAGTTTGTTGAGAGAGTCTTTTTGTTGGTCTGCTGCATCTTGAAGTTCGTCTGCTTTAGATTTGAGTTCGTCAGCTTGTTTTTTAAGAGCATCAAGTTGATCATTGAAAGAGTCAATCTCAGATTGGATAGTATCTTTAATTGCGCCGTAGAAGGCTTCGATGCGGGTTGTTTGACGATCAATCTCGTCATTGAGGCGAGACTTGATTAACTCGACATAGAGTTTATAATTCTCTTGAAGTTGCTTATTGGTTTCTTCAAGAGTTTTCTTTTGATTTTCAAGAGCTTTCTTTTGATCTTCAAGGGCTTGTTTAGATTTTTCAAGAGCTTTTTGCTATTCTTGAAGGGCTTTCTTTTGAGCTTCAAGAGCATCGGTTAATTCATTAGATTTTTCAGCTGCTCCACCACCAGAACCGCCACTTCCGCCACCAGAGGAAGCTTTACCTAAACCATTAACTGCTTTTGCCGCGCCATAAACTTTCTAAGAATAAGCATCAAGTAAATTAATTGCATCAGTAATACTATTAAGATTATTTTGCGCAGAATCTAATTTATTATGCGCTTGATTTGCAGCAGATTGAGCATTTGATAAATTTTCTTGCGCTGATGCTAATGATTCTTGTGCAGCTTGAGCATCAGATAAAGCTTGTTTTAAAACAGTGGCTCCACCTCTAACGGCTATTCCTCCAGAACCAGCTTTACCGATTCCTAAAGCTGCTGCACCTGCAGGATAAGTTTGCGCAATTTTTTCAGCTTCTTCTTCGGTAATCTAAACAATATCATTAGCATTTTCGCTAGTCGCTCTAACTTCTTCGCTACCTGCTTCAGCTCCAGCTATTCTGGATTTTATTTCTGCAATTTTTGCATTAGTTACTGCTTTTGATTGTTCTAATTCGTTCTATGCTATCTGGACAGACGCATCAGCCGCATCTGCTTCTGCCTATAAAGCTTTTACAGTAGCCTTTGCTTCTTTTTGTTTAGCAAGTAATTTTGCCTAAGCAGCCGCAATTTCAGTTGCACTTAAACCTTGCTATGCCATCGTTGCGGCATCCATTCCCGTAACTTCTTCAAGCAAAGAATTATTTAAAGCTGCGGAAGAAAGGATTGCGTTTGCATTTGCGTCGTCGGCTTGTAACATCTACTAAGCGTAATTAGATGCCTCATCCGCAGCAATCATCCATTTGCCAGAAGCTTCGTCTAGGTAAAAATTTAAATCCTGTAAACTAATACCGGCATTTTCAGCTGCCGCAGCCATTTCAGCAAAAGTATTATATCCATCTCCGCTTGCGGTAGATAAAAATTCGGTAGCACTAATTGTCTAATTATATGCTTCGTTTAAAGCAAGAACTGCTATTTTATTATCGCCTAGTGCTTGTCGAACGTCTTCTAAATAAGGGGTTAAAGAAGAGTATTTTGATTCGAGTGTGTCTAAAGTTTCTATAAAATCAGATATTCCATTACCGCTAGTCCAATCAATATTCGCCAAGCCATCCTATAAAGTCTCAACTACGCCTTGCAGCATATCTGAATTTAAACCACTAGTAGAATCATTTAAAATGCTCTAAAAGCTATCTGCTAAAGAAGAAGCGAAGTCTGCACCACCAGTATCTAGTGCGGTTTTTAAAGTTTGGATCGCACTATAACCTAATTTTTCAGCTTGTTCTTGTGAAATAACACCTTGATCAGTTAATGCTAGGACAGCATCGTCAAAACCTTTTTTAATGTTTTGTTGGACGCTTGACATTAAAGCTGTAGAGGGGTCGTTAGTAGAAATAATATCTCCAAAATCCTAATTAAATTGATTTGTCAGAATATCTACGGTTTCACGAGAGAGTTCAGACATATCTCCGCGCAAGAAAGCCAAAAAATCTTCTTGAGAGACTCCTAATCCGGCAATTATTTCGTCATAATATTTTTCAATTTCTGCGACTTCCTACTAGGCTTTTTCTGTAATCTGTCCATCTTCCAAGAAATCGCTATTGGCAAATTGAGAAACAAGAGATAGAGTTTGACTGTATTGTTGATTATTTAATTTTGAACTTGCAGATTCTGCTGAAAATCCTGTTTGTAGCATTGTATTTGCTACATCGTTTGCGGAATAAAAATTAGTAGTAAGCTCTTTTATCTTTGCGTTATATTGCTCTTCTGTACCCTCAAATAATTTATTACCAGCATTGTCTTCAATAGTCCAAATAGTCTCAGCAGTAAATCCTAATCTTTTTGCTAATTCGGTATTAGTTTCTTTTCTAGTAGTTGAGCCAGAAAGATAAGAAGAGCCAACCTAAATATCCTATCTTGCATAATCATTTAAATTAACTTCTTTCCCAGAGGAATCTTTATAGACTGTTTTAAAACTACTTTCGCTTCCAGCAGTTCCTTTATTCTTCCATTCTTTTTCAAGCTGAGCTTTTTCATTTTTCCTATTCTAAGATTCTTCTTTTAAAGCCTAATATGCTTCTTGCTGAGCAAGCTCCTTTTTCTTTTTAATTGTATCTTCAAGAGTATCAATTAAGTTTTCATAACTTCCCTAACAAGCGATAACAACATCCTATTCATCACTAAAAGCTTCTGCAATTTCATTCTTAATATCAGTTAAATCTTCGCCATTCTCTTTTGCTTCTTTTAATTTATCAACATAATCATCAAGGGACTGCGCGTCTTGTTCATATGTTTTCTGTGCTTCTTCATGCGCTGCAATGGATTCCTTTAATTTATCAATTTCGTTTTGAGTTTCTTTTGCTGATTCTTTTAAAGAATTTTTATATAACGACCAAGCGCCTATAGCTATGCCTAAAGCAGCAGTAATTGCCGTAATAGTTGCGCCAACTGGATTTGCAATAAATAACCAAAGTGCTTCAATTACTTTATAAATTTGTAGTTTTAATGCTTCCCAGCTAAAAGTCTATATACCATTAGCTGTTGCAACTCCATAACTTCCCGCAATTGTTGCAGCATCTGCTGGAGGAATACCCTATGCCAATAACAAATTTTCCGCTTGTGCTTTATTTAATTTTTTCTACTGCGCTTCTAATAAAGCATCCAAAGCAAGTTTCTTTTTATTAGCTGACAAAGAGGATGTCGCGACAACGCTTAGTAATTTTTCTGTAGCATATCTTTTTTGTATAGCTATAGTTCCTAAAACTATTTTTGTAGTTAATAAAGCAATTCCAGCACTGGCAGTTATAGCTCCAGGTCCAATATCAGCTAAAAATCCAACAAAATTACTAAAAACATCAACTACGTCAACAATGACATTTCTTCCATCAGAAAAAGAAGTTTTTAATTTAGTCCAATTGTTGTCTAAACGGGTTAAAGCAGAAGAAATATTATTACTAACAGCAGAGAATTGCTGTTCCGCCGCGCCTGCAGAGTCCATTGCATAAGCAAGATTAGCAACGTTAGAAGAATAATTGCCAACTAATGCAATGAAGTTAGATGACTATTGAGTACCAGCTGCCATAGTAGCAATATACTTCTAAGTATTGGTATCAAGAGTATCCCATTTGGCAGATAATTCCATAATAACATCACCGATATTACGGAAATTACCTTCTGTATCACGAAGTGCGACATCTGCTTTCTTTAATGCTTTTTCGACATCGTTTGCATTAACCCCATCTTCCAATAAAGAATCAGGATCAGTCTTTAATTTTTGGAATCGAGCAATAATGCTCTTCATGGAGTTACCGATTGTTTCAGCACTCAAACGAGTAGTTTCTTCCATTGTGGCAATGAAAGCAGTCGTTTGTTCAAAACTCATGCCAGCGTTCTTTGCGATAGAAGCAGTACGAGCCATAGCTGTTGCAAGTTCTTCAACGTCGGTTGCAGTTTTACCAGCCATGTTAGCAAAAATATCAACAACATTAGCTGCATCATCGCCTTCCATACCAAAAGCATTCATGGTAGAAGTCAATTGATCAACAGCTGTAGCCAAATCTTGCTAAGAAATTGCGGCCATTTTACCAGCAGCATTAAGACGAATTTCGGTTTCTTCTGTACTTAAACCTTGCTGGTAGAAAAGTAACATACCATTAGTTAAATCATCAATAGATAATGCAAGGTTATTAGCATTGTCTATCATCTATGGCATATCGCCCCATAACTAATCAGTAGCAATACCACTAACGGCAGAGATTGCGCTTAGGTTATCATCTAGTTCTTGATAAGTCTAAACAATATCAGAAATAGCTCTTTTTGCCGTGGCGACAATGAAGCCTAAAGAAGTCCATTTAGTAATCTATCTATCAAGAGCAGTAGTTAGTTCATCTGAACCTGATGCAGCTTTCTAAAAATCATCTACGAAAGTGGAAGAAGCTTGTTGCCAAATTTGTTGAGCTTTCTTTTCCTCTTCCGCTGCTTTACGAATAGCCTCAGCCTATTTATTTTGGGCTTCGGCTTGCTTTTGAAGTTGTGCAGCATTTGATTTATTCGCTGCTTCTTGATTTTTCGCAGCAGTATATTCATCTTGCCTAGCTGCGGTAGTAGTTTTAATCGCTGTTTTAACTTGAGACTAAACTTCTTTTTCAGTTTTTAATAAAGTAGTATAAGATTTATCTGCTGCCTACAGCTTTTTAATTTCAGCCTAAGATTCTCTTTTAGCTTGATTAGTATTTTTATGATCCTCTTTTAATTGCTTCATAGTTCTAGTTTCAGAACTATAAGTTGCAACTAATTGCTTTTCGTCTTCGGTTAATTCTCGATTCTATGTTTTTGCTTCTGCTAAAGCCTTATGATAAGCCTAAAATCCATTTATATATTCTTTTTCAGCTTTGCTTTTTTCTTTCAAAGCCTAAAGATTTTCTTGCTCTGTTTTTAACTTATCTTGAACTTCGTTTTTTTCTTTCTAAAGAGAAACTTTATAGTCATTTACTGCCGCGGACAATTGAGCATACTAAGTCTTAATGTCCGATAATAAATTAGCATAATCTTTAGAACTTCTTGAATTAAAGTCGAAATTATTAAGCTCTTGTAGCTTAGCTTTAATCTAATCCGCCTATTTGGAAAAATTATCTGCTAATCCTTTACTATTATTAAAATTAGCATCTATCTTTATATTAGACAGCTATTTTTGAAAAGCATCAACCGCAGATTTTACATTGGTAAACTGGGTATTTATGTTTAGCTATAAATTAATATTGCCTTTTGTAGCCATCACTTTCACCTCAAATAAAAAAGACTGGTAAATACTTACCAGTCTTTAATATCATATATCCGCATCTATATCATCGTCAAGATAAGTTACCTAAATGGACTTTCTCTTGTAACGAGAGCCATCAGGAATAACCGCGAATTGTAAAACCGATATTAATGGGCTGGTATTCCTTCCAAAATTCAAATTAAAATTACTTTGAATCAATAATTTAGGAATTTCAATAATCCCCGTTTTACGATTGCTCGTATTTTCATCGGTATAATAAAACTTACCGACAAACTTGAGATACCCATTAAAGTCCTTGGCACCTACATTCACTGTCTAATAATCAATATCTACATCATACCAATAGGTAACAAGTACGTCTATATCTGTATCTTCTAAAATTAGAGTATCATCCTACATTATATAGTCCACAATTTCTCTCGTCTTTTTGCCTTTTGAAAGCGCCCATACCTTGAGTGGATAAGATGTATTAGGCGAATGATCGAAAGTAAAAATCCCATCAGAATCAATATATACTTCTTGAGAATAAGGGAGAGATTTAGTGCCTTCCTCTACCGAATTGATATTCGAACGTGCAATCATTGCAAAACCATTTGGAGAAACACGCCCCATATTGATTGCACCATACATATTGCGCGCAGTTTCCCAGTTAATTAAAACTGGATTCTAATAGCCACCTCGCGCGGAAATAGACTAAATATCTTCTCCAAAAGCTATCTGCTGAATGTCATCAAATTCAAGGATAATTTCATTCTCTTCGTATGCTTGACCATTGACAGTAGTTTTTGTCCCCGCCAACAAATAACCCTTATACAAATCTTTTATTCCATAATTATTATCCATAATTATTACTCCTTACTCCTAAAAGAAAAAGCCTATCCCGGCTCGGAATAGGCTTGAATGATTAAATATTAATCAAACTTCATCAGTAGCAAGCTCGCCAGCTGCGCTAACATCAACATCAGGATAAGCAGTCAAACGCATCATAACACCGTCAGAAGGACGAAGAACTTTCATAGTCATAGAGAAAGTAGAAGGATCGCCTTCAGCTTGCATGGTAATTGTCTGAGCGGGGTCCATCTTAGCCATTGGAACTTCAAACTCAAAGAACTTATCGGTACCAGTTGAGTAATCACGAGCATAAGTAGTACCAACAATACGATAAGTGCCAGGGAAGTTAGAAGCACTAATCTCGATGGTCTTTACGTTATCTCCAGCCTTTACCTTCCATTGAGCAATATACCATTCGCCTTCTTTAAAAGCGCCAGTGGTAATTTTCTCACCTTGAGGACCATAATAGGTAACGTTAGCTTTTTCATCAATGCTAGTAGGCAAAGCTACACGAGTTGCAAGATCGGTGCCATTAGTACCAGTACCCAAGCAACGAGCGGTACGAAGCATAAACTTCTCGCCGTCCTTTAAACCAGTAACTTCACCTTTCTTATCAACACCAGGCAAAGAAGCGGCACCATGCATAAGAGCCATAGACTCCATAGAGAACAAAGCATCTTCAAGAGTAATGGTGATTTCCTTACCATAGTCCCAGGTAATCAATTTAGCGTTACCTTTACCACCAGTAGCATCAGTACTAGAAGCAGTCTCTTCAATAGTAGATACTTTCAAAGTATCAAGATAAAGGACTGGGGTGTACTTGTTGTTTCCATCAATACGGTAAAATGTTACGTCAGCAACTTCCTTAATACCGTACATATCAAGAATACTAGCCATTTAATTTCCTCCTTTAAGGATTAGTCATCCAATTCTTTAACTTTATTTTTTTAGCATCAGCACCTGCTAAGATTGCGGCATAATCTTTATCATACCTATCTTTACCAGTTACTTTTTCAAACTAATCGTAAAGCTAATAAATTGTTAAATCCCAGACATTAAGCATTGTATAACCAATGCCATAAGCACAAAGGGATGAAATAATGTCTGGCAAAGTAATTCCGTCCCCTTTTTGAGAATTTTTTTCTCGCTCTCTTTTCTTCGCTTCGCGTAATTTCAATCTTGCTTTAATAAATTTCTGCTTGAGTTTTTCATTGGGCGAAATAATTTCTCGCTCTTCCTCAACATCATACATTTTATTAATCATTAAAATTACTTCTTGAAACTCATTGAAATTTGATTCATCAAGAACAAAATTCTTATCGGGCTATTCGTCAATTATAACAATAGTGTCTCCCGATATTTCTATCGGCTTCCTTAAATAAGTAAAAAAAGCAATTTGTAACTCCAAAAAAGCAATTGGATTCCCGTTACAAGTGTCAATAGTAAAATGAAGTGGAGAGGGAACATCTCCACCTATTCTCTATTCTTCTAAGAATTTGGCTATATCTAAAATCGAAAGTGTTATACGCGCGGTGTAACGATTGTAATTATCGAATCCTATCTATTGGATTTCATCAAGAGTTGGTTTATAAATGGCTAATCCATGAAAATCGAGAGGAGCTTTAGAGAGCAAATCTGATTTAGAATAGTTAGCCATTAGCTGTCACCATAAACACCATTTGGTTATCTGTAACATCTTCATAAACTACGCTTTGCTACTCTCCGATAAACTATAAAGTTCCAATACCAGTAACTCTTGAACTTTGAAGTTCCTCATAGATTTGACTCATTATTTTATATGGACGCGGGCAAATATCATCTATTAACCATTTATCTATTGGACAAATAACGTCAATAGCAATTGCTGCATCATTAAAATCAGCATTATCGCCTGGCTCAAAATTTGGAATTGACACTACAACAAAAGCCTCGGTACATTCATTAGGATTAACTTTAGGTTTAATTCTAATATTTTTTTCGAGTAAAGAATTAGTAATGTCATAGTCCTTATTCTTGTCGAGAGGCGTCTCGCTCATATCAGTCAATAAACGGCACAAATTTTCATTTTTACTTAACTTTTGCGCAATCTTATTGAGGGCACGCCCAAGGTCTTCAAATAAATATGTAGACATAATTATTTCCTCCAGGCGGTTTTAATCTTCAAATCAAGAGTACCGATTTCTTTGTCTCCTGATTTGAATTTGATTTGAGTGTCTCCAAGGTTACTCCGCGCGACTACTTTGATTTTACCATCTTTAGTTTTCATAACTGCAACTTTATCTTTATCAAATTCAAAAGTTACATTGGTGTAATCACTATTGATAGTATAATAATTAGTTCCAAAAACATCAATAACGCTATTGCCAATAATATAGAAGTATTCTTTGATCTAATCAATTACAAAATCAAATTTCTAAGAGTAACCAGTAATATTGTCTGTCACAGTAATACTGCCATCATTACCTAGTAATTCGAATTTGTTTGTATCTTCATTATAATTAGCAAAATCATCACTAATCTCATAAGAGAAGCTAGATTTTACGATCTAACCATCTTTGATAAGATAGAAAGCTAAATCCTCGAACTCATCATTAATAGAGATTTCTTCTCCATCTAGTCCAGCACCGTAATTAGTAATGATAGAAATTGAATCCAAACGAGCAGTTCCCGCAACTTGTTCTTTAACAGAATCTTGACTTTCATCAATACCAACTTGATTTAAGGTAGCATAGGAAACACCAGGAATACTAATTCTATCATCATCTACATATCGCCAAGTTTCTTTGCCAATAATAAAACGGCAATTAGTATCAATATCATCTGTTGTTGCCCAAATTGTATTGAGCGCGCGATTTGGTTTTTGGACTAAATTCTTATTAGAAAATTTAAAATATTCTTTTATATCAAATGTGCCAGTGCCGTTGATATAGCAAGGAATTGAATGTTCCTTGCCATCTGTGCCTATATATTTTAATATGTAGTCTAATTCAAGCATCTTATACTTGAAATACCCATAATAAGGATGAACCTCTTGATTCATCACGATCCAATAACGAGTCTTATCGAATCCTCTATCATGAGTTGTAATAACAGCACCTTCTGGCAAAGGAATATCTTTGGCTGCTCTCAAATAGAAAATAATTTTAGTCTCCGTCTGTGCAGCGCTTCGCGCTCCAGAGGAAAGGACTCCTATATAAGTTTTACCTTTATAGGTAAATTCGCACCTATCTGGACTCTTTTTCTTTAGTGCTTCAAAATCTCTTGCAGACTTATTCTCAATTACTTCCTAATCAGTTTGACCAAAAGCTAAAACCCTTGCCTTATACTGATCAAGATAAGGCATTATATAAAAATCTTATCCACTAGCTTCATACAGAGCATTACGTTTTCACGAAAATACTTATATCTCAAAAATCTTAATGAACAAGTTTTAGAATAAAGACTGTTTAAAAGTTCTCCATCAAATTCATCAAAAGTACCGAGAATCTCGGTTTCGAGTTGATTGAGTAACTTCTCATAATCCCAGCCTTTTTCGTAGTCACGGAGCATTCCGTAATACTTGCCTTTTAAATACTCTCTATACTCAGCAGTCCTTTTACTCTATCTATTCATTTTATTTCCCCGCAAGTCGTGAATAATCAAAAATTTTATGATTAGGAGTGCGGCTGTAATCGCTAATCATTTTTTTGATTTCTTTATCTAAAAGCTCAGTCATTCCACTAACTTGTGCTTTTAGGTGATTGGCTTGAGAGTGAAATTCAAAATCATTTTCTGCGTACTTTTGTTCAATGACATCTGTATCATAGATGAAGCGCTAATACCATTCACGCTTCATTAAGTTAGCAAGAATTTGAATTTCATCTTGTCCCAAGTCGGCATCAAAAGTCTCTGTGTCATCGTCTTTAGATAGACTAACATGAGGAAGTCTAAACTTGGGAATAGCCGCATTTAATAAATCAATCATATCCTGTTCATTTACATCATCATCCATAACCGCACGATCACGGTCGGTAATTTTGGCTGTAAATGCTTGAAAAACATCCTCGTAGTCTGTCATAGATTATCTCTCCAAAGATCTTGCCTTTTCAATATCAATGCCACTTGCATTGGAAACTAACTTGGTCTTGTTATAAGAAATATCTTTGCAATCTATTGCAATTTGAGCAATCATTTCTTTACGCTCTTTTGAAGAAGCATTGAGCAATTCTTTTACTTCAAGGTCAGTACCCTTTTCGAGCAATTTACGAATTGCAATGTAATCTTCGGTGTGCTCTTGAACAAGATTACCGTCTTTGTCCTGCTTAACTTCTTCTTGGTCAATTAAACCAGTTTCAAGCCCAGCTTCAACATCTTCAACCTGTAACTTCTTTGCACGGACGAGATGAATAAAACCATCGTCATTAGCAAGAATATCAAAATCCTCTGCCTTAACAGGGAAATGAGCCATAGGACGAAGCTGAGCGCGCAATCTAATAGAAGGCTCAACAACAATAATAGTATGATTGCTGATATTCTTAATATAAACTTTCTTGTTATCCATAATAAAATTACTCCTTACTCAATAAAATAATGAGGGGTGAGAATCTTATCTCACCCCTCTATTAGTTATCAAACCACAGAATCGGTGTCCAATTCAGAGTCGTGATACAAGCCCCAGTTATTATAATGGAGAATAGCAATGCCAACTTTCTGGTACATTGAGAACTCCATAGAACGATCTTTCTGCTCGTAAGTATTAGCAACAGGACCACCCTCAAAGACGATACGAGCTAACTTATTGCCATCACCAGGAATAATGTAGCAATAAGCAGGATTCATAACGACACGTTGGTTAGTCTCATCCTCAAAGCTCTGAGGAAGAACAACAATTGGGCATCCCTTATACATCTTCAATACGCCATAAGTGCGCATATCAGCGACATCTTGCTCGCTAATACGAAGTCCCTTTGCACCAGTAGCAGTATCACTTACTGCAAGATAGTTGCAAGGAATCTTGTCAGCAAACTCATGAGTGCAAACGATGATAGGATTGCCATAGTAACGAACGGTATTGATCAATTGATCAAAGCTAACCTGATCGAACTTAGAAACCTCGACAAAGGTCTTATTACCGTTAGTCATGTCACGATTAGGAACCAGCTCGCCCTTAGCATCATACTTAGCAAAAGTAGAGCCATCAGTAGACTGAACGCCAACGGACTTAGCAGAATTGTTGATGGCCTTAGCAAGCATGACGTAGATTTCCTCGTCCATACCTTCCATCAAAATATCAACTTGCTCAGCAAGATCCTCTTGACCAGCCAAGAAGCGCTCAAAGTCAATAGCAGTAGCTCCGCCAATAGCCTCAGTCTCAATAGTGAACTCAGTGCTATCCAAACGGAAAGTCTCAAATACGCCGCCCAAGCCAACGCGAGTTACGAAAGACTTACCACGTGCGCGACCCAACTTCTTCTTAAAAGTAATCTTCTGACCATGTCCAACAGTCTGAACCTCAGCAAGAACGCCGTAATTCTGAAGAACCTTTTGAGGAAGAACCTCTGCGTAAATTTCCTCAATCAACTCATAAAAATCGAGCTTATTGCGGCGGAACAAAGAATAATCGCCAACCAACTCTTTAACTTGGTCGCGGAAAGCATCATTAACATTCTCACAAGAGAAGTTAGAAGTGCCATCAGTATAACCTTGACGTAAAGCAGCCTTAATACCAAGGGTCAAAGCATTTTTCTTATTAAAAGCCATTGTTTAATACCTCCCCTTGAAATCACATTGCTACGGCGTTTTTCATAACTTTAACGCCATAGTTAAACATATCAGGCATAACCTTATACTCAACAGCGGTAAAAGGAGCGCCTTCAGTTTTCTTAGTCAACTGAAGAATACCCTCAGAACCGACAACAGTAGAAGGAATGCAAGCAAGAGGAGTTGTAGCCAAATTCTTAAATGCTTTCTTTACTGCTTCGTCATTTGCAAACTCTCCAGTATCATAGCAAATAGTGTTAGTGGTGAAAGTATTGCCCTGCTCAACCAAAAGAACAGCAGCCATCTTGCCACCCTTAACCTTGTATTGATTCAATCCCTGATGGAACTGGTCATAAATCTTCTCAGAGTTGTTAAGAACGCCCTTAACTGCGAGAGGGTCGGTAGCAAGAACAACCTTGCCCAAATCCTTACGGACGCCGACAATACGGCCAACCTCTGCACCATCGGGGAACTTAGTAGCATCCAACTCGCAAGCAGATTCCATATTCTCGGCATTAACACGGTTACGCTCGATAACGCCGTATCCAATATGGGCTAGTCTTTGAATAGCCATAGCTTTTACCTCCGGTAAAATTAATGTTTCATACTCTTTTTAATGAGTGCAGTGATTTCATCTTCATCAGCTTCATAAGTTGAAGTAGGAGCGAAATCATCGTGCTTAGCAAATAAAGAAGGCTTAGCCGCAAAAAGAAGGTCTTTCTCTAAATCATCAACAGTAGAGTAAGAATCCAAGCGAGACTCAAAATCTTGCTTTACAGCATCACTAATGTAACTAGTGTACTCTTGGAGTTTCGCGTCTTTCTGCGCGGCTAACTCTTTGTTCTTCTCTGCAACTAAAACATCGTAATCTGCTTTGAGAGCAGTATACAAATCTTTAAATTTATTTGCTTCTGCTTCATAAGTAGCTAATTGCTGATTTAGCTCTAAAATTTTGTTATTGAGATTTTCAAAATTTGAAGGAGTTAATTCAGAATCGGCAGGTTTGTCCTCTTCTTTTTTCTCTTCCTCTTGAGCTTCAGCATCTGCTTTCTTATCTTCGCAAGCAGAATCAGTGGGCTTGTCCTCTTCTTTCTTATCCTCATCAGGATTGGATTCAGAGTCAGCAGGCTTTTCTTCCTCTTTCTTATCTTCTGGCTCTTCGTCAGAAGTAGAGTCAGCTGGCTTTTCTTCATCCTTTTTGTCATCGGTAGGCTCTTCATCTTTCTTATCGTCAGTAGCAGAGTCTCCATCAGGAGTTTCGTCAGCTGTCTCGGCCGCAGATTCATTAGAAGGAGTAGAATCTGTTGTGTCTTCGGTTTGCTCAGTAGATGGATCAGATGATTCTGCAGGAGTTGCAGAAGCAGCTGCATCAATCTCTGATTCTACTTGATCAGAACCAGCGACAGGCTTAGTAATTTCTAATGCCATATCATTTCCTCCATTTGAAGTTTTGGCGGCCATAAAATCATTAAATTGACTAACAAGTTCATAGAATGCGGAGCCTTCAAAGCAAGGAGTTTTATCATTTCCAAGCACGCTTAAACCAATGAATTGCGCATCAGTATAAACAAAACCCTCTTGACCGTATTCATTTATAACTTGCCAATCGCCACGAATTGTCTTTGTATCTAACTCCATTGATTGCTATTTACCAGGAATCAATTTTGCGGCATCATAACGCCCCGTAAACAAATACACATCCGTGCAAGCATAAGTTCTCATTACACCATCTGAATCTAAATGGTCTTCCCAAGCAAAGTGTGGGTCTTGCGGCACCACACCATATATTTTAGCAACATTTCGGTCTTGATTGTGGCCGCCAAAATCTTTGACCAAATCATTGAATATGCCAACTACGGGAGTGTAAGGTAGAGAACTCAATAACTTTTCAGCAAATTCGTCAGTAATATATCCCTAGTTACGATTAAATCCTTTATAGAAAATTCTTAATCGTGCTTTAGATATTTCGGGAGAAACTTGTGTAAGTCCCTCGGCAATCTCACCAACGAATGTAGTAGGGATTTTCTTTTCCATAAGGACTTCCTCGCCTATTACTATTGAGCATTTATGTTTGCTATTGTCTTATCGCTTTTTTCTTCCATTGGTTTTTCAGGGCGTCCTGGTGTACCAGCAGGCTTCTTCTGAGTAGAAGTCTTATTGCCATCACCATTTCCTTCGTCTGTCTAAGTGAAAGAAGAACTCAATGGGCGCATAACCTCAGAAAGATTCAAAACTTCTTGTTCAATATAAGCATTGTCAAGGAGTGTTGATTGCTTTTTACCACTAGCAACATATGGAAGGATCCAAGAGAAGCCATACTAAGAATTCTTAATATACATATCAGCCATTTTTGATTGATTGTACCAAGTAATTGGTAGAATGGTTACTACTGGAATAATCTTACCATAGTTGAATTGACTATAACATAACATTGAGAGCCAAGTTGAATATTTGTCTATCAATTGACTCATAAAGGAAGTAGCATTATTTACGGAATACTCTAAAGTTGTGCCACCAGTAGCATAGAAAATTTCAGAGCTAAGTCCAGCATTTTCATACTTTGGAAGTAACATTTTTTGAAGATTAGTTTCACCAGAACGATTAGTGTTAGATTGAGTATCTTTTAAATCGACATTATCTGCAATGGTCGTTAAAACATCAATATTATCATGACTATTCATCATTTGAGAAACGGCTTCATGCATACCAGCCATTTCTTCCATTAAAACATCCAAATCGCCATCTTCATCAAGCTTAAATTGCTAGACAAGTAATTTTTCCAATTCTGATGAATCACGTTTTTTCTCAATGTTCTTGTAATCACCAAAATTCATAATATCAATAATACTACTGTAAATTGGCGGAGTACACTTGTTATCCATAAAGAAAGCGCAAGAAGATTCTGTTGCCAAACGCACCCAAGGAGAGATTACCTTGCCCGCATGATAAGCATTCCAATAAGAACGTACACCAGTTGGGAAATTCTTTAAAGTCTTTTCTAAATCAGCTTTGTCTTGATAGCGCGCAAAATATTGAACATTAAATTCCACACAAGCTGTTCCATAAGCACTTGTATCTCTTGAGCGACAGTAATTAGGATTCAACTAAGTAATTGTAATTTTATTATCATCAAATTCATTTACATATCCAAAAAATGCACCATCAACTAATACTTTCTAAGTGATATAACCAAATATATCGCGGATATTAATTGAATCAAGAAAATCAAGCGTCTCATTATAAATCTTGAGCAAAGTGTTTTTCTTTTTTATCTACGCCGCGCGCTTAAAATCAACGACGTAATAATACTTATACAATTGCGCGAAATGGTCAATCTAACGTCTATAAGAAGTACTAGTATTATAAAAATAACGACTAATTCTTCTCATTTCAACAAGACTCAAGTTATCAAGAGCATTAGTTACATCTTCTATTGTATATTTGTAACCATGCGCTTGGATTCTTGGAAGTCCGCCAATATCTCCCCATCTGGGATAAGGACGTTCTTGAGTTTTAGAGACTTGTTTTACAATTTTATTAAAATGAGCGAGGTCGTAATTCTTAGCTTTAAATTTTTCGGCTATATCAAATTTAGTGCTAATATCCTACATTTATATAGACCTCCTTTTATTTCTTCGTAAAAAGCATAAATTTACTTAAACTTCTGTTCTTATAGCGTTTCTTACGGAAGTATTCGTCTTCGTCAGCTTTAATACGCCAAAGCGCATATTCAAAAGCAGAAAAACGGTCCTTGTTGATTTTAGAGCTAATTTGCTCAACTACAGTATTAGTTCCAGTATTCTTAACTTTTAGATTACAAATTTCTTCAAACAAACGAGTTGTTTCAATATGTGGCGCAAGACGGACCAAACGTTCAGCTGGTTTCATTCTTTGCCCTTTCTTTGTACCTAAAAGTTTAACTTTAGCTTCCTATTCTGAAATTAAAAATCTAACTGAACCATTTGCAATTTGAGTATAACAGTTTGAGTGAATTAAACTGTTTTCAGTTGCGTTGGCTTTTAATAGATAGATCACTTTAGGTCCAGAATATTTTTTATAATCTTCATCATTGATACAGCTTAGTGCTGGGTACATGACGCCATCCTCGCCAAGCTAATCAATAACCATAAAATCCATCAAACCAACTCCAAGTCCTGTTCCATCAATGCACATTTCTTTTGGATGATAACGTTGATACAATTTTTTAAGTTCTATTGCTTGAAGCTAGAAGTGCATATCGTGGAACGTTAAAGAATTCACAAGTTTCTTGAGGAAACGAGTTTCTTGAGGAAGCACTTTAAATATCTAAACAGAAGTATTCACGCCTTTACGAGCTACGTCTACAGATATATAGTAGTAACTCTTATCTCCAGCTTGAAGTTTAGAGGTTTTTTCTGGATTAACTATGGTGCGGTATTTATCCATTTTATCATAATTAATCCAAGAATCTGAGGAGCCTCCAGTCCAAATAGATAAATATTCACGAGCAAAAGAATCTGCTTGATATGTTCCACTTAGTTTTAATTCTTGAATAAATTTTCTATTTAAAAGTCCATGCATCATAGGGACACGATAATCACATCCCCAAACAAAAGCTGATTCAGGCGCAATAATAGACTGAATAAATGTTTCAATTAACTTTTCATAAGCATACGTACCTTTAGTACCAGCAGATGTAATCATCACTTGTTGCTGGTTGGGTTCAGTAGGATCTACATCTCCCTAAGCGTCACGTCTATCGACATTCATTAGAGGAAGAACAATTTCAGTTAATGTGGTACCATCATGATCGCGTATCTCGTCGATGATTCCACCGTTTCTTCTTCCGCCACGAGTAGAATCAAGCGCACCAACAACATCAAATACACTACCATTTTTAAAAACAATAGTCACATAATCTTTACTAGCATTATATTTAACGTATTCATTTTTAAGCATTGGGAACTTCTAAAATAATTCATCAAATTTTTCTTTAGCAATTTTTGCACCTTGTTCCTTGCCCGGCGCGCAAATAAAATATTTACTATTTGGTAAAAACATACAACGTAAATATCCTGCTAAAATTGAAATAAATGATTTTGAAAAAGCACGCGAAGCAACACAATAATGATAACGATACCTCATGCACGCGCGCAGAAAAATTCTCTAGTAGAAATACAACTAAAAATTAGAATATGATGGAGTAATCATATCAATATAAATATCCGGGTAGTTTAAAAACCATTCCATCATATCTATAATATTTTCTCGATGGGACTCCACATATTCTTCAGTTAATTTCACATTCTTGGGAATTTCTACTGAAGGTTTAAATTTACCCATTTAAGCCTCCTCAATTAAAGTCTGGATCAAATGCTTCTTTTGGTTCGTCGTCAATAGTAACAGCATCCACATCGTATTGATCCATTTCACTTTCGATTATTTTATCTTCCATCGCATCCATACGGGCTTTTGCTTGAAGAGTGTCTTCAATCTAATCACCAATAGTAGATTCACTTTGATATAATCTTCTATTGTAAGATTGAATATTTTTCATTGTATTATCTACAACATCATGAGTTTCATCATTATGAAATTTTTTCTTCCATCCAGTTTTTTCAAGATAGAGCGCAAGCTCAGAAATCGAACTAAAGTTATTAAAATCTTTTGCGTTTTCTGATGAAAATTCGCCAATATCTTGCAGCTTAGAATAAGATGAAACCAATTTATCCAACCCCACACTACCATTGGCAATACATCTATCAATCTCTTTAGAAATTTTACACATCTTTTTAGCATTATCTTCTCTAGTCGGATCAGAAATACCAAAGCTATTTTTCATGCCGGTATATAAATTTTCTAATTGATATAATTCTTCATCAGAATAGGTACTACCCCAAGACTTTCGCAAACGATCAAGTTCTTCTTGATTAAATAAAGGATGAAGTAATTTATCTTGTCCATCTTCAATCGCTTTCTTCCATCTCTCTTGATAAGTTGCCCAATGGAGCCTTGCATATTCAGCTTGTCCAAATAGCTTTAGATACTAGGACACGGTATGTTCTGGACAAGAATCCCATACTTTTGTGAATTGCTCTGGAATAAATGGGACATCTGCCCATTCACAAATATAATCCATTGTGGCCCATTCGCCATTTACATCAACTAATTGTTCATCTAAACAATTGCCGCAAATAGTTAAATGTCCGTCGGGGAAAAATGGGGATTTAGTTTCTGGATAGGAACTCGCGCCAAGCATATTCCCGCAGCAAGGGCAAGCTCGCATTTTGAATTTAATTTTTTTCAAAATAAAATCCCTCCTTATTGACTAAGTCTCAGTCGCAAAGAGAACTCTAATCTTTCAAAAGTTGAAGTAAAGATTCATTCATTGCTTCGGGCGCAATCAAATCTTTAAAATCTCCATCTACAAAAGCCCGATTAAAAGCTGTCATAAAATCGGGGCGAACTTTTTTCTCTTGAATTTTCTTTTTAAAATTACATTTCATTTTAAATCCTTCCTATACAAAAAGTCGTCGCGCAATCAAAAGCAAAACTAAGCTCAAATTGGCAGAAATTTGATGTTCTGGTTGAAATGGACTAATTCCAACCATTCATATAGCTGTTTTGCTTTTGATTGCGCGACGATGTTCGATTTATTTTATTGGTTTATTTTCTTCTATCTTTTTAGCTAATTTCTTCTTTCTATCACACATTTTACAACGAGAAGTAAATCCATCTTCTGAATTTTTTCGTCTTACAAATTCGCGGGCATCTTTTAATTTCCATTCGCCGCAGCAAGAACATTTTTTCCAAACTCCCGGTTCGAAACGTCTTTCCCATTTCTCTTTATGCAAACTAACTTGCGCTGCAATCTTCTTACAAATTTCTTTAGTATAAATTGTACTAATATAGTTTTCGCTATAATTAAATCCGTATTTCTCATTAAGATATTTGCGAATTTGACTATTGGGACAATGGCGTTTTTTAAGCGCGATAATATCCAGACGATTCTGATCAAATGGAACCTAATCTATATACCAGTCCAATGTCTCAATTAGGTACTTAGCATTAATATACGGATTATCTAGCCCCCTCTCATAAAGAGACTCATAAGCTTCGATGAGAAAATAAATATGAGTAGGGTCTTCGAGATTAATTCCTTTGCGCGTGGGATCATAAAAATCTGAGAGTTGAGATTGATTATGATCTTCTTTTGGATTGGTAAATCGAGTTAGATTACCAATTTTTAAGCCGAGAGGACCAATATTTTCGCAGAGATTATCTACAAAAGGTTCTGGCGCAGGACGGTTATAACTCATTAATTGGAGCGGCGGGCGCACAATTTCCTAAAGCGAATATTGTTCTTTTTTAAGCGAAATAACTAAATGTTTCAAATTATAGATGCGGTCTTTAACGTCTTTTGTTTGCGGGAGTTTTTCTAAATCCTCTAACTACGATTCATATTGCGCGATGGTAGTAAGGAGAGGTTGGAGTTCAGGAAGCGAACGATCAAGCTCTGGTTTAGGATTTTTATAAACCGAACGATGAATGGGTTTGAGTTCAGCTTCATTGAAAGTAGGAGATTCGGTAAGTTCGTCGAGAGACTCTTCTTTCTTTTTACGATAAGATGAATATTTAGTTTGAATTTGGACTTCGCCACGGTCAACTGCATTTTGTCCATTAGAATCTTTACCAAAAAGAATATAATTGGCCATTGTTTCAAGTTGAGATTGAGTGGGTGGCTTAGTTAATTTGGATAATTCATCTTTGACTGCGGTGGCGCGGTCTGTATCTGAGTAAATATCAAAATCTAGCATTGGTTGTTAAGCAATCTAAGTTAGCGGAGCTATAAGATTGCTGTTTCTCCTTGAATAATAATGAGAAGATGATTGTTAAAAAATTAACAAGTAAAATAAATATCTTCTCATCTAACTTTTCTAATTAAATTATATCAGAGTTGGAGGGAGAAGTCAAATAGATGGGTAGGAGTGGAACTCAAGAATTTGAGTTTAAATTTGGTAAAAATTGGAATTTTAATTTGAGTAATTTCTGTACAGTGATAACTAGGCCCCGCCCGTTAAAAATTTGTCAATCTGTCCGCGTCCTGAATACACGCCCCCGGTCGCGGTCAAATGTGCGCGGTCGGCGTACACCCCCTACTGTCTGCGATCGGCGTACACTTGACCGCGCACGACGTACAAGTGACGCGCGGGTCAACCGTCTTAGCTATATAGCAAAATGCACAAAAACCATATAAAAAAGTTGTGCATTTTGACGAAAACAATTTTGCAAAAAAGCATTGACAACGGGGTCAAACAAGCGTATAATAAGGGCATAGAAACAAAGAGGGGCGCGACCCCGGAAAGAGGCATTCACTATGACCAACCTGACCATGCTCAAGACCATGACTGACCGTTACAACGCGCTGGCGTTCACTCACAACTACATTTTTGGCTTTACGGATCGCGGCACTGTCTATGCCGTTATCACTGATTCTAGCGTTCTGCCCTATGCACTGACCCTTGACCACGCCTCCAGCAAGAACGGCGGCGGTTACTCTGTTCGATTCAGCCCCAACAAGGCACAGAAGGAAATGCTCAAGACTGCTGGCGAGCTGATTGTGGTTTGTTCTGAAGACCAGTTCAACGAAATGGTTAAGACCAGCAAGTACAACAAGGGCGAAATCTTCGAGATGCTCATGACCGAGTACTTCGGACAGACCTGGACAAAAGATAATGTCCCGTTCACTGAAGCTGGCGACATTGAAGCCGATGGAATCGCCTATCAGGTAAAATTCCAGAAAGCAACATTCTGCACCGAGAGTTCCCTGCGGAACCTCTCCAAATGAGAGAGGGGCTGAAAAGCCCATCCTTCGGGGTGGGCCACCCCATTCCTTATATTGATTAACTAACTAGAAAGAGGTAATCACCATGAAAGTTTGTATTAGAAAAGCATCTGATTTGAACTATAAAGAAATCATTACCATGAACTCTATGGAGGAATTAAGCAACTTCATTAAGAAATTTGGAGAAATTATCGTAAGAAAAGGTGATGTTTATGGCAACTATAATTTGTCAATCATTATTTATGACGACTACATAGAATAAATTCAAACGAGCGGGCAACCGCTCTTTTCTTTTCCGCCGAGTTAGCCATGACTAACTCTTGCCCGGGTAGAGTTAGCCATGCCTAACCAGTTCACCCGGGCAAGAGTTAGTCATGGCTAACTCAATAGCATCATAGTTCGGTTAGTTATAACTAACCAATTATGCTAATTCGCAGTTAGTCATAACTAACTAGAATATTATGATTTTATTTAGAAATCCGTTTTATGGTACTATCAAACATTGACATACGGCTTGCATAGTGCTATAATATAGACACTGAAAGAGATAAAACCACCGAGAAAGAATGAGGTATCTACTATGAAGATGTACAACACCAACAGCCTGTTCGATAATAAGGCATTCGCAGAGCTTCTGAACAAAAACGGCGTCAAGGCTTTTGAGGTTGAAGGCGGTTTGATGTTCGATGAAATCGCACTGAAAAACCTGAGCAAAGCTGAAATGCCCCATTGGATTTATATGAATTTGAAATGGATGATTTAATTTTGATTCGTCCGAAATCATACTCAAATTAAAAAATCGAGTTTCCCGAAATGGGGTGCTCGATTTTATTTTGATTCGTCCGAAAATCAATAGCAAAATCTAATAATAAAATCCCAAAACTATATAAGGTATCCGCCGGGCGCAATCAAATAAAATTTGGATTCTAAAAAATTTGATTTTTACTTTTGGAATTAGTTTTCCCGAAATGATATATTATATTGTATATATGTATATATTTATATAGGTATATATAGATTATCCTAAAATTATATCAGTTTTATTTTAATCAATAAAAAAAGGATTAAAACAAAATCCTGAAACTAACTATCATTTAATATGAATTATATATATTTATATATACATATATATAATAAAAAATCCTAAAATTATATAATTTAATTTTAATTTTATCAATGACAAATCCTAAAATTAAATTTAATTTTCCTATTTTATATGGTTTTTAACTAAAAAAATTTTCCTATTATTTTGTGCGCGACCAGCTTATAATTTTATTGACTCCTAAAATGCCCGGGTAAAGTTAGTTTCAACTAACCAAAAAATTTGAAAAAGTCCCATAAATCGGATTGATTACTATTGACATATCCCGAAATGTGTGATATAATTTAGATACAGAAAGAGAGAAAGAGGTAATAAATATGAAGTGCATTTACATGGAAAAAGATGGCAATACTTTCTTGTATCGCTATGGTGGTTCGCAAGAAGAATGCGATAAACTCAACCAAGCCACGCATGACTACTATCCGAAAGATTCTAGTCCGAAAGTTTTGGCTGGTTATCATTATTTTATGGCTGACCAGCCTATGTTTGATGACCGTGATTTTTAAAAGGTGAATCAAATGGAAAAAGAAAAGTATTACCGTGCAATCGGCAACAAAATTTTGAGCGTTGAGCGCACAGAAACGGGAAAATATAAAGTCAATCATGTTTATACTGATCCTTTTGGTAGGACATTACCGAAACAAGGTGAAGTTAGTAAAGATTATGTTGATTGATTATTAAGCAATAAAAAGGGCTGAGAAATCAGTCCTCTATTTTTTTTAGTTAGTTTCAACTAACTTGAATTCCCGGGTAGCTTTGTAGTCCCATAATTAGGACTTTCTTAAAATAGACATTGACAAATAAAATTATGTATAGTATAATATAGATAAGATAAGAGATAAAAAAGAGGTAAACATTATGTGGACGGTATACTTTGAAACTGAAAAGAACCATTGGGAAGTTTATGAAAGTGGTTTGTCTTATGTTGAGGCATTCAACGCTTGCAATATGATTATGAGTAAAAATATCAATGCAAAAATGATGCAGAATTAAAAATAATGCTTGACAAACAGAATTAAATAGTATATAATAAGTATAGAAATTAAGAAAGAGGTAGTTACAATGACGAAAGAACTCAAAGCAAAACTAATGGGCTTAACGATTGATGAACTTGACCAGTGGGCAAGTCTTAATGCCCAAAAGGAAGAAGCAAGCAACATTGCGCGAGAATTAGAGGAGCAGCTCGCACATTATCGCCAGCTTGTTATTGATTTAACAAATCAAATGAATGATATTGTTCAGAAGTAATTCTGCGGCAGTTAGGTTTGCCTAACTGCTTTGCCCGGGCCGCAATCAATAGTACAATAAATAGGACTAATTAAAATTAGTTATTGACAAATAAGATTGTGCATGGTATAATATATACAGAAACAAAGAAAGAGGTAAACAAAAATGACGAACGAAATCAATAAAATGCTGATGGCTCTTGACGAGATGGGTTATGAGGTGGAGCGTGTCATGGACTGCTATGTCACTATCCGTCATGATGGTGAAGTCCTGTTCGCAAGCGATGACTTTATCGCACTCGAAGCCTTCTGTGATAGCATTCTTTACTAATCAAAAGGAACGTGTCAAAATAAAAAGATTTTTACATTATTATTCTACTAGCCGCTATTGTTCTTGTTTATGTTTTTGATTTTAATGCTACTATCAAGTCCTCGCGATATAAGTGCGGTTTTGTTAAATTTTTAACGAGCACTTGCCCGGGTAATATTTGTTAAAAATTTAACAAATTAAAATAAAAATAAAGCGCCCGCAAGGGCGCAGAGAATTACTCAATGCTAATAGTGGCAGAAGGATAAATTGTGTTGATCTCTTCATCAGACCGAAAGTACGCCACTGTTCCATCAGTCAGATTGACAGCATTCGGGAGCGTGTCTATGTCAATGGTACACCCACCTTCGTCCTCTTCGAAAGCAATTTCATCAAGAATATCATTGGGACTAATCTTAATGAAAATCCCTTCGTCAGATTCAAAGACTGTACCAACGGGGAAATGTTTGAAGCAAAGGCTAGCGTTACATTTAATGTTGTTCATATTTGTTCTCCTTTTCTCTTGGTGTGATTATATTATACTATATATTTATCTATTTGTCAATAGGAATTTTAAAAATTATTTAGATTTTATTAGAATTATTTTTACGATGGGCTTGACAATTCTATTATTACGTAGTATAATATAATTACATTAAGAAAGAGGTAAACATTATGGAAACTTTTATCGTTGGTTATATGATTGCGAATGAAATCGCGGGTATAGTTATGGCTGTCGGATTTGTGAAATATCTGCGCAAAAGCGGTTTCTTTATTCAGCGCAAGATTGCAAAGTGGCGTTCTAAAAAACCTTATAGTGATGTGGAATTTTGGACTGCTTTTAATTTACTTGAAAAGGCTTTGAAAAAAGCCAAAAGTGAAGGTAAAAAAGAACTATATATCGTTAGTAAGACTACTCTCGATGATGCTTGGAGAATCCTTCAGAGTAACCTTATTGGCGATATTCTCACTAAAGCCCCTTTTTATGTTGTCAAAAATCTTTATCGTCCCGCTTATCAAGAAATGATTGATTGGTATGGGATTGAAATCAAACATATTTATTAAAATCCAATGCCGTCAAAATTTATTTGACGGCTTATTATTTTGCAATTAATTAGTCATGTCTAACTGCCCGGGCGCAAATTAAATCCCATAAATCGGACTGCAAAATTCAAATTTCTTATTGACAATCCCATAATTCTGTGGTATTATATATACACAGCAAGAGAGAAAGGAAGAAAGTAAATGACACGATTGACCATCCTGCCGCGCAATAAAGAAACCATTGAAGTTTTCTATTTCAATGCAACTTTACTCGACCTCATTCTGATGCCCTTCTTCATCAAGAAATATTTTCGCGGCAGAAAATATTTCCTTGAAAAGGCTTGACAATCTACCACTTATGTGCTATAATAAGTACATAAGATAAAGAAAGGAAATGCCTATGACATGGACGTAGGGGTAGCGCCCGAAGATTAAACGCTTTAACATATTGTGTATAATTAAATTACGAAGCCGCAATAATCGGTTGCGGCAGGAGGCTCTATGAAATATTACACGGGATTTACTTAGCGACTTAACCTAAAATTTTATTAAAATTAGAAGTAATTAAAAGTAATTAGAGGTAATTAAAATGTATAGTTCTGGATTCGTCTAGTCACCTATTGAATCGCAATTGATGGGTGAATGCGCCACCAAACAAGCACCATACTTGTCCGTATCGAACGGCAGAAGCTACTGCAGGGCTTTTGCACTCGATGCGGTTTCTTTTTATCCTTTAGTTAGGTATGACTAACCTGCCCGGAAATTGTTAAATAATTCACTTAGTTTACTATTGACATTACAATTCATTTATGCTATAATAAAGATAAATAAAAGAAAGGAATTGATAATATGAGAACTTGGAAAATTTACTGCCCTGCTGACGGTTGGGGTTGCCCTTATTTTAAGAATGAGAATGGAGAATGCGGGCTTGAAAATCCACTTTCTGATTGCGACGATTTCGAGTTGTTCTGGGATGAAGATGACGATTTCATCTGTGAAGATGAAGAAAGAACAGCGTTTGAATAAAAATTTAAAAATTAGTCGTAGCTAACTGGCCCGGGCGCTGTCCAATAAAACGTACTTTAAGAAAATAATGCTTGACATTCCGAATTACCTATGTTATACTATATACAAGATAAGAGATAAGAGAGAGGTAAACAAAATGACTGTCAAGAGAATCAATAAGCGCACTGCTCGTAAGCTGTTCAACGAAGGTAAAGAATTTTGGATTGTTCCGCGTTTTCAAGACCCGTTGCGCTGGGGCGTCCTTGTAAATTACAAGAGTGACGCAAACTATTACGCAGGTTATTCTTCTTTTGATTCGCTGGTAAATGCTTTTGAGTATTACAACTGCGATAGTGAGCGTGGTACTTACAGTGCTTTTTATGTGGAGGTTATGTAAAATGGCTAAGAAAGTTATTATCGTTCCCTTTGGTCAGTTGCCTTGCGGTTCTAAGTTTACCAGTACAAGCGGCAGTGCTTTTATTAAACTAGCACATGATTGTGAGTATAATCACGAAGATAATCTTGCCGTAAAAGTTTGCAATGGTGAAATTATTGGATTTGGCGATAGAACGCCTGTATTTTATAGATATTGAGAGGGTTTATACCCTCTTTTTTTATTATCATGTAAGTTAGTTAGGATTAACTGCCCGGGCAGCACTTTGTTAAATAATTAACTTTCAAATTTCCTCTTGACATTTTTCACGCAATGATATATAATATAAATACACCAAGAGAGAAAGGAGCAAAAGAAAATGGTGGTATATAACGGCTATCAGCTGTCCAAGCGAAAGCCGCTGATTAAGTTAGCTCAAAAAAAACTTGACACAGTAGACTTTGAAAGATTGGCAAGGACTGGACATTTTTTAGACAGAGTAGAGGAGCGCAATATTAACCTAAATAAAATCTCATCTACAAAAATGAAATGCGCCACAATTTATGAAGTAAAGCTAGAGGGAAACGAAATCATTTCTGTTGGCATTCGAGTATCATATAATAAAAAGCAAGTTGCCTGTATGATAATTGGGTTTAAAACTGAAACACCGATGGTTGTTACCTCGTGGTTGATGGAAAGGAAGTAATCAAATGAATATTGACGTTATGACTTTGACTCAGGAAGATATTGACGCTATCATCAAGTCTCGTGAAGAGCGCGCAAGAAAAGCAAAGATCCACGATTTGATTGACACGCTCAAAGAGACTTTGGACGAACTTCATGACACAGGAGTTGATGTTCATCTTGACCCTTACGGTGGACACTATGAAAGTTACACAACCCCTTATGTCAATTCGTCTAATGTCCAATTTAAATACAAATAATTTTGAGCCGCGTGAAGCGGCTTTTATTTATCCACCGGGTTAGCTAAGACTAACTTTACCGGGCGATTAGCTACAACTAACCAATCAAAATAAAAAAGAGGGCATAAGCCCTCAAGCGGCGTAACGCGCTTCGCATTCTTTCGCCATTTTGTTAAGTTTTCTTACATCACGCTTAGCGTCAAAACCATCAATGTTAAAATGGTCATTAGGAATGAAGTTGTTAGGATACAACTTTTTATAGTAATAATGTAAATCACATTCCATCATTGCGGCGGCTTCATAGGTAGAGAAAGAAGAACTCCAAGCAATCTCGTAATGATGGTCGTGAGTAGCATTAAGCTGATTGCGGCGGCGCTTCAAATCATTAGTCAAGCCAACTTTAAAACCGCCCTCAAAGACCATAACATAAGCATACCCACAACCAAGTTTTAATTCGCGGCGAATTTTTGCAACATCATTATTGCCATCAGCGTGAAAAGAAGTTTCAGGTTTACGGATGGTCATAGTGTGCATCTTGCGCAGATGGGGAACAGAATCAAAAGTGTTCTGACTATAATAGTTTAAACGATAGCCTTGCTTTTTTTCAAGAAAATTATCAACCCAAATTTTTTCTTCAGGGTGGCTTTTTAAATAATTTACCATGCCGCGTAGAAAATAAATTTCGTGATGTTCATTATCAATTTTATAGTTCATGTAAGTCATTTCCATTTTTATTTACCTCATTTCATTTCTTATCTTGATTATATTATATCATATAAATCTATTTTGTCAAGAGGAAAATCAAAAGTTATTTATTTAACAATCTTTACCCGGGCGCCAAGAAGTCCCATAAAAGGTATTGACAAAATAAAAATCTGTGGTATAATATATACAGAATCAAGAGAAAGAAAGAGGTAAATAAAATGACCGACCATGAAATGCTTAATGCAGTTTTTTCTCATACTAATTATCATATTTATGTAGATAATGAAAAATATATGGAAGTTGGAAGTAGTGGGTACGAAAATTTTAGTTTTGAGTTCGACGAAAAAGGAAATCTTATAGAAATGTATTAAAAGGCGGTGTTCAGAATGATTTATAATGGTTTGAAGTATTCTCATGTTGTCTACACTTGCAAATTCTGCGATAAGAAATGGGATTTTACCTCTCATTTTTTCATGGGCGATGTCCTCGGAAATTTCGCGCGGTTTCTTCAAATTGTGCATTGTGTAATCCATCATCGTGATAAAATCACGAATGAAGATGTTTTAGATGGTTTGAAATGTGGTTTGCGTGCCTTTCTTTTCGCACTCAAAACAATTTTGGTTGCGGTGCTTCAAATTGTCCTTTGCCCTTTATATCTTCTTTTAACTTTTTTGTTCTTTGAGTCTTGACAAAAGTAAAAACCTATGGTATAATATATACAGAAAATGAAAGAGAGGTAAATCCCATGAGTGTTAAGGAACTGAACTGCTACGATGTCGTCTACTACAATAAGGATAATGAACTGCTGGTTGAGAGCGCGTGGGCGTCTGATGGCGAAAGTGCAACCAAGATTGTGCAGAACCGCCACCCGCTGGAAACACTGACCGTTTACGATGTACATATCAGAGGTGATTACAATGCTTGAAAAGAACCGCCAAAAAAAAGAACGAGCCGCACGGCATCAGACCTTTATAGGTGTACGCCCCGTCCGTTTTAAAAAGAAAACCGCATACGACCGCAAGGTGCAAAAGAGCGATACTCGCGCCCAAATCAACGGAGATTAGAACCAGCCGCCCAGAAATGGGCGGTTTTAATTTTGCTTAAAGTTAGACATAGCTAACTTGCCCGGGCGACTTTGTTAAATAATTAACTTTCAAATTTTCTATTGACATTTAATCATAATTATAGTATAATATAATTAAATCAAAGAAAGAAGGTTTGGTTATGGCTCTCAAAAAACTTGTAGGTAATAATGTGAAAGAACGCATAAAAGAATTTGACAATTTAGACACTGGTGACTTTTTTGTTGAAGATGGTTGTCTTTATGTAAAAACTGATGGCCTTGAAGCTCTTAACCTTAATGAAGGACGTTACGAAGATTTTGATTCTTCTAATAAAGTACATCAAGTTAGAGTTTTTGCTGTTGTTTCATGATGCCTTGCCACGCTTAATGCGTGGCTTTTATTCTAGCTTGAATTAGCCATGCTTAACTCAATCCGGGTAAGTTAGTCTTAACTAACTCTTGATACAAAAAATGCGCCCATAAGGGCGCTAAATTTAGCCGATTGAAAGTGTGGTATTAGGGTATGTCATGTCGATTTCATTTTGACTACTAAAGTATGCGGCCTTGCCGTTACTCAAGCAAACAGCATTCGGTACGGAATACTTATCAATTTTAACATCAATATTGCTTTCATCCTCAGGGCTGAGACCATCCCAAATTTCATTTTGATTGATTTTGATATAGAAATCGCCGCCATACAAAAAAATAGTACCAACAGGAAAATCTTCAAAAAGGTTACTCTGGATTTTGCACTCAATCTTATTCATATTTGGTTTGCTCCTTTCTTAATGTACCTATATTATAGCACAGTATAAGTACAATGTCAAGTCTTATTCAAAAGAAATTCCTTTTGGGGTAACAATTTCATCAATGGTAATATCATCATCAAAAGCGCGATACCCGCAGCAAGGCAACTCAATTGCGTTCAGACCATGAAAATCATCAAAATAATCCTTATCGTCTTTGATAGCAAAGAACCAAGTATCTCCAATTCTAAACAAATCTCTCGGTTTCACATTTGCAGTAGTCAAAAAATTTGTATGAGGATTAAGCGTAAACTCCATAGGATTTATTCTCCTTTTCTCTTGGTGTATCTATATTATACCATGTCTTTATTTATTTGTCAATACTTAAATTAAAAGTTAATTATTTAACAAAGTACTGCCCGGGCGCCGTGCGTCAAAAGTACAAATCAACAATATAAATGTCCATAAAAAATCTGTTGACAAAAGCCGCGAGGTATGCTATACTATAGATACACCAAGAGAGAAAGGAACAAACAAACATGAAAAAAATGGCTTACTTCGATATGGACGGCACTATTGCCAACTTCTACGGCGTGGACGGTTGGCTTGACTGCCTGATGGCTCATGACCCTCGCCCCTATGCCGTAGCAGAGCCGTTGTTTACCGCTGAACAGTTTGCGAAAATCGTACAGATTTTACAGGCTCAGGGTTTTGGCATCGGCATTATCAGCTGGTGTTCTAAGGAAAATAACAAGGGTTTCAACGCCGAAATTCGCAAGGCAAAAAAGGAATGGCTTGCAAAGTTTTTCCCCTACGCGGAAGAAATTCATGTGGTTGCTTACGGCGTCCCTAAATGGTCGATTGTCCGTCCTGAAAATCGCGTCAATACGATTCTTTTCGATGATGAAGAACAGAATTTGTCCGCGTGGGAAAAACATGGCGGCAAGGCTGTAACGGCTGAAAAACTTTTTGAGCTGATTAAGAAAGGTGGTTTATAATTTATGGGTTATGCGAGGATTGCGCCTGTTGGCAATATCCATGATTTTAGCTGGTTTGAAGTTGGAGAATTTTTTCGTTTTGATGGTAATATTTGGGTCAAATATAATAGCCATGCTGCGGTAAATATTACCAATAATGACGACATAGACCAAGAATTTTCCGCAGATGCGGAATGCGAAAATATTGAGGTCGAGTTGAAAATTCTTTGATTCTTCCCGCCTTCGGGCGGTTTTCTTTTGATTGAGAGTTAGTTGCATCCAACTCTCCCCGGGCGGGTGCATCAAAAGTACAAATCAATAATACAAATTTTCATAAAATAATCCTTGACATTTCGCGTTCAATGCTGTATAATATAATTACACCAAGAGAGAAAGGAACAAAGAAAATGAATATTTACATTGCAAGCCCGCTTTTCCACAAATGGGAACAGAGAAATGTTAAGCACATTGAAAAGTGGTTGAAAACCATTTTTCACGGTGCAACTATCTATTGCCCGCAGGATTTTCAAGTACCCAACGCATGGGAATTGCCCAATCATGTTTGGGCAAAGAAAATCTTTGAGGAAGACCACAAACAGCTTGATGCGGCTGACCTTGTTGTGTGTATCTCCTATGGCTACAAATCCGATGATGGTGCGGCGTGGGAGATGGGCTATGCAAAGGCAAAAGGTAAAGAAGTTTGGCTTGTTGCCGCAGACCATGACATCGGGCCTTATAGTTTGATGTTCATGACCGCAGACAAAATGTTTGCGCTCGATGAAAATTACGATGTGCCAGAGATTGAGCCGCAAGATATTGAGTGGAAATAATCCTTGACAATAGCACAAATGTGTGCTATAATAATTATAGAAATTGAAAGAGAGGTAAGATAAAATGCAGGTTTTCGGTTATGAAGTCGATGAAAACTATGGCTTTGTCCTGAATTGCGGCAAGCTCGACCCTATCGAGTTTAAGGGCAATCCCGAAATTGCCTATCGTCAAGCAAAGGAACGCCAGCGCTATGAAAAGCGCAAGAATCGCCGCAATTACACTATGACATATAAGGTAAAGGGGTGCATCTGATGTTTTGGTTTTTGCTGATTGTGTACTTTGTCGGGCTGTTGGTTTTCGTTGGGCTGTTGCAAGCTTTTAATGAAAACAAAAACAGTACAGGCTTGATGCTGGGCATCTTTGGACTTGGCATCGCGCTTCTGTTGTTTGGCGCACATCTATGGTATGCCTTTTATGTGCTGATGCTCCTGCCGTGGTTTACATTTCTGCCAGCAATTCCAGAGCTTAATTTTTGGGGCATTTATATTGCTTTCGCTTTGCTTCGCGGCGGTATCTCGACTAAGTCAAAATAATTTTGAGGGCTGAAAAGCCCTCTTTTTTAATGCTGAAAATTAGTTGACACTAACCCGCCCGGAGAAGTTAGTTATAGCTAACTAATCAAAATAAAAAAGAGGGATTACTCCCTCTCTGCCTTGCGGCGTTCAAACGCTTCTCTTGCGTTTTTCAAATCATCCTCAAGGTCTTTGATTTCCTGGCGCTTATCTTCAAGCAGTTCTTCAGCACACTGCTCACAGTAATCGTAGCAATCCACATGGAAAGCATCTTCATTGCGCAAATAGCAACCGCAACCTGCACACTCAAAGACTTTGTCATCTAAGCAATTCTCGCAAAGGACTGCATCAAATTGCTGCCCATTACTGTTCTTAAAAACGTAGCCTTCGATGTCCTCAGGTGGCATATACAGCGGCTTACCGCAAACATCACAGCAATTCATTTCAACCATTTTCTTCATATTCATTACCTCCTTTTGATATATTCATTATAGCATATATAATCCAAGTTGTCAAGTATTATTTTTAAAGTTAGTCACGTTTAACTATCCGCCGGGCGAACTTTGTTAAATAAATAACGCTTGACATTTTACTTTATATATAGTATAATATAGAAAAAGGAGATGATAGTATGGCTGCGAAGAACGAGAAAAAGAAACTGACCTTTGAGGATAAGTTCGCGCGCCATTTTTATTGCCAGCACGCGCGGTTAAATTCTGTCCGTCAAGACAAACATGACTGTACGCGCAAAATGCGCCAAATCAATAAAGAAATTTGCCGCAAAGCCCTTGACAATCGAGATTAAGTATGATATAATAAATACATCAAAAGGAAATGAACTAACGGGTAGGCAAGGCAATAGTCAAGTCAGAAAACTCCCGTCAAGCATTTTAATTTATCAATAGGAGCTGGTGTCCATGCAGATTAGCCTTACTGAAAAAACTTTGTCTCTGTTTGGTAATGCAGAGGTGGGCGATTATGTTCGTTATCCTCGCGGCAGGCTGTGTTTGGTTGTTCCGCGTTTTATCGCGCAGAATCGACTGTATAATGCCGTGATGCTCTCGAATGGCTTGCCTGTATTCTTTGCGGCTGACGAAAAAGTCGAAGTCTTTATGAATGTACGCTTTAAGGAGTGATTTTATGGGGACTAGTGTTGTTCTATTTAAAGATAAAGCATATAATGTTGACTTTGGATTATTGATTCCTGATTATGGGGTCCTTTGTCTTTGTTGCGGTATTGTCTTTGATTTTGACGATGTCGAAATTCTGTATGATTTTAACGATGTTCATTACCTCGAACAAGCGGTCGCATCTGGCGGTTTTTACGATGAATTGCCTGACAATCTCAAAGCCCTTTACACTGGCGCGAAATAATTTTGACCCGCTTCGGCGGGTTTTTGTTTTATGTATAGTTAGTCATATCTAACTCACCCGGGCGCGATTAGTCATGTCTAACTCTGTATAAAAATAAAAGGGTCACATTTAATGTGACCCACTTAATTAGTACACACCTGCGTAATCAAAAATTACAGGGCGATTGTGCGCTACAAAGCCAATATTTCCGCCGTGCAAATCCGTAATGTGATAATCTTGCATCCAATCCATCAGGCGGTGCATAAATTTCCAACCATAGTATTGCACACAGCGCCCAATCCATTCTTCTTCTTCAATTTCATAAGGCATTTCACTGATGTAGCGTCTAATTTTATGCTCACAATAGCCTTGACGCTGTAAAGTTTCTGCTACCGTAATGAAAGTGTTTGTATATTCATCAGTATTGCAATCAAACACCAATTCACCGCATTTGGGCTGAATATAAAAAGTAACACCGCGCGGCGAGGTATACCATTTTTCAATGGTTAAAAGGATTCGCTCGACTTCATATTCACGCGCGATTTGAAAACGCTTGTATTCTTCTTCACAACCGTTAGTAGTAGAGTTAATATCGAGTTTGATTGCAAAATCATCGAACACAAAAGCGATGCGCGTCATGCCACTGTGAACTTCAAGCCCCCATTCTTTGGCAAAATTGATTGCCCACCTATAGCGTTCGTCTTTATTCTGAGGGCAAGTGTTAAGAGCCAAGAAAAAGTCGATGGGGAAATCGGTTTCAAATTTGAGTTTCGTGATTTTCATTGGGTACCTCGCTTTCTTTATTATTAGTATACCACAGCTGTAATCAAAAGTCAAGCATTATTTTTAAAGAATGGTTAGTCACAGCTAACCACGTCCGGGTGAAAGATTGTTAAATAAATAACTTTCGTTTTGCCTATTGACATTCAAGAGCAAATAATATATAATATAGATACACCAAGAGAGAAAAGAAAGAAAGAGGTAACTAATATGTCTATTGTTATTGATTGCAACGAAAATATTCTTCGCGCTTTTCCTATGCTGTCCACTCCTGCATGGCAGTTCATGTGTACTGATTGCGTTTTCCAAGCACTTCAGGCTCTGAATCGTCCTGTTCGATGCAAAGAAATCCGTGAATGGTTTAATGATAATGTCGGTTTTCCGCGTGACATTACTGTTGAGATGATTGCCGCTTGTTGTCTGCGGCTCGTCAAGATGGGACTTGTTAAGCGTGAAATGGTTGATGGTGTGATTCGAGAAATTCCGCGGGAAGGTTTTTGCAGTTGGGCACACGATGTTGAGAATTGCAAGAAATGTAAAACTTGTCATTTCAACGAAGATTACAGTAAAGTTCTTATGAAAGAAAGCATTGCCTACTACTCTTTGGTGTGACGAATCGGAGTCCCTTTTATGGGACTCCTTTCCGCCCGGGCGCTTGCAACATCTATTCATATTCTTGCACGATTTGTCTATGTTCATCAGCGTTTGGCTGTGCTATACTATATATACAGTCAAGGGAACGGAACAAGAAACCGCTCACAAAGAGTTCCAAAAAAAATAAAAAAAGTTCTTGACAAACGCTCTCGACTGTGCTATAATAAAGATGTTCCAAGAGGAACGGAAAACAAAGTGACTTGCGACTGACTGCAAGAGAAAGAGGTATCTTATGGCTAACACTATGAAGAAGGCTGACCTGCTCTCCGCTATCAAGGCTGACACCCTTGCAAAGCTGAATCTGGAAGCCCTCGGCGCTGTCCAGATTGGTTCTGGCCTGTGGGCTATCCCCTCTATCGACTATGAGGGCAACCAGACCTACACCAAGATTGCGGTGACTGCCGCGAACCCCATCGCCACCGAAAAGGTCGCCGCGTTCGACCTTGACGATGCGGTCGAGAAGTATCAGGCAGAGCTGGCGGAATCCGCCGAAAAGGCCGCAGAGCGCAAAGCAAAGCACGATGCCAAGGTCAAGGCTGACGCTGACCGCCGTGCAAAGCGTGCCGCAGAAAAGGCGGCTCGTGACGCCGAAAAGGCTTGATAGAATTGAGGGCGCAGAGATGCGCTCTCTTTTCTTTTGACCCAACTTTGTGAAAAATTTAACAAGCGGCTGCCCGGGCGCGGTTAGTCAAGCCTAACTTTCATTTTCAGCATATTGCACAAAATTTGTTTGAAAATTCTTTTGTCTTTTGGCTTGACAAATTGTATACAATCTGTTATAATAATAGTGTTCTAAGAAATCAATAGAAAGAGGTTGAATCCATTGAGCAAAAAAAAGATTCGTTGCGTTCTCGACACTGAAACCGCGGGGGGATTGAGTAAGCCTCTCCCCTACGATTTTTCTTATATTTTGTACGAGGGCGCAGAGATGCGCGAGGTTTGCCGCCGTTCGTTCGTCATCAAAGAAATTTTTCTCGATGCTACGCTGATGGATTCGGCATATTACGCCCAAAAAGTTCCTTCTTATTGGGAGGATATTTGGGCAGGCAAAAAACAGCTTGTCAGCGCATATTTTGCGCGAAAAACTTTTTTCGACGATTTAGCGCAGTTTAATTGCAAAGAGTGCTACGCTTACAACATGGCTTTTGACCGCCGTGCCCTTAACAACCTTATGAATTTTTCAACGGACGGTCGTTATAAATGGTTTTGGAAAAAGGGCGTTCGGCTGTACTGTATTTGGAATATGGCCGCTTGTGCGTTCCTTGCTGGGAATGACTACTACAAGACCGCTATTGCGCAGGGCTGGGTATCTGAAAAAGGAAACATTCTTACAAATGCGGAATGTGCCTACCGTTTTTTGACTGGAAATTTTGAGTTTGTCGAACAGCACAAGGGCATTGACGATTCTGACATAGAAGCGGCAATTTTGAAAAAGTGCTTAGCTATGCACAAAAAGCTGGATAAAACTCCGCGCGGTGGCGTATGGCAGAAGGCGCAAAAAATCAATCGCCGCAATCAAAAGAAAGTTGCTGCGAAGAGAATTGAGATTCAGTCCGAAATTGAAGAACTCGAAAAAGAGTTGAAGGAACTGCGTAAAAAGTTGGCCGCACTATAAAAAGTTGAGCCGTTCAAAATCAGAACGGCTCTTTTCTTTTTCTTTTGAGTTAGGCTTGACTAACTATGCCCGGGCAAACTTTGTTAAATAAATAACTTTTACTTTACTTATTGACATTCGAGATTAGATGATGTATAATATAAGTACACCAAGAGAGAAAAGAAAGAAAGAGGTAACTAATATGTCTATTATCATTGAGTGCGATAAAAAGATTCTTCAGGCTTTTCCTATGATGTATATTCCTGCAATGCAGTTTATGTACACCAACTGTGTTCGTCAGGCACTCCAGGCTCTGAATCATCCTGTTCGATGCAAAGAAATTCGCAAATGGATTTATGAAAATAGTGATATTACATATGATATTACTATTACAATGGTTAGTTCTTGCTGTTAGCGTCTTGTTGAAATGGGGCTTGCTAAGCGAGAAGAAGTCGAGGAAGGGACAAGAGAAATTCCTACAGATTGGTGTTCTAATTCTTCAAATCCTAATCACTGTGCGCGTTGTAGCTGCAAATGTAAATTTAATGCCGACCGCACGAAAATAATTATTAAAAAGAAAAACTCTTACTACTCTTTGGTGTGACGAATTGGAGTCCCCTTTATGGGACTCCTTTTCGCCCGGGCGGCCGGCAACATTTATTCATGCTTTTGATTGATTTGTCCATGTTCATTTATACCTTGCTATGGTATACTATATATACAGTCAAGAGAGGAAAGCAAGCAAAGAACTTCAAAAGAAATTCTAAAAAACGCTTGACAAACTTCGCTGGCTGTGATATAATAAAGATACTCCAAAGAGGTACAGAACAAGGCGCTCACAGCCAAGAGTGAGGGAAAGAGGTACACTTATGATGAAACAGTTTGAGATTATGGAGGCCGCCCGCCAGCAGATTATCGCCCAGCTGAAACTGGCAGACCTGCCGTATCAGGTCGATGGTGCAGAGTTCGGTGTGTATGTCACCGTTAAAGATGGCGATACTGAAATTGATGTGCCGATGACCATTAAGGCCGCCGCACACCGCTATGCAGACACCGAAAAGGCGAAGGCTTATGACCTTGCCGCCGCCGCGGAGGAGTATGACTTCACTGTTAAGGCGCGTGAGGACGCAAAGCAGGCACGCCTTGCCGAAAAGGCGCGTAAGGACGCTGAAAAGGCACGCGCAAAAGCCCAGCGTGACGCGGTGAAAGCCGCCAAGAAGGCCAAGCGCGAAATCGCAAAGGCTGACGCCGAGGGCGATTCTGTCGAGCAGTAATGAATTGGGGCAAGATTTTCTTGCCCCTTTTCTTATGCTCTACTTTGTTAAAAATTTAACAAGGTGCGCCCGGGTGCGATGAATCAAAAGTACAGAGTAAACATCATATTTATATAACTTTTCTATTGACTTTTAAGAGTAAGCGTGATATAATTATATTAAAGAAAGGGAAAAGAAAAATGGAAATTAGAGTTGAAAATGCAGATACGCTGCAGATGAAAAATTGTTACATCGACACAGAAAATTTTTCAATGTCTGGGTTTTATGGTTTGTCTGATATTGAAATTAAGCAAAATAGTTTTGAAAGTTACTATGATTGTCGTAGACTTTGGTTGAGCCGAGAAGAATTTAACGAGCTTTACGATATGATGACCGAAATGAAGAAGCAAATGGAGGATTGATTCTATGGAAATTAGAGTTGATAATAAAGATAATCCTACAGAAAAACGTTGCTTTGTTGATGCAGAGCAACTTGAGATTGCAGCTTTTCCTGCTTTAGATCATTTCGAAATTGCGCGGATGGGAGTTGGAGACCTTGGCGATTGCTATAACGAACTTTGGTTGAATCGAAAAGAGTTTGACGAACTCTTTGACATGATGACTGAAATGAAAAAATTGTTGGAGGCTTAATATGTATTTTGAAGTGTGCGGCAAGCCTTTTGAAGGTATTTTGCAGATTGGAGATACCATTGCAAATCATGTTGTAGATTATAGTGACTATCAAACGCGCAATGATGAAGCCGTAACAGAATTTATTTGTTCTGCCGTGCGTGATTATCTAAGCGACTTGCATTAAGGCTTTAATCGTCCTCAAAGTGATAGTCCCATTTAAGGGACTATTTCCCGGGCACGGCGCAACATTTGTCCATGTTCTTGATTGATTTGTCTATGTCTATTTTCCTAAGGGTATGGTATACTATAATCACTCCAAAGGGAACGGAAATCCCAAGAGAGCGAAACCTGCACGCGGTACGGTTCAACTCCGAACTCGCCCCCCCCCCCATTTAGGAGCGAATAGCTCAACGATAGAGCAACAGGAAAAATTCAAAAAACTCTTGACAAACTCCGCGACCTATGGTATAATGAATATGTTCTCAAAGAGAGAACAAAACTTAACACAGAGCGCCTACTGCCGAAAGTGTAGGAGAAAGAGGTTTGCTATGGCTACCACTATGAAGAAGTTCGAGATTCTGTCTACTGCTAAGTCTAACATCATCGGCATGATTCTGCCTGAGGGTGCGCGTCAGATTGGCGCATCGACTTTCGCACTGCCCACCGAGGTTGACGGTGTGACCTGCTGGGTGAAGGTTGCGTTTACTTGCGCCAACCCCATTGCCACCGACAAGGTGCCTGCGTTCGACATTGAGCAGGCTTGCGGTGATTGGGAGTTTGAGCGCGAGGAGAAGGAGCGCGTAGCTGCGGAAAAGGCCGCTGAAAAGGAGCGCAAGGCTCAGGAGCGTGCCGCCAAGAAGAAGGCTTGATAGAATCGAGGGTGAAGTGATTCACCTTCTTTTCTTTTGATTCGAAGTTAGTTATAGCTAACTCGTCCGGGTGAGACATTGTTAAACAAATAACAGGCTTGACAATCAATGAAAATTGTGGTATAATGATTATAGAAAATGAAAGGGGAAGTAAATATGACTAAATGGACAAATAACGATGATGAAATTTTTGAAACTGAAGATGAAGCGCGTGACCGTTGCTATGATATGATTACAGAAGATGACATTGTTGAAGTTATAAAAGATAGTTATATTGAATCTTATTGGAAATTGTTCATGGATGCTTTACTTGCTCACGATGTTTGGGAGTATCAAAAGTTACAGGACGAAATCCTTGATAAAGTTTGGGAAGATTGCGGTTTTACTGAAATTGAAGAGGAGGACGATGAAGATGGAGAATGAAACTAAATGTCCTTGGTGCGGTAGTACTAACATAGATCTTGATTCTGTTGAAGATTCTTTCTTTGAAAGTTCTTCTTGTCAAGTTATATGGAATGCGCATTGCAATATTTGTAATAGACAATTTTTTCAATATGATAACTTTATTTTGAGTAGTAGTTACGCAGAGAAAAAAGAAAATTAAATTTTAAGATAGGGCTTGACAAGTCCTATCTTTTATGTTATAATAAAAGGGGAGGAGAGAACTCTATAGTTAGTCACAACTAACTCACTCCCGGGCAAATCGCCCGGGCAGAAGTTAGGTATCACTAATTAGTTTCACCCGGGCAAAGTTAGTTATGACTAACTAACCGGGCCAAAAATAGTCAACACTCTTCCACAATACCATTATACTATACTTTTTACAATATGTCAAGCATTTTTTCAAGTAAAATAAAACTTTTTTCTTGAATATTTATACAAAAATTCAATTTTCCAGTTATTTCCAGCAATTTTTCGCGTCTTATCGTTACTTTTTAGCGCAAACTTTGTTAAATTTTTAACAATCGGGCGCGCAAAATGAATAAAAATGCACAAAATTTGTACCTAAATTGTAACTTTTCAAGCCAAAAATAACGCTGCTACGTCGAATTATTGACTCAAGAGCAAATGTATGGTATAATATTTATAGAAAATGAGAAAAGGACATAGGAACGACGAAAATAAATCGCGTTCCAACGCCGAAAAAATCAGCGTAGCTACGCCAAATAAAAGTGCGTGGTATCGTCAAATTGATTTAGCGCTCATTTTCTACTTGACTGGTAGGGTTTTGAGAGCGAAAGCGCTCAAAATTCGGGAGTTTTAAGCTCCAAAAGCCAGCCAAAGTCAAGAGTTTTCAATCAAAATGATCAACTCAAAAGTCCAAATCAAATTCAGAATGATGTAACTCAATTAGAATTTCGGCTGATTGAGTTTACATAAATGGCTTACAAAAAGTTGAGTAATACCTCAAAAGGATGTGCGGATGATTCTGCACATCCTTTTTATTCGCGCCGAACTCAAAAATTTGACTTTTACTCAAAAGTATGATATAATAAGCAAAAAAAACTTTTTTAAACACACGCCAAATATTGACAAAAGCGCAACTTTGTGGTATAATATAATTATAAAGAAGATAAAAGGAGAATCAAAAATGAAGATTTCACGCGACGAGATTTGCAACGGCTGTACTAGTCTTCAGTTCGGGGTAAAAAAATGTCTCAAATTCAATACAGTTTTGAACACTTTTACCAATAGCGAAGGCTACATTTCTGTTTTTCCATGCGCGATTTGTGGCAGAAATAATTATACTCCGCGCGCGAAGAAAGGAAAAACCAATGGAAAATAAGATGAATCAGCAGCAAAAACTCAAAGCCGCAAAGGATTTGACAAAGGAACGATGCAAGGATTTTGTCAGCGATTGCATCCAGATTGATGATTATAAATGGGCTTCTCTTGAGGAAGTCAACGGAGAGGAAATTTGGGTTGTCTTTTCGCTCACCGCCAAGAAAAACTTCGACATTGACGATGCTGTTGAGGATTGGAATGACAAGCTGAAAATGCGTTCCGCGCAATAATTATGATCCGGAGCCACGGGATTCGTGGCTCTTTTTTTTATATTTTTTTATTGAGCTGGACACTTGACTTTTGTCGGAAGTTGCGGCCTAGGACATTTCAGAGGATTCCAACCCATCTCAACCAACTCCCCTACCAAAAATTTTAGATGGCCAAGTTTTACTTTTCGGCCCATTAAAAATCATTATATAATTAGCCGGAGCCACGGGATGGGTGGTGACGTTGGTTTCTCCGTCGGTGGTCGGGTTGGAAGTTTTTTCCTCTCTCTCTCTCTTTTCCCTCTCCCTTTTCTTCTCTCTTTCTTATTTTATTTCTCTCCTCTCCCCTTTTTCTTCTTTTTTTCTCTCTCTTTCTATTTAATTTTAACTTCAATCCCTCTCCCTCTAAGTGTCATTTTTTTCTGATTTTTAGATTTTGGATGGTTTTGATTTTTTCCTTTTAGCCCGAATTGTACCCCTCTCCCTCTTATTTTATTTTCATTTTTCATTTTCTCTATTCCAATCCCTCTCCCTCTTATCCCATTTTCCTCTCCCCCTTTCCTCTCTTTCCTCTTTATTTAATTTCTTAATTATATAAGTTGAACCCTATCGCTTTTGGGTGCGGCGATAGGATTCTCTTTTTCTTTTTTTAATTTATTATTTTATTTGAGCGCTCGCTGTCGCTCGCACCGTTCGCTTCGTTATTCGCCTTACCTCTCGCTACGCTTGCGGTAAGCCCAATCTCGCTCACTAGCACTGCATTATTCTTTTGTGGTTAAGGCTTCATTCTTTCTTTCTTTTTCTCAATTTTCTCTCTTAATTATAATTTAGATAGGAATTTCCCTCAGAATCATTTAAAGAGTAGTAAGCATAAAAGAAAATTCTAAAAATTTTCATCCTTCTGCGCAATAAAAAAGAGAGGAATTTCTTCCTCTCCTTCTTTTTATTGAATGCGCGATTACCATGAAATTAACAAATTTACTGTATTTTCAAAAAGATGGCTTCTGTCATCTATTGGAATTTCTTTAACTTTAAAACCATACAATTTTAAGCTGTCACAAAGGTCTTCTTTATCTTTCTTATTCACTAAGAAAGTTAGACGTGACTGTTCCTCATATAGAGCTTCAAAATAAATATGCTCCATTACAGCATCAAGAAGTCTTTGCCTCGTCGCATTCTTCTGAAGTTCTTTAAAACCAATTTTATCTGACTTATCCATACACGCTCTCGCGCAATCAGCTGAAAATCTCATTTAAATCACCATCGAACCGTTACTCTCTTAAACGGTCCCACTCCATCAATACAAATTTCTTTTGATGTAACTCCATATCCATAGTCACTTAATTCTGCCAAAACCCAATCAGCAGTCTCGCCAACGCCAATGTCAAAATTTATCTGATGACCTTTATTTCGTGCTTTTCCATAAATTTCTCGCATTAAACCATCAATGATATTCTGCCGCGCGTAAGTTTCGAAAATATCTTCGATGGGAAAAACTTCTGTTGGTTCAATACAAGCCCGTGCAAAATCAGCATTAAATAACATTTAACTCACCACTCAATTAATAACTGACCATTTATCCACTTAACTTCATAACCTAAATAAATAAATCTATCTTCAAGTTCACTAGCATACTCTTTTGAGCAAGAAAATGAAACCTTAGATTTCCCATGGATGGCTGCGTCAAAAACATCATCCATCGCTTGGTCAAAAGTTTTTTGGTACTTTTGAAAATGCCTTACCCTTTTACAATCACCATTCTCTTTTAACCAATCAGTTAATTCTGCTCGAAAAAACATTTAATTTCCTTTCTTAATTACCAACTTATTTTAAGTTCGCCAACAGCATAAGGTGGATCACTTCTAAAATCATCAAACTTCTCATATGTTACTTTATAGCCTTCGTTTTTTAAAAACTCAACCATTTTATCCATTTTCTTAACAAGATCATCTGATAAAATTGCTTTAAACTGATCATTCCCTTTTAATGCGGCTTCTGTAATTTCGCATTCAAGATATTCAAGATATGAATCATGTATATTATAATCTAATTTACTATCAACCAGAGGAGTATCTTTCATTGCTTCAGAAATTTTTTCTGCCTGCAATGCATTTATATATCTATGAAACACCATTTTAATTCACCTATCTTATTTACCACTTAATCACGAAACCATCGTTCGCACCACCATAAAAGTGTTCCTCAATGGTATATCCCATTTTTTGAGTTAGATAATCTTCAACCTCTTGACGTACAGAATTATCACCACTAGCCCAAGGAACTTCCAATTCATCTTCACATTTGAGCGCAGCCTTACCAATCTGTTCCATAATAGAATCAATAATTAACCGTAAAGCTCCAGATTCATTTTCTGAGAATTGTTCAGCCCTATTATTATCCATTATCCAAACAACTCTACTTGCAGCAGTAGCATTAATATTCATTTGAACTCCCCAAACTATCATCAATCGCAGGCCACCAAACCTTCATAGTCCAAACAGAACTATAACGAATGACTAATGTCACCATATCTTGTTCTTCATAAGTCTTTTTCTCTATATCGCCTTTAATTTGATAACCATTATCTTCAAGCCATTTTACAAAATCTGGCAAAGCGCCAGTTGAATGATCTCTTGCAGTAAACCATAAAGAATTAACCTTATTATCAACTGCATTCCTCAACTCTTTCAAAAAAGAATCTTGAATAGCGATATAATCTCTAGTATAATAATCTTCGCCGCAGAATCTTCTAGTCAACTAATAAGCAGTTGGCACTCTATCATTCAAATTCACCATTCAATATCCCATCCATTGAGATAAGTTCTAACCTTATAGCCAGCTTCTTTTAAGGAATGACGTAAAGCTACTGCAAATTTATTGTAAGGTTCAGCACCCACTCCATTAGGAAAAAGAATATCAGCAACCTTTTTATTCTTTTCACTTGTCCACCAAAAGCTAAACTCTCCACGATTAGCAGCTTCTTTAATCTCCATCGTTACTGCAGGTTCTGCAATAGCAAGAAAATCCATAATCTCTCTATTGAGTCGAGAAACTCCAATAGCATCTTCAGCTTCAAATAAAATCATAACCATCATCCTCTCTATCCCACTTAATAGTCCAGTAATACATTGAAGCAGGACCAAAATCTTCATCAACTTCGTAGCCAGCTTCAATTAAATCATTTTTAATCTTTGCATACAAAGAAGAATCCGACCTATTATTAAACTGCGCGCTTATGACTGGATCATTCAAATTCAAAGAACTCTCCATCATACGAAAAGAAACATCGGTAAACCAATAATGAATAGAATATCTACCCATCTTCGATGCACGAGTAATCTCTCGTTCAATGTCACCAATCAAAATCGGATATTCTTTTCGCTGACGTGCAGCAATGGTTACTTCGTCAGCAAAACTTCTAGCTTCTTTTGCACTAATCATTCAAATCAACCTTTCTACCAAAACCATTTCTTTTTCTTTTCTTTTAGTTGCTCTTCTTTTACAATATTCCAATTAATTGCAAGAAGCTTAGGCTTACCAAAATTCATTAAACACACATTATATCCATCATCTCTTATCTTTTGAACAATTATTTCTACAAAATCATTATTCATCAAAATTAAATCTTGAATATCATGATTACTAAACGAATTTAAAAAATCATCTGACGTCATATTTATCTGACAACGGAATAATCCTTTTTTAACATAACTATCAATTCGGTAATAAATTTCCGCAACTACGTCGTCTACCTCTTGAGTCTAATAATCTTTTAAAACTGCCACCGTGGCGTTATAGCTCTCTTCTGCTCTCATATGGCATTCTCCAACTAACAATCATAAACGCTACACTTATCTCACGATCATTTTCAAATCTAATGCGGAAGCCTTTTTCTCCAAATTGCTTTTTTATTTCCTTTTGTAAATTAGAATTTTGAAAAAGCTCTTGGACTTCTCTTTTACCAAGAACTATAATCAAGTCATCATCTATTGATCTTGCGCAGAAATCATAATTTCCAAGAGATGCAGATCGTTCAATTCGACTTTCAATATATTTACTAATTTTATTTAAAACACTATTATATAAGTCTTGATTAAAATTATCCGCAGCTCTTTTAGCTTCTAAAGCAGTCATCAATCTTCCTCCATCCATCGGATAATCGGAAACCCACAGAATGGGCAATAATTCCATTCAGAGTTCCATTTATCCCAATTAACTTTATGCTTGCAATGGTCACACTCAAGATACCGTTCATTTCCGCGCGCGGAACATATTTTTTCTGCTTTTGCTCTAACAATAAATGAGTGCGGACGAGTAAACTCTTCTTTGCATTCAACCGCTTGAATCAAATCTTCGAGAGTATAATCTTCATCCATGCTTGCCGCGATTTTATCCATCTCGCGTAAATCTTCAACAAAAATCAATCCATTCTTCATTTTACACCATAAAAAGATTCGCCCAGATGATAACCCACAACAATTCAAAAATCATCATCAATAACATATTCCCAACCCAAGGAGTATCATCATCTTCACCTTTATAGGCTTTTACATTTGCGTCAAGAAATACTCCAAGAATAATTGCATATCCTACAATCAAAATTAGCCAATTCATTAGCAAATCTCCCGCGCAAAATACGCATCATAAATTCTCTTCCCATCGGTCCAAGTAAACCAAGTACGTTCAACGTAATCTCCCTCATCACAAGAGAAATCCATATAAGGCACTCGTTGCTTTTCAAGATATTCGCAAATGTCATCGTAATAATTACCAGCATCAGGATCATAAACCTTAACTAAGGCTATCCATTTCTTGTAATAGTCCTTGATATTCTGCTGAATCTTATCAAAGCTATCTAAGCCAAGGATTTTTCGTACAAAAGGGTTAATGATTGTTTTCATCTTCACACCACACTACATGAGTTTGGATCTCTCCATCTTCAGGTTTAGCATAACTAAAAATTACATAACAAGTTTTCATATCTGTATTCTGAATTTTCCCAACATTATATTTCACATGATGTTGTAGGCAATACTCTACAGCTTTATCAATTATTTCATCCACTTCAAACTTTTTATAAGGCCAAAAGGCGCTCAAAAAATGATACTCAATCGGATAGAACAAATCTTCAATATATTTAATCATCATTTACACCATCCATTTAAAAACTGTATACCATTGAATTATTTGCGCGAGCCGCTAATCTAAATCTTCATCATATCTTATATAAAACAACGGAATCTTATGCTATTGGCAATATTGAAATTTCATCGCGTCATGTTTTTGGCGTAACTAAAATCCTTCCATCCCACCAAAATGTTCGACAGCTTTAAAATGCTGTTCTCCTTGATATTCGATTAAACACACAATCTTGCCATTAAACTCTAATGAAAAATCAAATCTAAGCGGCTTCTAATCTTTCAATCCGTCGAAAGTTTTCTATTCAACAAAATTACATAAGTTTTGCGTAAGGATTTTCCGAATCCGTTGTTCTCCAAGAGAGCCATCTTTTTCATTGAAAACAATACGTTTTCGTGGCTTCTGGCTATATAAAATTTTTTTCGAGTAGAAATTCTTTTGCGCCATTACTTTTTCCTAAAGAAAAAGAATACAAAATTTGCAATTAACAAAATTGCATCTGCAATACAAACAATAAAATTAAACCACAAAAAACCATAAACTGCAAGTGCGAGTACATTCATAATTAATGCTGCAATCAAAAGAACACTTGCAAAAACCATCCAATTCATTTAATACATCACCTTTTCTACGATTTCAAGAAGGGATAAAATACCTGTGATAAACCAAAGCGCGCTAACAGTTACATCAATCCAACCTTCGTCACCTTTAGTTTCATAAAATCGACGAGTACCATACCGAAATGCTAATATGCCCATTCCAAAAGATACAACCACTACCATAACTTCAAGAAACATTTTATTCCTTCCTTTCCTTTGATTTTCTATATATATTATATCATACCTTTATTCATTTGTCAATATAATAGAAAAAGCTGGGTAGTAATACCCAGCTAAATTAATTAAACTTCCACACCGTACTCACGCCAATGCTCTGCAAGCGGAGACGGGTCAAACTCACCAGTATAAACATTCCAGCGCTTTTTATTAGGATGTTGGACGCCCATCGCCTTTAGCTTCTGACGAGCCTTCTCACGTTGAATCTTGCGCGGTAGCACATAAGTCTGCTCAATATAAACTTTCTTGCCATTAGGGTCAAGAGCTTCACGAATTTTAGTCTTAATCTGAGTCATATGTTTAGTCCTCCTGAGACTTATTATCTTCTTTAATAACAATCACTTTAGTTTCCGGTTCCCAATCTTTAAGCCAATCAAAATCGCCATTTCTGTATTTATTAAATACAGCCATTTCAAAATCATCTGGCTCAGAAGTAGAAGTCGTTTCAGGATTGATAGTTACGACTTCGGCACATTTCCGCGCGCAATGCTTGATTGCAGTTCTATTAAATCGTTCGCCAAAATTATTGAAAATCCAAACAAAGCGAGTCTCCATAAACCACTGAACCAAATCTTTATAAGCGCGGAAAATCTCTTCGCCGCCAATCACAACTTCATTACCATTTACGTCTTTAACGCGCATAGACTTCGTATACATTAATAGTTTTTCCTTTCTTTACTTGTAAAAGTCATTATTTCATACGTACTTTTATAACTACCAACTTTGCGCGCTTCGTCGCTTATATCTGAGAGCAATCTATATACTTGACCCATTCGCATAAATGGACGGCAATTTGCGCGGGCTTCAATCCATAATTCAGTATAATAAGCGCGAAGTAACTTTTCAAAGCGTTTTCTTGTCATAATATTATAACCTTTAGGGGTTAGTCAGATAACCATAAAAAGTATCATATCCACCCATTTTTCGAGCAAGCGCACTCATCTTAGGGATGTCACGATACATTCGTGAAATAGGCTTCGAGTCACTGAAACTAAGCGGAGAGTGTACCCAAAACCAAGTATATTCCTCACGGAGCAATTTCTCAAATCTCTTTCTCGTCATAATAATCCTCCTCAGAAAATAAAGTTGAACCAATAGCAAAGATATATAGATGATAAAGTTGTTTATAAGAATAATAAGTACATTTACTTGCAGCAAGAGGTGAAATCTTTACTTTCATTGCTGTTTCAAACAGGTGGTCCATCATATTTTGCTGTTCAAGAGTCTCAGCTAAAGGAGAAAATTCAGCAAAGATTCCACGGATTAACTTCTTAAATCTCTTTCTTGTCATTTTTCATCCTCACTTTCATCTTCAGGATACCAGATAATTTCAAAAACTTCATCTTCACTGGCATTATTTTCGTCCCATTCAAGAATTACTCTTAAATATTCATCGCAAGCACTTTGAATACCTTCAAGCAATGTGCAATGAGGTTTTGGGTCTAATTTTCCATCTTTTTCAATATATGTGACAGAATTAAAACCAAGAATAACTGGTGTACATCGTATATCCCATCCGTTACAAATTTCCAAAAGAGAGAAGTAATCTTCTTTTGAAATCACAACGTCAGTGCCCAACATTCCAGCTTGCATTGCGTTTGTATATTGATTATTTACATATAACCAAAGGTCTTCATAGGTCATTAAAATAACCTCGCGCATCTAACTCTTTTAGCATAGTATTGTAAACGTGCATATTCGGGCAATAGTTGCCTTTAACAAAGAACTCGTCATCTGCGCCCCTGCCATTCAAAGCAAGAGCCAGAGCAGCTGCAACAGCAGGACTACGAGAATAACCAGCGTCACAATGAACTACAATCTGGTCGACTTTGTCTTTCCATTGTTCAACCGCACGAACGATTTTCTGCGCGTCCACATCGCGCATAGGAATCAAGCCTTTAACAGGCTCCTTGCAATCAATGTCGTCAAACTGGCAATACTCAACGTGCTTAATGATGTCAGGCTTTTTCTTAGCATCAATAGCAAGAGCGTTGGGAATAGGAGTATCATAACTAGAAATTGAAATAATCAAAGTAGGAACATCAAAATCTGCAATACCGTACTCAATTCCCCAACCATGTGCTGCAGCAAAACACTCAGCACGCGGAAGAACTTTAATTTTCATTTTCTAATCTCCTTTCTTCATTTTCTATAAATATTATAGCATAACTTTGTTCAAAAGTCAATAAAAGAAACCGCCCAGATTTTTAATCTGAGCGGGAAAATTAATTAGTTATATTTTGAGAGAGCTTTAAAAAGTTCGTGTGCATCTTTTGTTGCATCTTCTATCTCTTGAAAAGCCTGTTCTTTTTCTTTCCGCGCGGCCACGAGATCTTTTTCAAGGTCAGCCTGCATTTCAGAAACCAACCGCTGATAATCTTTGCGACAGTCTCGACTCTTAGGACCTTTTTCTTCGTTTTCAATTAAAAACGAAGCGCGCAAATAATCGAAAAAGTTTAAGCTAAAATCAATAAAATTGTAATCCCAACTGTAATTACAAAAATGAAACTTATCGGGATGAAGGGCATACATTTGTTTAAACAGTTTATAATTGATTCGTGGATTGTTTTCATCAATACTAAGATATTTTTCAATAAACTTAAAATTCGGTAAACCATCATCCATTGTCATTATAAAGAATGAACAAATATAAGCGATAGCGGAACCACAAACCGCAAGTATACAAACGAATTGAGAACCAGTCATCACATCATCGGAAAGTTCCCATGGCAAAGTTCGCCAAGCATTAACGAAAGAAAAAATATAAATTGCTGTTGCTGCATTGTATTTCAGCAGATTAGACAAATAATCTTTGTCACAGCCGAACATAAAAATCAAGCAAACTCCGAAGCAAAACCAGTTAAAAATCGTCCAACCAATCATTACTTAATTTCTCCTTTCATTGAAGCCATAATATCAGCTAATTCGGTAGAAGCATGATTTACTTCTTGAATGGATTTATCTTTTTCCTTTTGAATGCGCGCCATGTCTTTCTCAAGCTGTTCAAGCATCATTTGGGAGACGGCACCATTCTTTTTCATTTTTGAACTGTTATACAGAAGTGAAAAACGTAGCAAGTCAAAATAAGTCATTTTAAATTCTAATCCTTTAAATGCAGGATAGATACTATTATAACTCCATTTAAACAGTTCAGGATGCATTGAATACATATTTTTCGCAACTTTGTAAGAAATACAATCATAACCATTGGAAAATCGACGTTGATTTTTATAATTGTGAATTACTGTATCTTCATCGTCGAATTGTACACCCATGATTCCAAAATAGAAAAAAGAATAAAGAATAATCAAAAATACAACCGAAGGAATACCAGCTTCTGGTTTTTCAAATACATTAGCAGCATACCAAAGTAATCCACTCCAGCCGCCAGCAATCATTAAGCGGCCAACCCTTTCTTTTGTTACCTCTTGAATTGTATGTTGCCCAGGAACACGTTTAGATTCCTTTGCCCAACCCCAAACACTACCAAGAATAACTAATCCCAAGAAAAACCAATCCATTTTAAACTCCAATCAAGCAATGAAAAACCATGGCAGCGGCAATACCAAGAATGAAAATTGCAAGTATCCACCAAAGTACAATCAACAACCAAATTGCGACTGTTTCAATAATATTCTGATTACTTTCTAACTTTCGCATTTCAGTCAAAGTAATTTTTACAACTATACAAAAGAAACAAATCCCAACAAAAGCCCATATAAGTGCTGAGGCCCATAGATTAAATATTTCCATTATTGTACTCCTTCCTCAATTTTCTATATATATTATACCATACATATATATAAAAGTCAATAAAAAAGGGTTGGATTTTACTCCAACCCTTTCATTTTATTCAAGAGGAATGCTTACAAGCGGCGCGGAATCATTGCTAACCTTGGGGAGTTCACCGTTCCACTTATCATACAGCTTATTACGCAAAACATTATCAGTTAGACTTTCAGACAGCTTACGGTTTGCTTCAGCTTCAGCTTCGGCCTTAATACGAATTGCATCAGCTTCACCCTGTGCTTTTGCAGTTTCAGCAGTTGCCTGAGCTTCAGCGGCAATGCGCTGAGTTTCAGCATCTTTAGTTGCTTTATCAATCTCAATCTGATTCTGAATAGTCTGAGCTTCTGCCTGCTTTGCGGCAAGGTTCTTCTGATTGATAGCTTCGTTGTAGCTCTCCTCAAAATCCATATTATTAATCACAACTTTGAGGATATGAACGACATTCTGGCCATACTTATTATCAAGAGATTCCTGAAGTTCTTTCTGCGCAGCAGGCTCAATATTAGAGCGAACAGTTACCTGTTCAGCAGTAAACTGAACAGCGGCATCCTTTAGAGCGCTCGCGACCATTGCGTCACTAATCAGCTGACTCTTGTAGTCGCTGACGTTAGCATAAATCCACGCGGACTTTTCATTATCAATCTGATAAGTAACAGTTACATCTGCCATATAAACAGGAACCTTTTCAGAGGTCTCGCCCCAAATCTTAGAATCTTTCAACGCGAAACCAGCATCTTGCTGCTTATTATTTACAATCTCGATAGATTCAATAAAAGGAGTCTTCCAATTAAAACCGTTCGGCAAAGTCTCTTCCGCAATCTGACCAAAAGTGGTTTTTACACCAGTGTAGCCAGAAGGAATGATAACAAATGACATACCGAACAAAGCAATTACTGCACCAAGAATAACCGAAGTGATAGCTCCAATCACCGACTCTTTATTGAATGCGACAATCGCACCAATAACCAATACTGCCAATCCAATAATAACCAAAATAAAATTAATCAATTTTTACTCCCCTACAAACTCTTTAAAATCATTCCACTTAATCTTTACCTGGATGCGCTCGCCATTACGACGGAGCAATCCAACGGTTGGAGTGCCAACCAAGCCCTCCATGTAACAACCGCTACCGCCGTTATTCTGCGCAACCCGCGACATCGGATGCTCCTCAACAAAATCAATAGCAAACCGGATAGGCCCATAGCCAATCAGCGGAACCACATCAATGTTAAGCTGCTTAGCAATCTCCTCGACCTTGTCACGCAGAAGCCAGAAATTGCCAATCTTTACATCGAACAGAATAAAACTAACATCTTTACGATAGCCGCCTCCACTCTGAATCTTCGGGCCATAACCCTCACCAAAGAGGACAACCTCAGTCTCGCCAAAGAGCTGCTCGAAAATCTCCTCATTAACCTCTCCGCCAAAAGTAGTCTCAAGGTAATCCATCAACGGCTGAGGAATATTCGCACGCTCAGTACGTCCACCGAACTCAACTCGATGTCCGTCCCAACGAATCTGAATGTTGGTGCCATCGACTTTCTCAGTCCAAATCCACTCACAATCCTTGAGGTACTGAAGCTCGTCCGAGCGCCAGACACCATCAAGCAGCTTCTTAGTCTCAAGTGAACGCTGAAAACAAGTCTCAATTTTCGGATACTTATTAAAATTCATACTCTTTTCCTTTCTCTTCATAGAAATACTCGTCAGAAAGCAAACCTATGTAAATATCTATCATATCCTTGCTAATTTAGCAGTTCGGATAACCTGCCAAATCAGAAAGCATATCCATGTAAATCTCTTCCGCACGCTTGTCAATTTGTGCAGTTCGGATAATCTGCCAAATCTTAGTAGACAGATGTTCGTAAGCAGGAATATAGCACTCGGTTACACGATCAATATCTTTTTTTGACATATCGCGCAAACGATTGAGATTCATGTTATCCAAAAGATCGGCCATCTTAACATACATAATACCAAGGTCTTCAGTATCCATGATGCTTAAAATGTAATTGGAATAAGTCATACCTTTTGGACGAGTAAGAGTGCGAATGGCTTTAATCTCGTATTCAGTCAGACCAAAATCGGGATTCATAAGCCACTTCTCGTCCACGCCGCAATCTTCAATCACATCGTGACAAAAAGCAATTCGCGCGAACTGCGGCTTAACATTTTGCGCAACTTGAATCAAATGACTAATATAAGGATTTCCACCTTTATCCGTCTTGTCTTTGAATAATTCCCAAACTGCACAAAAGAGAGACGGACTTACTCCGGTCATTTCACACCAGTCTGCGAAAACAATACTCAGTGAAGTATCTTCTTTTATCTTGTCCATTTAGTTCTCCCTTACATTAAAACGCCAATTTTTCAACTGCTGGTAATCAGCAGTCTCCTGCTTATTCAGTTCACTCAGATTAATCACTTCACACAACGCTTCACGGGCATGAGTATAAGGCTTCTCCTCAATATTCATGTTCGGGCGTGGATTTAAACGACGAAAAACCTTGGACGTAACTACACCTTTTGCTTTCTTTGTCGTCAAAGTAATAAGAACCCAGTGCGCACCCTGGAGAGAAACAGCAGTACCAAGAATCATTTAAAGTTAAAACTCCTTTGCATTTTTAAAATAAAATTCCATAAAGAAATGAGTGCCAAGATACTTTCCACGCACAATCAACTTCGGAATATGGACGACATCAACTTCGTGGTCAACCAAATCATCATAATTGGAAATATAATCCTGTTTCCAAAAGAGAGTGTAAGGAATTTCCATAACACTCATATCTTCTTTGATTGCGCGCTCGACATCTTCTTTTGTAGTAAAAACTTCAAGATAACCACTAATTGCTTCGTGAATAACCTCAATTACACTATCAAAGTTCTCCATTCCTTATCTCCTCTCTCATTTTCTATAATAATTATAGCATACTTATGCTAAAAAGTCAATAGAAAAGCCAGTAGACTTTATATCTACTGGCTAGGTTTTAATTAGTCGTCATCTTTGCAAGCATTTACTCCTGTGGGTGCTTCTTTTTCGTCAGTTACAAGGGGGATGGGACAAGAATCAAGAGCTGCAAAAGCATTAGACTGAATTTCTCGCTTGATTTTCTTAGTTGGATGAGGCTGATTCATCATTGCCATAGCAAGAATCAAACCATCTTTATTGCCGCTCTTGCCATTGCCCATCAACATCAGCGGAATAAGCATATTCTGATCCATCATGCTGCTGTTGCCATTCATCATAGACAGAGCCAGAATAGTAGACATATCCATATCTGCACCATCAGAAAGCATCATCATAGTCATCGGATTCAGACCAAACGGGTTATCGTCACTCGGCTGAACCATATTCTCAAAAGGATACATGATTTTGGTTACGAAATCAAAACCAAACATATTCTTTGCGGGAATAGCAATCTTCTGCTCGCTTGCTTTGGGGTCAACAACAGTAAAAGTACCATCGGGATGAACATTGGTAACAGTTACATAGTTACTGGCATTAATAATAACATCACCAACACGCACCTGAGATACCGCCACGGGAATCTTGAACAGCATATCGGTATCAAAGGTCATACCAGTAACATCCATGACCTTATCATTAATCTTATCATATGCACGGTAACGGTTATCAAAACCAAGAACTGCAACGCCATAAATAGACGGTTTCAGTTCAGCAGTATGAGGAACCTTACCAAAATCAATATTTAGAATCTTAGAAAAATCCATTTTAGACTCCTTTTCTTTTTCTTTTGAATTAAACGTATCAGTGACTTCTTTATATGACATATTCATCACTTTGTTAAATAAACCATTAAAGGTTTCTGAATCCATAACAGGAGTTGAAGTAAGTGGCTTTTTAAGAATGTTTGACATATTATGCTTATCAGCATCGTAGGATTGGAGCTGAGCGTTAAGTAAGTCATTACCAGTTAAAGTAGTTAAAGTAGAACCATTTTTAAAATATGCTATATCATACGGACTAGTAACAGAAGCTGTAGTAGTTTTAATCTCTCTTGCGTCAATTAAGTCCTTAATTTTTTTATAATCAATCAGAATGTCTTGGTTTTCTGGACGCCCAGCCATAATAGGCATTTTTTTATTGTTCCGAATTACGCTGATTCTAGGACAATAGGTAGGTTCAAACGGGTCTTGATTTTCATATAATAGTTCAAGACGATCTTCAAAAGCAATTTTAAAAGATCTCAAGAAAAGAATATCTTCATAAGCACAAACAAAAACATTCTTTAACTTACAATACTTTTGGTACGCTTCATAATCATCAAAGACGCCAGTAACAAGCATCTCGGTATTGTAACTATGACCTTTTTCATTTACTGGGTCTTTAAGAATTAACAGTTCATCATGCTTACCAAGATACATTGGCGAAATTAGTTTATAAACATAATCCTTTCCGCCAAAAGTACCATTGTTCCTCCTGAACTGGACTGTAATAAAAAACTCTTTAACCAAATAATTCACCCCACCTCTTATTCAAAAGCAAACATAGTGAATTAGCAAGCGTTTCATTTTCAAAACGAATAACAGGTGAAATCCACCCATGCTTTGATTTATTCGCATGCCCACCATAATTTTTCTCGCAAAACTTTATATATACAGGATAATCCAAACCAAGGACTCGCGCTTGAGCGACATCCATAAAGCCGAGGTCTCCATTTGGATCTAGTTTCTTCTCAGCAATAACACTTTCTTTAATACGAAACTTGCCAGAAGCAAATTCGTCTTTGCATACATAGAAAGGTTTATCACCATAATACTTTGGGTCAATCATTTTTATTCTCCAAGAGATAAACAAGTCTATTTTCAAGCATTTCTGCCATCTTCATCGCGTCCTCGCGCTTATTAAACATCGGACCACCGAGATAATGGGGAAGGCAAATTTCTTTACCAAATCGCTTAAACAAATAAGCGACATAGTTCTCATAGCTCAAACCAAGTAATCGCGCGGGAAGAATCCGATAAGTTCCACAAAGAGGACCAAGCTCTTTGCATAAGTCCTCAGTTACGGCATAAGTGTATTTAGAGAGGTCACAAGGATGCTCAATACACTGAAAATATTTCATTATTTACTCACTTTCTTAGTATTTTGAAATATAGTTAAGATTCATCGCTGCGCGTTCAGCATCGGTGAGAATAGTCCACGACTTAAAATTATCGGGGAGTTTAATCTGGTCGACAGGGAGTGGCTCAATAGGGCCATCTTCAAGAAGCCGTTTAGAAATGTCTTCAAAATAAATGAGATCGGCATCTTTCTTTTTCTTTGCAGGGGCTGGCACTTCACCAGATACATATTTCTTTACGGTCGCCGCGGTTGTCCCGCACTTCTTTGCGACATGACTATATACAGGATCTTTAGCATATTCCTCTTGAATTTGCTTAATCTTTTCTTCACTTAGGCGCGCCAAGGATAAATCACCTCTCCTTCTTTCTCATAAGGTACATTCCGCCAATCTTGCTTTTCATCATAAGGTTTTTCGTTTTTCCAAACATCCAAATCCTCAACAATAAAAGTATTCATATCTCGGAACAACTTGCTTACGCAGAAATTAAAATGCCCGCCCGCAAGTTTCTCGTACATACGAGTGGTATGCTTCTTAGTTTTCTTGTCATAGAAATCAACAATAACGAAAAGTATGCCACCACTCCCATCATCGAAAGAGTGCCAATCAGCTTTCTTTTGATGGACTATAAAACGCCCCTGCCATAAATCGTCATTTTCAATAGCCCGATTAACAAAACGCATATCAGCATTGAATTTACGCTGAGTGGCTTTTCTCAATTTAAAACTCATATCTAATCCCCTTTCTTATTTTCTATAATAATTATAGCATAATTTCGTTCAAAAGTCAATTAGCTTTAAAGTTATAAACGGGCTTAATTATCTTAGTAATCTCAACAGTATCTTTGATATTCTCGATAATAGATTCCATCGGTTTATAAGCCATCGGAGATTCATCAATAGTAGCATTAGACACGCAGGAAGTCCAAATACCATCCATTTCGGATTGATACTCTTCAAGAGAAAGAGTTTCTTTTGCCTTCGCGCGAGACATTAAGCGTCCAGCACCGTGCGGCGCAGAGTAGTTCCAGGCCGGATTACCTTTGCCAATGCAAATTAAAGAACCATCGCGCATATTCATAGGAATAATAAGCTCTTCGCCCGTATTCGCTGCAACTGATCCTTTACGCAAAATAGGATGCTCACCATTCTTACACGGAGAAAAGTCAATATAATTATGCTTAGTTTCAAAGAAAGTAAAGTTATCCCAGCCCATTTCTTTGCAGATGGTGAATAGCATAGCTTTACGATTTGCTTCAGCATACTCTTGAACGATGTTCATGTCATGGAGATAATTCTCAAAAGACTCTCCAACCAGCGGAACCAAACCTTTATCATATTTAACTTTACAAGAAGAAACATAAGCCGGAATTTCCATTTTACGCCCATCTGCAAGCATCATTTCGATTACTTTTTTATCGACTTTGCTACAAGCCTTTTGGTAATTAGTTTCAGCTAATTTCTGGTAATATTTACAAACTTGAATACCAAGATTACGAGAACCAGAGTGAACAACGAGATAACACTGATTATCTTCATCAACATTCATTTCGATAAAGTGATTACCACCACCAAGAGTACCAATAGACTTCAAAAAGTAATCTTCTTTAGTTTTGATTGCGTCCCAGCATTTCAGTTGATAAAGTTGATTTGCCCAATTTTTTGCGTTGACACTCGCGCGATTAGGCATTTTAATATTAACCATTTTATCGCGGATAGACATACCAGAAGGGATATGCTCTCGAATAACCTTATCCAATTTTTCAAAATCGACTTCTTCTTTATGCAAATGAGTAAGCTTTGCACAAATCATACCACAACCAATGTCTACGCCAACCAGATTTGGAACAACACAATCAGAGATTCGCATAGTAGTACCAATGGTGCAACCAGCGCCCGCATGAACATCGGGCATAATAGCTACATTTGCATTTTCTGCAAAGGGCTGATTCAGCATCTCAATAATCTGTGCAATAGCTTCTTGCTCAATCAAGTCAGTATAAACTCGCGCGGAACCGTATTTGCCATTTAAAGTCAACATAAAATCCAACCTTTCTTATTTATAAACTACGACAATGCCTTGGAACGGGTCATGCAAATCTGTAGTATCTCGAAAAGCGTAAACTTCTTTGTTTAAAATACCATTATCACGAACATACTTTCCGCGCTTACCCTCAAGAATTTGTCTATTGAAACCAACAGCATCGAAATCTTCGATTTTGTAAGGATAAAGTGCATCTTCATCACCACATTTGGTAATGCCAATCTCGGTAATAACTGAGCATTTTTCAACAAATTCTCGAATGGTCATAACTTATCTCCTTTACGTTATACATTTAATTAAGGAAGTAAATCCATTCTCCACACAATGGTTATTCTATTTGAGTCCATTCTTAATGCAACTTTATCATCTGGAAGTATATAAATAAACTCAATTTTTAATTCAGAAGATATTTTTGCATTAACAATCTCATTTATTCGCGTACCATTGAGTATTTTTACTTTTCTAAAATCATTAGGAAGAATTTCAAGTACAACCCCATAAATACCAGTGTCTTTAGAATCAGAGTTAGAGTTAGAATAAAACATAACTATTCCTTTCTTAACTTTCTATAAATATTATACCATATCTTTTCACGCAAGTCAATAGAAAAGAGCCTAGTCCATTACAGGCTAGGCTCCAAGATGAGAAAAGAAAGGAGACACTTATTAGTTAATCGTGGAACGGCTGACCAGATTTGAACTGGTATAGACGGATTAGGAATCACGCAGCTCTATCCTATTAAGCTACAACCGTATAAAATCAGACATTATTTTACATCGCGCCAGAACGATGGGAAGGATAAAATGGTACGGCTGAAGAGACTTGAACTCTTGGCTTTCGGATTAGAAGTCCGATATTCTATCCAACTGAATTACAGCCGCATAGGAGTGCGGCTTTATTAGCGTCGAGCCGCGAACGACAAGGAGATTTGTATAAGATTCATAGAAATTGCAAGTGGTACGCCCAAGAAGAATCGAACTTCCATCTTTGGTTTCGTAGACCAATATTCTCTCCGTTGAACTATGAGCGCATAAAACAAGACCAACAATACGCCGCTCTACCACTGAGCTAAATATTCCCATTTAAGAGAAGATACTGCCGAGAATCGAACTCGACGACAAGCGGGTTACAAGCCAATTTCAGATGCTGTGATGGTCTTTAAATGGTGCGCTTGACAGGACTTGAACCTGCATCTGACAGATTAAGAGTCTGTGATTCTTCCATTGAACTACAAACGCATAATGGTGCTGGAAACAGGACTTGAACCCGCAACCTTCTGATTACAAATCAGCTGCGCTACCAATTGCGCCACTCCAGCTCGGCAGTCCGATAATTTAAAGAGTTCCAGACCATTTTTTCTCTAATACGATTTATGCTTTCCGGTTAGTATCATTCCCGTTCCACAACGTATCTTTTGATTTGTAGTTTCTCAATACTTTAATCCAATAGGCAACTAGTATTCTATTAAATTGTTTCTTGAGGCTTTACAGGTATCAACACCTATTTATATCAAATCAATTCCCAATCTTCATCTGAAATTTGTTTTATTTCAGTTTTAGAAAACGGTAATTGATAGGATTTACACCACTTTCTAATTGCATTATCAGATACTTCAAATTGCTTTCCAATAGAAAGAAAAGATTTATTTCTAATTAAAGATTTTAATTCTTCTCTTGAAGGGCGTTCAGCAATCTAAAATCCAATATTTCGACATTGGTAAGAACAATAGCACTAATTTGTATGAAAAATGGGCTTTCCACAAACAGGGCAAAATTTCTAAGGAATTTTATTTTCTAATTGTTCTTTTTCTTGATGTTTATACCTTGCCCTTTCTTTGTGAAAAGAACTCTTGTCTCTTAATGGATATTTTTCATTATCATCATACCAGATTTCTCCCAAATTAATATCGCTGATAGTCTTTTGAGACAAATTATAATCTTTTGCTATTTCTCTTTGGGTTTTTAGAGTATTTTTTAATTGAGTTTTTATTAAATCAACCGTATCCTAATTTAACTTTTTCCCTAAACCTTTTGGTCCTTGTCCGCCTTCTGAAAGGTTATAACCATTAGGAGAAATACTATTAAAATACTAAATATAATATTTTTCTCTTTCATCCAACTAATCTGATGGACATTCTTCAATTACTTCAAATGTAAAATTATCTAATCCATATTTTTTTATTGCTGGATATAAAATAGTTTTATATTTAAAATTACTATTAGTTGCGCTACTTTTATGAGCAATCCATCTTTTTTCAATGTTTACACTCTAGCCGATGTAGCATTTTCCATTTATTTGATTAGTAATCTTATAAATTCCACAAGTAGGCATATCTATCACTCCTAAATGATAAATAAAATATAAGGCCGGTATTAGGAGTACCTTAATCTCATTGACCGCGAATCAATGCTCCCCTATTGGTCGACCACGTCAGATTTGAACTGACAATATCTCTTATGAGAACTCCTGGTTGAGAGCCAGGCGAATTTAACCGTTTCTTCCAGTGGCCGTTATAATGCGCGAGTGACTTTGAAGCAAATACTCTGGGCGATGTTTTCTCGCGCGTCTTACAAGCGAACTCCACTTATAAGTCCTACCCTAGTTTTTTAAACAGCCGATAGGAGTTCTACGACTGTCATGCAACTGGTACTTCCGACTAGAGTTGAACTAGTGTATCGGCCTTATCAGGACCGTGTCCTAACCGTTAGACTACGGAAGTATATGGTGGCCCCTGCGGGATTTGAACCCGTCATCAGGAGATTGAAAGTCTCCTATCCTCACCTTTAGACGAAGGGGTCATAATAAAGCGACATGGTCTAATTGCTTTTGCAAGGGACGTCTTTACCCGTGCCGTAGATGCGCATTGCGCCGACAATTATCAGAACGTTAATCCATTCTACCATCGAAGCTGGTGCAATTTAACTGACGAAAGAGAGCTTGTATTCATTTCGTCTTTCATGTCTATTGATTTTCGTCAATCCGACTTCCAAGTTCATCAGATTGTCCAGTTCACACCGCGTGGAGGTATCAATTATTGTGAACCTTACCACTCAATTAAGAGTAGTGAAGCAATCTTTTAGCATCTTGTCACTTTAGACTAAGATTGCAAGTGATTTATGAACGCAACTTCTGCGTTAGGAGGTTTGGCTCGGTTCAGCTCCATTTCTGGTAGCCTGTGACCCCTCTCGTAAAACCTAGCAGCTCACATTTTTGCTCAGTGAAGTGTCTGCCAACAAAACTGCCATCCCACTAGTTTAGTTGCCACCTAGGATTGGGTATTTATTGAACGCGCTTCCGCGAAGAACGGTTTTTTGTTTCTTGGTTCGGAACAAATGCTTCCTGCAACACCGAAATCTCTCAACCTCACCCACCGTACCTCTATTTTATACCGCTGAGCATTGGGCAGTTACGCGGTGCATGAGTTCGTCCTTTGATAACTCACACGCTAAATGCACTCTTTAGTTTAAACGACTCCACAGAGCTGTCGTGAAAAGTAAGTAATCTTTCCTTAACTTTCTATAAATATTATAGCATAGATTTGAAGAAAAGTCAATTATTCAAATCCATGTTTCTCTGCCGCAAGATCAAGTTTTACAAGAGTCTCATCAATCTGATGTTCAATTTCACTATTGACGAAAATTGCACGCTTGATAAAATGACCTTGATCATTGGGAATGATAAGTTCCTTACCAGTTAAACTGCGATAAATTTCACCATAGAAATCTTCGCTATTGATTTCGATTTTAGAATCTTCATCCATGAGAATGTCGTACTTCATGGCTTTGCCGATAAGCATACGCAGATAAGATTCACGAACGGTATGCCATTTAGTCTCATAATTCTTTTCGCTCATAATCTTATTTCCTTTCCTCATTTTCTATAATAATTATAGCATAAGATTAGAGAAAAGTCAATAAAGAAACTTCTAAATAAGTTCGTCATAAAAAGAACTGTAATATAATTTTAAAGTCCCGTTAATAAAGATTTGAGAAAAAATATAATCTGAATTTAAGGCATTGTCATAATCTTCTTCTGAAATATAACTTCCTAGAGCAGCAAAAAAATTAATTATTTGTTCTTTAGAATAATATTTATTTTGTTTATATCTTACTAAAGTTAAATATTTTTTTAAATCTGGTATCCAATATGAGTGTTTATATTCAAAAAGAAAAACATTCGGCCAATTTTTTAAAGAATGAATTATATTACTATTACTTTGTCCAAAAACCATATAAGGGTTAGAAAAAAGCAAAGTTCCAATAATTGCTCCTGCAATAGGAGGCATAGATTCTTGTTTATCAGATATTTTGTAAAAACATTGATAAATTTTTTTTAATCCATCTGAAGTAACATTTTCGTTCAAAGAAAGCAATTTATCCATGTTATTATTAATATCTTTAATTATATCCAAACAATCTTCTACAATCAAAGGACTAGCTTTACTTAAAAGTTCAATTTTTTCATTCATTAAATATAATCCAGGAACATTAATGCGAATAGCAGCAATATCTTTTGATAAGCTCATATCTGCATAATAACATTTATATCCAAGATTATCAAAAATATTATTTAAATATTTTATCAATGACGAAAAATCTGTAGCTTCTTCTAAAAAAATTTTTTTATTGCAAGATTCTACAAAAGTAACTTTAGAAAAGAAATTTTCATCAATACTATTAGCTTCTGAAATATTATTTAATACACTATTTAAAAATCCAATTGCCCCATTAGGAGAATAAGGTGTTTGAATATTAATTTCTTTATTTTTAAAAGTCGCAACACCTTGATAAATTTCTGTAATTACTCTTTCAAAAGCAATATCAAAGACTGGATAAGAGCCAAAATCAACTGATGTAAGTAAACTTATTGGATCAATCAAAATAGACATTAAAGTAGGGACATTAAAATTATAGGATAAATCAATAACATAAAATAAATATCCAGCTTTATTAATTTTATCTATTTTATCTTTTAAATCTTTGTTTTTAATTTTAGTTAAATCTATAGCATAAAATTGTCCTTGAGGTTTAAAATAAAAATTTACCAATCCAATTCTTTCACAAATTTCAGAAAGGCCTTGAGTTAATGCTTCTTCAATACTATTTCCTGCAGCCAATCCAATTGAAGTCCAAGTTAAAGCAGAAATTCTTGGGTCTATATAAATAATATCTGAATCATTTTTAGTCGAAACAAAAGGAACTCCAATAAATTTATTATAACATAAAATTATGCTTATGTCAAAAAAGAGCTTAGATTTTACTCTAAGCTCTCAAATTTAGTTCTTATAATTTCTGAAGATTTCTCTTCGACTGCCATATTCGCTTTCTCTCGACGTTCATCTTGAGAAAGCTCTTCTCCTAATTCTTCTCCAGTCGTATTTTTATATAATTCTCCATAAAAATCTCCAGTAGGAGATAATTTTATAATCGCATCAAAATACATTTCTAAGATAAGAAGTCGCCTTAATTCATTACGAGATATTTTAAAATAATCTTTTTCCATTGATACTCACCTCAATGAAAAAGTAACATCCAACTCGTCCAAATCTGAACAAAATGTACCAGCTGATCCTCAATCAAATTAAAAGTTCCTTTATTGGCCTTCTCATTATCCACCATCGCGTGAACCACCGTGTTAAATCCAACCAGCGCACTAAACAGCCAACCAGCCTCATTCCATCCACTAGTCATTCCCATATAGCCCAACAACGGCAAACAAACCAGAAAGCTCCACATAAAAGAATGTTCAACAAGAGCAATCATCCAATCGTTCTTATACTGAGCCTGCGGGTAATTCTCTTTCCACCACTTTTTCTGTTTAAACTGTGCGAGGACACCTTGAAGGTTATAATCAGCAATCAAATGAAGAAACAGCATCGAAAACAAAATCAAATAAGCCATTAAAGTTCCTCCATTACTTCCAGAAAAGCCTTAATCATATCCATACGCTCAAGTCCCATTTTATCACCCAATTCTTTAATATTCTCTTCAAAAAGGGCTACTCTATACTGCTCACCGTTCAACATATCTGTCAGGTAATTTTTAAATCTCTCCCCATCAGGAGTCAACTGAAAATTATCATTCTTCTTCGTTTTCATTTTCTACCTCTTTGTACATTGATTGCGGCAGGGTGATAAATTGTCCTTTCCCACTAAACAGCCACATGTAATCTTTTCTTTTATGCTTTTGAAAACATTGGGGACAAACAATTTTATCCTCATTAACTGCTTCACTAGCAATATTCGCATTAGCAAAATCAATGCGCCCGCCGCAAGAACAAAAGAAAGTTACTAAACTATCAGTCGGCAAAGTTACCCCTTGAGGAGTCATTACCGGTGCAGCGGGAAGCGAAACACTTACAATATAATTATCCATTAATCCACCATCCAAGCATACTAATAAACTCTACGATAATCATTACTCTTTCGAGTCGAAAAATTCTTGCTCCTACGCACGGCTTGATTTGCTTTTCTCTTGAAATAACGATAACGACTGGCATGACCAAGCTGACGAAAATAAATTTTTTCAGTTCTGTACTTTCCACGCCAAGAATAATAATCTCTATACTCTCCAGGTACTTTAAAATCATAATCAACAGGAGCTTTAGTGTGTAAAGTCCGACGACGCCCTTTATTCCGAGCATAAGTTAAAAAATAAGGTGCCGGGTAGCCAGCATTCTGGCTCAAAAAGTATTTCCTATTAAATTCTTTTCTTTTTGCAACTCGACGTTCTGCACGAGTTCGAGGATGACTCATTATCTCAACTCCTCAAATTTTGCTTCAAACTGATTAATCAGCATTTGATTTAACTCTTTACGAAGCTGATTTTCAGTTTTACCTTTGTCTGCGGGCTGGTCATGCTCCCAACGGTCGCGCACGTTATAGAGCATGGTATTTAAATCAAACATTGCAAGAGCATCTTCTTTAGACATTGAACCATTTTTAATTTCAAGAAGAGTATCACGCAAATTTTTAGAATAAGTAGAATAAGGATATTCGTCTCGCTCAAAAGCATGGAGAAAAACAAAATAATGCAAAACAATATCAACTAAAGTTTTGCGGTCGCCTTTCTTATTCCAATCCAAGCGTTCCAACTTTCTACTCTTGAGCGCGCTCTCAAAACAATTTACTACGCGCCAATAAAATTTAGATAAAACAGCAGTGAAACAATCCATATCCTCGAAAGGATTTACTCCTTCGCCAGCATCAGTCCAACGCATAATAGTAGTATATTTAGAACTTGCGACTTCAAGGGCATGGAAATCCGCATTCATCAGTGCTTCAACAAAAATACGAAAATCTTTAACTACAATATGTTCGCCATTGGGAATGCCATTTTCGTCAACGTACATCAATTCTTTTGAAACAGGCTTACGATTCAAAGCCAAATCTTCAAGAGAAGGCATGGCAATCAGATAAGAATCGACATCAGATTCTTCAGTCTCAAGCGCGTAATTCTGAGAGCCGTAAATAGACGCTACAATTACGTCATAACCTTTTAACTGCGCGAACTTGACATGACGCATCATCTGATTAAAAACATTTTCATCAAAAGTGGCAAGTTCTTTCATTACCATTTTATCGTTCTTCCTTTCTCATTTTCTATAAATATTATATCATATATAAACAAAAAAGTCAATAGGCTAGATACCTATTGACTTAAAATTAACTATTTAGACGTTCTGAAATTTTCTGGATACCACCGGTAGCTTCATTGATTTCAGATTCAGCTTGAAATTTAATTTTATTAATATCAGTTTGGACGCAACGAAGCAAAGCAACTGTGTCTTCATCAAGTTTCTTTTTTTCTTGTGGATTATAATTGATTGCACGAGGACCATTTCTTACTTCTTCACGCTCATAATAATATTTTACTGCAGCTCGATATTCCTTGGCAGTCTTAAAATAAATCCAATACCAAGTCTGGCCATCTTTGAATCTCAAATAACGTCTTTCAGGATATGTTTGCTTAACAATATTCCAACGCGCAGGATTAACGGAATAAAAATCGACAAACTGTTTGTAAGACAAGCATACTTTATGTTCTATAAAAAGAGACCTATCGTCTTCTCGAATAATGTTATCATTCACATTTTCAAAATCAACATCAATCAAGTCATATTTGTCTAATTTCTTTTCTATCGCGGCTGGAATAGCATAAATGGTTGTTGCAATTCCAATAAAAGGACATACCATAGATATAAATTCATCTTCATCATATGTCACGCCGCATAAAGCAGAAATAATTCCCATTATAACAAAAATTATAACGTGAACAATCAAAAGCAAAAGCATTATTCAAGTACTCCATTCGTTAAAACTATTGTGCGTCCGTCCATACTCCAAAAGTCAGCTTTAAATTTGATAGTTTGCCCTGTGCTAAACTTTTTCTGATTGACGTTATCAAGATAAATCATAATCTTTGCACCATAGGGCGATGGGTCACTTTCGGTATTAGCGACAACAAAGAAACCAGGAATTCCACCATAGTCCCAATAAAAATCTTCGGTGGAAACAATCAACCGCCCATCTTCAGAGACAGAAATTTGGTCAGCTTTAATTTTACCTTCAAACTTCAAATCCATTCTTTTCGCGGCGGGAGAAAAATCCGTTCCCTCTTTCCACGCGTCTCGATATTGCTTAGCCAGTTTCTTAATAGTCACATTGTCATTATATTCTGACGTGACAGTAATTTGTTTTGTCCTACCAGGCAATTCTCTGTCGGCATAAGTATAAAAACAACATCCGAAAATAATTATAGCTGACAGAATAACTGATATTGTCGTTTTTAAAAATTCTCTCACTTTAAATCCTCTTTCTCAATTTTCTTGCGCTTAGCGCACAAATTAGTAATATGTTCATCAGGATTCTTAATCATACGATGACGCAAAATCTGAAATGCCCGTCCAAGAGTAGGAGCATTAATAGTAGAAACTCGTCGAGTGGATTTACCGTTCTTGGTATAAGTGTAATACAAAGTCCAAACAAACATTTCCATAATACTCCTCCTTTTGAGTTTAATCTTGATCACGCGGGACAGTATACCAAATAGTAGTATAAACCACACCGTCTGAGCAAAATTGTGAAAAGTCAAGTACATTAACTTCGGGATGTTCATATAAAAATTTCTTTACACCAAATAAATCAGTTGGATCAAAATTTTGCTTATTAGGAAATTTATTGTGGCGAAAAGTTAAATGATGAAGTTCTCCAACTTTTTTCCCATTAAAAATCATTCTTTTGCCTTTCTTGCATAGACGTACAGTATTGGTTTATTCTCTTTCAAATCAATTGCACTTATCGCGCAATCTATAGAAAACTCAAGAAGTCCACCAGACAAGTGACCCATATCGCCAGAATAAAGTTCTTTAAAAGTAATATTATCAACAATTCTAATTCTTTCAGCACTTGGGAAGATTTTAAATAGCTTTTTAATTTTCATCAGTTTTCTCTTTTATTCGTTATAAGAATTTAACTTATAGTATAAATCAATAAATCCTTTATTGTTCGTAAATTCAGTAGGCAAAAAGAATCCTGCGACTTCTAAATTACCAATGTATCCATGGAATTTTTCTTTGCCAAAGTCTTTAATTTTTCCAAAATACATAGGATTATTTTCATACCGATCAATCGTAGCGTTTGCTCGAATACTAATTTCCAAATCTTCTGGATACGCCGCTGCAATAAACTCTTTAACCAACATAAATTACTACACCTACCCTAACTCAAAATCATTGTAATAAATAAGGATATAATGATTTTTATCCTCACTTTGAGATAATATTCCATTTACTTTCCGCGCACAAAGGAACTCATATTCATTATTGTTCATCAAATCTTTCACAGTTCCTACAAAATGAGGACTTTCGCTGTAACGATCGCCAGCAATCTCAATCCACTGATATTTGCACAGCACATTAAGTAAATCTTTGACAGTCATTCTCTAACTTCCTCTCTTGATTTTCTATAAATATTATATCATAAATTTATTCTAAAGTCAATAAAAAAGACCTCAGATTTTACTCTGAGGTCTTTACTAAAATGATAAAAGTTCCTGTCACAGTCACCGCTATAACTGTAAATGGTGTCTCCTCACAGAATCGAACTGTGCATAGGTTGCTTATGAAACATCCGCGAGTTCCCAGCTCAGGAGACATGAAACGGGAGATGCCCACTCCCGTAGGGGTCACTCTTAGGCGGTGAAGAACCGATCCTCATTCTATAATTACTGAAAATCTACACTCACGCATTCATCCCAGACCTCTTTTATTACTAGATACTCCCAGTTTGAATGAGTGAGCAATCAAAGCATTATCAAGTAATACTTACTTTTATTCTTCCAACTAGAAAGAGTTTGCTGCTATGCGAGTATCTATTCAGAGGGACAGATTTCTTACGTGTCTGTCGTAAAGCCGCCAGTAGAAATTCCACTGGATTGGTGGACCAAGGAGATAAACTCCAGCCCGATTTAATCAAAGATTGGCGTTCTTTTACTTTAATTAAGTATTCGGCATTATAACACCTATTATACCGCGGTCTATTTGGTGTTTCAGCGTACCGTACAATGCGTGTCTAGCCCAGGCATTGCTCCACTTCAGCTATAATCCTTCGAAAGGGTTAAACCTAATTAAAAACTTTGATTAATGGTGTGCGAAAAGGGAGTCGAACCCTCGTCGCCTGCTTGGAGGGCAGGAATAATTGCCGTTATACCACTCGCACATATAAGAGGGAGTTTTCAGACTATCCCTCACGTCCATTGGAGGTTACTTTCGTTTTCTTTGTATTGAGCCGAATACAAATGACTAAGCCACATATCGCTAAGCGCCAGTGGTAGTTTACCTCGAATCCATCCTCTCTCGGCTGGTAATTTTTACAGTCTTTACCGAACTGAGCCTTTTAACAACCTGCTTAGGTCACAAATCATCCGATTTGACGCCTTATCTTCTAGGCGCAAGACTCGCAATCCTTCCGAATTGCATTGGCGACTCTGAGGAGATTCGAACTCCCGACCTTCGGAGAGACAGTCCGCTGTTCTAGCCACTGAACTACAGAGCCATAAAATGAGGAAATTACTTTTCCTCGTCACCTTTGTACCAAGCTAAATCAATTTCACTCAACTTAGCCCAATTCAAACTAGGATACATATTATCCTTTTCACGTTCATCAAACACGGCAAAGCCGATTAACCAATCGTTTCCAAGATTAATTGCTTGCTGCAGATAAACATACTGACAAACTCCATCATAGCCTTCGTCTAAATCAAGTTTTTCATCTTCTTTATACCAAAGACGAAACAACTTATCCTTAGCATAGCTATTGAACCAGTCAGCAAAATTTCCAACGAAAAAGTCCATAATGTATCCTTTCTTGAAGTAAGTGGTCCCTCATGATGGTATCGAACCATCCCGGCGAAACGCATGGGTTTTACAGACCCACTCCAATCCTTATGGTCTAATGAGGGATAAACAGAAACCGCGCAAACGGTTTCAGAAACTCTTTCTACACTTGGTAGACAAGCTAATGGTGCGCGTGAGAAGACTCGAACTTCCAGTCTGACGGATTAAAAGTCCGCGATTTTACCATTAAACTACACGCGCATGAAACAGAATATTAAGAAGCGTTCTGTTATCGCTTTTGGCGGACCGTACAGGGCTTGAACCTGTGACCCATGGATTAACAGTCCATTGCTCTACCAACTGAGCTAACGATCCATAATAAAAATCAAGACGATTTTCATTTTGTTTTATCATCCATATTGTTAAAACATTAAAAGTTTTGCAGAAATCGTCTTAAAATCCCATTTCATTTCAGCCCACATCAAGACAGCTTCTTTACAATATTTGAATTTTAAGTTCAAGTTGTTAGAAGTATTTGCTGTTTCTGTCTTTCATTTTCTATATATATTATATCATAGAAATCATAAAAAGTCAATTCATTCGGTGAGCAGTTTCAATCTCACGCAAGCTCATAGGGATTTCGTTTAACAGCATCGGTATGCCGTGGCCTTCACGTTCCCACATTAGAGCAACATTATTGTCTTTAGCGATTTTTAATTCTTATCTACGAATGAATCTCATTTTCTATAAATATTATAGCATATTATCTATCAAAAGTCAAATCATTGAAAGTCATCTTCTGTCCAATGGAGACCTTTATAAGTAAGGTAATGTTTAAAATCTTCAACAAAACGCCAATAGTCTTTACCTTTTCCTTTTTCAAAAGGAAGTTTGTTATACTTGTAGAAATCATGCGTATAAGCAATCCACAAAAGCCAAATTAAATTGGTATCTTTTGCTTGAACATGAATCCTCGCGCGAGGCTGATAAACTGGATTATGATAAAGAACATAATATTCATTATGCACATTTTCAACAGTCCAGTTAGAATCGTGAGTAAGAATTTCAAAAAGATACTTCTTCGCTTTATTTGAACGAAATACATGAGCACCACCAAAACAGAACTCAAAATAATTCATCAAATCATCATAAACCCAATCACTTACAGGAGTATTCTTTTTCCTCTTACTCATTTTAATCCTTTCTTTAAGCCTTCTCGCACAAGTGATTATAAATTTCAAGACTTTTAATTTCTATGGATTGCTCCGTTACTCAGTATAAATTTCTACTTCATCAGGTTACTCTCCATCTCTTTTCCCATTGATCATACTCAGCAATTTCCCGCTTTATGATTTTGCCGTCTTTTTTATATACAGTAATACGATATGCATAATTGGCAGAATATTTCAACAACCGTTGTAACGCTTCCTCCTCAGAAGTCGTTTTTGTAACTCCGGCATAGGAACCGCCAGACCCCAAAATCTCAGGTTCATACCAACCTGTCTCATAGAATATAGTCTGTTCCATTACTTCATCCCACTTTTTTATAGATTTTAAGTCTCAATCAAAATAAAATCATAACCCGGAGCTTTCTCGCGCAAATAAGTATAAATCTCATTGCACTTCTTCAGATAAGCAGTCGCGCTCATATCAAGATTCTCTGGAATAGGTTTACCATTGAGATAAAGTTTCAAATAGCAATCATAACTCCAATTATCTGCGAAAAGCAAACCAAGAATATATGAATAGTCATTATCAATATCTTCTCGCTCAAGAATACCAGCATGAACCAAATCATCTTGAAGAACTTCATAACTAATAACTGGCGCAGTCAAAATTTTCATCAATTGAAAAACCTTTCAAAATAATCTAAAAACCAGCACTCAATTTTTTCAAACCATCGAATTAGTTTTTGTTCCCAAGTCAGATTGGTCTTAATCGCAGCTGAACAATAGTTTTGTTTTCTCTTCTGATCGCTACGTCTTGAGCGCTTACTAGACAAATTCTTTTTGTAAGCATCAGTTCCAACCATTGCCCGACCATAAACCATCTTGGTCGTCTTCAATTTGCCCATAGTAACTCTCCTTCCTATTGGTGCGCAAAGTGGGATTTGAACCCACAAATCCTACGTCCTTAGCGTAGTGTCTATGCCATTCGACTACTTGCGCATAATGAAGAATTTTCGTATCTTCTCCTCTTGATTGCCTATTCAATACTAAGGACGACGGACTAACTCAATCAAACCGTGGAGTTCAATTCCCATCGGGAATCTAATAGGAAACTCCGTTCTGGAGCAGCGGGTGAGAGTCAAACTCACTAACTTCGGCTTTGCAGGCCGCTATGCGATCGACGCATCTCCGCCGCATATAAAAGGGAGAATTGCTTCTCCCTAAAAGAAAGAGGTATGTATAAAAAGAGTAGGAATCAATTCCCAAACTCTATAAATATTATATCACGATTTTTAGAAAAAGTCAATTAAACAGTTTCCGACATTTCCTCAATCATCTTCTGGACTTCGGTGTTCTCCATATCCAGCTTATGACTACGCCTTGCAGCAAAGTCAGCATACTTAGTAATCTGCTCATATAGCGCAGCAACACGCTTCTGATAATCATAAGTATAGTTCGTCAGGGCATGATAATACTGAGTCCAAGCCTTACGACGAGCAATCTTCATACCCTCGTTCTCGTCCCACTTATCATCAACCGAACAGTAAGCCTTGCCCTCAAACACACAATAAGCAGGACCAAGGTCGGAATTAACATGGAGTAGAGAGGCAATCTCCCCTAGCTCACAAATCCTAAAAGCGTCACGCTTAGTCCAAATATTTGCCAGATCGCGAACACCGCCACTCAGCTTGGCGACTACGACGCCATGATACAGCTGACCATTGATACATCCAGTTTTATCTCGGTCAATGTAATACGAAAAACTCGGCTTGTGATAAGCGATGTCACCATCACGCTTAGCGGTCAAACGAGGAACAGCAGGAATAAACTTAGTCATAATTTAAATATCCTTTCTTAACTTTCTATAAATATTATAGCATAAAATCGTTCTAAAGTCAATTAATCTTCAAGAGTATTAGTAGAAAAGGCTTCAGCTGTAATGGTAATACCAAGAAAATAGCTGAGAATTGCCGGTAGAGTATATTCCGCATCGTCAACAATAATCGTATCAAAAGGCGCGTTTGTTGCGGTCGGCAAATCATCAAAAGTAACAGGTGAAGGAATCTTGTAACCCATCACATTTGCCTTTTCCATCAGAATGCGTCGCCGATGATCATCAATAGCAAAAATAGGAACGCCAGAATTTGCACTCTCCTCGATCAAACGAGAGGTTTTGCCTTCTCCACGCTTCATTCTAAAAATCTTCATTTAGTTTTTCTCCTGAGCCATATAATTTTTCAACGCCTGAGAAATGGTCTTGCCATCTGCTTTTGCACCAATCTCTGCGCGAACCGCTTTCATCGCTGCGCCAAAAGCAGTTGGGAGCATACACTCAGCATCCATTTTACGCAAATAATCCAAAACCTCATCATAAGACATCATTTTAGGCAAGTAGATAGAATAAAGGTCAATCTGACGCTTCAAGCCCTTAGCATAATGAGTATTGAGCAAATCACCAGACATTGCGTCATAGTCCTTCTGCATCTGTTTGACTTCCTTGCGGATGACATCAATAGCTTCATCATTAGTCAATTCACGGCGAAGCTCAACTTCTTTCGCGCGGAAGCGAGACAAAAGATAAGAATAATCATTCTTATCTTCCATTCTATCCTGTTTCAGCGCGGCTTTCATATTCATTTCAATCTCAGAAACAATCAAAATAATCTTCCTTTCTCACAAGGTAATATAAAAATCTATACCTTCATTCCACATAATTTTTCGAGCTTCGTGAAAATCTTTAATCTGCGGCGGAATTTTATCATGCTGTTTAAACCAGTAATCAATAAAATCCTGTGCAGCAAAATTCATCAAAGCGGCATTGGAAATGAAAGTCGCCCAGCTAGTATCTGCTTTTGCTTTATAACGAACAAGCCACATTGATATTAACCCCATTTCCCTTGGCGCACATAAGAAAAAGTGAGATGAGACTCCTTTTCAGTCGGTTGAAAATTAAGCCACTTCTCGATGTTTTCCTTCCCTTCAACAGTATAGGAGCCATCATTAAAATCTGTAAAACGATTATCTGAGGCATCAAAATCATAAACAGTGCCATCTTGCATTGTTAGACTGCCAGTTTCATCACTAGTTACAATCCAAATAAAAATTTCTTTAATATCGGATATATCGTACCCTTCAACATGACAAATAGTTTTTTGATTCTCATAATCATAGATAACAAAATCAAAACCCAATACTCATTCTTCCTTTCTTGATTTTCTATAAATATTATATCATATATATCTTAAAAAGTCAATAGGAATAATTAAAATTCCACATCAAAAAGCAACCAATTATCCATTGCGTGAAGATACTCAAGCTCAACATCGGACTCAAAGAAATCTTCCTCTTTCAAAGGATAAATGCCAAAATCAGTTGGATGCTCACGAATTTCTTCTTTAGTCACAAGAGCAGAATCATAAGGTTCATGATCGCGGTAAATCTTTCTCGCGCACTCACGAGCATACCATTTTGCTTCTCGATTGGTCAAAAATTCTTTTTCATCAACTAAATGCAATGGCGCATAAGGACGCTTTAAACCAGCATAAATTTTAAACTTTGTCATAATCATTCTCCTTAACTTTCTATAAATATTATAGCATATCTTCATACGGAAGTCAATATAAAAATGGGCTGGAATTTCTTCCAGCCCTACAATACCAGATGCCTTGATAATGGCAAAGCCGTTTTCTAATTTGCATCAAATAATAATTAACTTGTTAAATTTTGTAATGATGGTGATTTCAACATTATTCAGCAGACTTTAAATTTGTCCTTCGTCATAATATTTTTTCAAGATTCTCGTCCTTTTTATCAAGTACAGTGTCCAATGCATCATAATACGCCTGCGCCAGCGCTTCCACCTCTGTAATGTCATCTTCGGTCAGTAAGCCATTGTCCAGATGTGTGTAGGCTTTGTCAAGCCAAAAGGCAACATCGCGTCCTGCTGCAATCTCTCGCTTAATGCTACGCAGCGTCAAATCGTGCCGTGCTTTGCTTTTAATCGCCATGGTAATTTCTCCTTTCATGTTTGAGATGCTACCGCATCTTCCAAATCAGTGATTCTCTTTATTGGGTCTGCTCTTCCCGTCACAGTCGCGGTGTCGGCGTCTGTGAGCACGGTGTTCGCACCCGCAAGCGCGGGCAACGCCGTCCCGCCAGTGGCGGTGAAGGGTACAGGCTCTGCCAGCTTGTAAGCAATTTGTACTGGCGTGCCAGCGTCGTTCTGGGCGGCAAGGTAGGCTTTCAAACCATCGACTGTTGCGAAAGGTCCATCTGAGGCCACGTGAAGTACGACGCTTGAAGAAGAAATGCGCACAAAGTTAGCCGGATATACGGTAGAACCTTTTACGTTATCGAAATGGCTCGATATTCCAAAAGTTCCAGAATAAGGTTCTAGTATTTTATATAATGCCCATTGCTGCTCTTTTCTGCTCTCAATGGCGCCGTTGTCAGACCACCTTTCCGTTCCGTCAAGCGTCAGCATTTTCCACGTCTCCTGCCCATCTCCACTAACCGCGTCCACCTCACCGCCGTAGACGGTTTCGGGCAGGGTCAGGGTGTTGGTCTGACCCGTGTACCGCTCAAAGTCTCCCGCGGCAGCACCCGGTACAAGCGAAATCCCGGTAATATTCCCATCAATATTGCCATAATTCACAACAGCAATCGCTTTTATTGCAGTTTCAAACTTGGTAGTTGTGCTTGTTTCGTTTGACGCTTTCGGCACAAAATATTTCTCTGTGCCGTCTGCCATCTCATACTTGATAAGTGTATTCCCAAGCGCCTCGCCACCCGGAATCACATCAAGTCTCACGTTCATGGTATATTGCCCAGCGGGCAGCGGGACGCTGCGCACAACAACGCTTGGCGAATTTTTATAGATTCTAATCGGAAGCTCCGACACACTATCCAGCAAATTCTCCCCGCACCGTTCTACCATCACGCTGTCACGTCCCCTGATAGGACGAATGTTTTCGTAGGGTTCCCACGCCGTGGGAGTATCTTTGGACACCATCAGCCGCAACTGTATGTCGTTGTTTACACCTGGTGTCAGCTCTGCTGCAATTGCCAGTGAGCTGTCGCTCTCTGTGCGCAATCCCCAAGCGTTATTCACCTTGCCTTTGATTGCCCAGGCAGTGACCTTGTAGCCTTTGCCCCGCAATTCTTCCTGGTTGCATGTACACACAGCAAAAGAGTAGGGTTCTGTTGTCGTCACTTCTTCATTCGGAACACCGCTTACCTTAAAAACATCTCCGTCAAGGGTGATGGTCATGCCGTATGGTTTTCCAACTGTGGGCACACATTTGTTTGTATCCAGCAGCTGTTTCCCACCACCTGCTGGATACGGTGTTCCACTCCCTTCTTGCGTTGGCTCCCAGCTGGCTTTTACCCCTAGCGCGTATCCCGCGACAGGGTAACACACAACAGGGTTGCCGCTTTCTTCCAATGGTGGGCAGAGCATATCAATGATGTGCCTGCTGCTCCACGGCTTGTCTCCGATGCTGCTGTCATCAACCTTTACATCTGCGCCTGGATCACCTTTTTCGCCCTGTGGGCCTTGCTCACCTTTATCACCCTTTGCGCCTTTAAGACTAGCAAGCCAGGCTGCTTCTGTACCTTTAAATCCATTTTTAACTGCAATAGCGTAAGCGGTTACTGCGCCTAAATCTAATTTTATACTCATGCGTAAATTACCTCCAACTTATTGCATACATTAAACTTCAGTCCAAGCATCAGCATAATCGGCAGCAGAAAGAATAGTATCGTCTTGCAAACACTTCCAGATGAAACCATTGTCATCAACATAAACTTCATCTTTCATATAGTGTCCATAATTGCCTATAGGAGCCATCCAAGGCTTCGCCGCGAATATATCAGTAGTATGGCAAAGTGACCAATTTTCACGATCGTCTTTTGGTTGAATTGCTGAAGGAGAGTGAGGAATCAATAGAGTCCATGTCTAACCTTTATTTTTTACTGGTGCGCCAATTACCCAAGAGGAATAATCCTTATTAGGTTCCCATTCGGGAATACACCCCTCATTGGCAATAATTTCAGTACCAGTTAAATTTTTTGCTTGCTTTTGAAGCGCTTGAGCATCTGCTTTACCTTTCGCGCGAAAAGTATTCAAAATAAAATCTTTACTTGTCATACTGATTGCACTCCTTCTTGATAGGCTGCGGCAATAGCATCGTAAATTTGTTCTACATCTGATTTATCTGCTTTTGAATTTTCGAGTGCGGAAACACGCTCATCAAGAGTCATAGAAGCCTTGACTGGATAATTCCACCAAGAGTCAAAATCATTTTTAACTTCTTCTACTGTCAGCGCGCCATCATAACGGAATTGAACTTCGTCGCACTCGTAAGCATCATAGGTTTCTTCTTCCGAATTACCCTGTTTGGTGACTTTTTCGATATTTTTCCTCAAAATAACGTCGGTTTTTCCGCCAACGGGGAAAGTCAAAACAGCTTTCGGGATAGAGCAATAAGTCTCTTTCATAACTTGTCAATTCCTCCCTAGAATGATTAGATATGGATTGCTTCGAACGATTCATTAGGGTATTTATATGATAATTGAGGATTACTCCACGACTTTTAGAATATGTAAGCCAACTATTATATGCCGCAACTTTTCGCGCTCTCCAAACAGGTACATAAGAAAGTTGATTTGCACGAATAAATTGTCTACGCGCTCTGCGAAAAATTTTCTTGCGAATGCCACGGTGATGACGATAAATTCTAAAACCCATCATATCAATAAAAGTATCTTTATAGCGAGGATGGTTTTCAACCTCTTTAGATGGGAATTGAATTATTGTCCAGACATTTTTGATTTCTAAACTAAATTGTGCTTTAATACGTTTAGCAACTGTCTTAATCGCGCGCTCTAAATTGGACTTATATCCAAACAAGAGAAAATCATCCGCATAGCAAACAATTTTTTCAACCAGCTTAATCCACTGTCCGCGGCGCTCTTTATAAAGTTTATTAAACTCACGCAAAACTTCACTCATTACTAAATTAAATGCCCAAGTGGAAAAGTAGCCACCAATAATTAAATGGTGATTAGGATAGTTTGCCATAATAGCATCAACTAAACCAATTAACTGTTTATTCTTGCCGCAATATTTAGCGATAAGATTATGAATAGTGCTTACTTTTGTTGATGGATAAGCCTTACGGACATCACATTTAATACAGTCCACTCGTTTGTCTTTGAACTTTGGACTATTGAGAATATATGAAATTCTTTGTGCGCCCTTAACTTGTCCCTTACCTGGGATACTGCCAAATTGGCAATATAAAATTTTAGCATTGAAAAGTGGTTGAAGTGCGTAAACCGCGATGTATTCAAATACTTGCTGAAGAGGAGATTCTTGACAAATGTCTCTTTTCTTTCCTGAAATACCATCAACTCGATTGAATTGACGAAGTTCTCTAAATTTAAGTTTGTTATCAGCAATCATTTGAGCGCATTTTTCAGATAATTTCTTGATTGCGCCGTCAATCATAGGAGTTGATTCATTTAATTGTGAACGCTCCTTTATTACTACGCGGCGAGATATACCTGTTTGGGTGCATAATAAATCAAGAAAATCGTTGCGATAAAGTTTATGCTTAACACAGTCATAAACCGCCCAGTAAATAAACTCTGGATCGCATATATTAGTACTTGCGGGCTTACAAAAAGTCTTTATAAGTAGCCCTCCTTATTAGTCCTTTGGCCGGTCTCCCCGTGCGACTTTCGCCGAAGCTACTAGACGCGGTTAAGCTTACTCTTTTCTGAATAAAAGAATAAGCCGGTCTTGACTACGCAGGAGCAATTTCAACTAAATAAGTCTAGGAACGTAATCCGCATTATTGTTGTAAAACTGCTCCGCAAGCAAGACCGGCTAGGACCGCCGAGCGCCCCGTTCCAGTTAGAATTCGAAGGAGAATTGTTCGAGTTACGAGCTGAAACACCACAATTACCGCCATTCTACAAATTGTAGAAACACCAACCAGCACGCACACCAGACGACGCCAAATTGACGTTGAAGCCAAATCTGCCAACGGAATACGTCCCTACTTTCGTTAAGCGCCGAAAGAACTGAATGGAGGATTTTATAGTAGAGAAATCCTTCCCTAAACTTTGAATCGTATCCTTGGAATTTTATTCTAGGTTATATAGATTCTTGAATGGCGGTAAAGTCATTGAATCTATCTCGGTTTCGTATGAAACAAGACTTGAAAGTTAATGGTTCAATTAAATCATGCTATCATTGCATTCAATTGAGATCGGGTCAACAGTCGGGCATATCGCACGGATGGGTCGTTTCCATTATAACGGGGACTTGCGTCCCCTCTCTTGCCTATCCGCACTTCGTGCTCCTAGGCTTCGATTCACCCCGCAAGACCTGGACCGCCGAGCGCCCCGCCCCAGTAAGAATGCGAAGGAGAATTGTCCGAGTCACGAGCTGAAACACCACAATGACCGCCATCCTACAAATTGTAGAAACACCAACCAGCACGCACACCAGACGACGCCAAACCGACGTAGAAGCCAACTTTACAACCAGTTCCGCTACCAGCTATTGTGGATACCTTAGCTGGCCAGCAAACTGCTGGATCATTAGCGATTGCGGTATCTTCAATATATTCCCAGTGCCAACTTGTATTAGCACCCTCAACTGCCCACTTCAAAGTCAAATCAGTTTGCTTTGTATAGTCAGAAGAAATTGTTCCATTAGTAGTAACTTTTGACTGGTCATGGCAAGTATAGCAATCAAACATATAGTTTGTATCATCTTTGCTCCATTGCCACAATTCATCTGAAATAATCAGATAAGCACCATTCTGAAACTCAATCTTCTGGAGCAAGCCAGGTTCAGAACCATTGGTGTAATTAGTTGCGCTGCCATCATAACCCAATACATTGTCATTGTATCCAGAGTGATAAGGCATAGAAGAAATCATTGTCTCACTCGCAACAGTGTCAAAAGTTGTTCCGCCGTTATCAATATTAACAGCTGTATAAGAAGTATCATCAATGGTAACTGGCTCCAAACTTTTGACTTTCTTCATTGAAACAAGGCTTCTCATAGCGCTGTCACCACGATCGGTAGAGCCACCTTTCTTACCAATGATAACAGTTGAACCAACTTTAATGTTTGCACCCTAAGCGGTAGTAACAATAATACGTTCTACACCTGTCTCACCAACAGGAGTGGTATATTGCCAGTTATAGTTTGAGCAACCTTCAATAGTCCCAGAATTACCTTTCTTAGCATACTTTAACTTCATCATAATATCAAGGAACTTGATAAGGTTGTCGCTTGCACCAGAATATTGACTACCGCGCTTGCGCCACAAAGCAACACCAGATTGATGAGAAGTGAAGTTGATTGCAGGAAGATTAGTGCCAACAGTAATGGTTCCGTCTTTCATGCCAGCATAATACTTCGGATTAGCAATAAACTCATGAACAACACCATCTTTTGATGTACCTTGCGGCCAACGATGCCAAGTTTCATCAGGAGTTGATTTAAGTTCAACGAAATGATAACCTTCACTGGTATATTCATGCCAATAAGTGTTCTTTTGAAGAACCCAAGTGAGATGCTCACCAGAACGAACAGTGGTAATGTCATCAATTAATTCAACCGCATAAATAGTGATTGAACCATCGGAATTATGCTCGCCAGATGCTTCGATGCACCAAAACTCTGGCTTAAATGCAAAATCGTCTTGACCAAGAGTTGAATTAGTTGAAGGAGTGCAAGTCATGCCAACAGAATCGTCAATGTACTCACCATTTGCACTGTTTGAAGTAGCAAACAAAGGCAGCTTAGTGCCATAAACTTTGTTGCTGGTAAGAACATTTCCAAACCAACGCTCAAGCATCTAAGTACGGGTAGAAGTACCTTCGACCCAATTCTTTTTCCACCATTCTTGGAATAAACCATTAACTTGAGCAACAGAAGTTGCATTGTGAACCGCTTGGACATAAATACCATTAATCATTTCATCAACTTCAGTTTTGGTGTAAACTTTAGTTGAATCTGCAGGAGTGTAACCAAGAGCAGAGATAATATTCTTAGTAGTGACAGTCGCATCAGAGCCAGGTTCTCCTTTGTCACCTTTCACACCCGGAATACCTTGTTCTCCTTGTATACCCTATACTCCTTGAGGGCCTTGCGGACCTTGTATACCAGCTGCACCAGACAAATCAGTAATAAAAGTAAAAGCACTCTCGCCTTTTACATAAAGCTTTGCATTATCCTCATCTGCGACATTACCAGTATTAATGAGAACAAAATCACCAGTAGAAGTGTCAGTACCACTAAAATCGGCATTCATCTCAGTCACAGAAGCATAAATTTTCTTTATGCTAAAAGGATCGCCTTTATCACCCTTTGCACCCTAAACACCTTGAATGCCTTGTGGACCTTGTTTACCTTGCGGGCCTGTGTCACCAGTCTCACCTTTTTCACCTTGGATACCTGGTTTACCTTGCGGGCCAGCTGGTCCAACTGCACCAGTTTCACCTTTTGGTCCTTGAGGACCAGCAGGACCAACGTCACCGGTATCGCCTTTCTCGCCTTGTATACCCTATACTCCTTGAGGGCCTTGCGGACCAACGGGACCAATTTCGCCAGTTGCTCCTTTTTCTCCCTAAATACCCTATGGGCCTTGCTCACCTTGCTCACCCTTATCGCCCTTCGCACCTTTAAGACTAGCAAGCCATTCTTTCTCTGTGCCCTCAAATCCATTTTTAACTGCGAGAGCGTAAGCGGTTACTGCGCCCAAAATTACTTTTTTACTCACGCGTAGATTACCTCCAACTTACCATCGTCAGAAATTCTAAAACTAATTTCATCAGTTTCTTCAGCAATAATGGCATATAAGTGTCCATCCTCGTCACTATCAAAAGAGACATATCCCATTCCACCTGTATCACCTTTATCGCCTTTTGGACCAGTTAATTCTTTCTTTTGCTCCGCAGTAAGATCATCCCAAGTAAATGGATCTCCCTTATCACCTTTGTCACCTTTCGGTCCAACTGGTCCTTGTGGTCCTATATGGTCAACGTGAGCATCTCTAACTGCCTTACGAGTCAACGCAAGTGTAATTATATCCATTAACTCACTCCTTTATATCCATAACTAAATATCCATTTTCAATATCAAAAGAAACATCTAAGTTCAAATCCTTGATTGCCTATTGGATTTCATCAGCCATCTATTCTCTAAACTCTCGTTTCATTTGCTCTATATCTGCAGCTGTCCAATAATCAACTCCACGCTAAGGAGTCCGTCCCTAGAATGATTCAAGCCACTGCTCCTCAGTTCCTACATAGCCATTGGCGACAGCAATTTCATAGGCCGAAGCGCCGCGCGCCAGCGGATTAGATAGCGCACCGGAAATATCACTCGCTGGATTAATTGCGCCAGATATAGAGTTATAATTCGCAATACTTCCGTAAAGTTTCATAAAATCAAATAGGCTTCCATATCTTTTGATTGTTTAACATATAGCAAACTGAGCCTTCGATAACAAAAGCAACAGAGCCAGGCGCGCAATCAGTAGGAAGACTAGCAATATCATCAACAGAATCACAAACAAACTCATAATAACTATCTGCGCCCTGCTTAAAAGTGCTAAAACCCATAATAGACCTCCTTAAATACAAAATGCAAAACTTGTTCCTAAACTAATATAGGATGGATAAGTTGCATAGTTATTCGCACCGCCAATAGCCCAAAAGTATTCATAAAGTTCATTTTCAGCTTGCATTGCGGAACGAGTGTAATAGACGATATTTTTATCGCCACCATATTCTTTTTTAACAACATGATTAGGATGATCAATATAGTATTGATATTGAGAACCCTCACTGTTATTAATTTCACTTGTGATATTATCTTTTGCGACATACTCTCGAATTGAAAGCGGGAAAAGGTAAGACTTAGTAATTTCTGGATTTGAATTTTGAATTTTGCCACTAATACCAGATTTCTTCATTACAGGAATAATCATTGATTGAAGTTCATTTGGCAAATTATCATATATCTCGCCACCAGGGGACATTAATTTATAAAGATTTGAAGTACCCCAAGATTGAGGAGTGTTTTCTACTTCTGGCTCTGGATTGATAGAATAAGAATCCGGTAAGCAAGTGATTAGTTCAAGAACCATATGCGGTTTTGTATTATTTTCATCTCTATCAATCTAGCCTTTATAAGTTGCTTTTTCCTCGCGACCATCATACATTGCAAGAATTCGAGCAATAAGAATATGGCCATCCTTCATATGAATGGAATGAGTATTTCCCTCATTCCAATTCTGTTCTTTCCAAGTACCTTTCTCAATCCACTTTTTAATTTCAGCCCACGAAGCTGTAGCAAAATCTGCTTTTGGAGTCCAAATAGTTGCATTTTGAGTGTGAATTTCCTCAATAGGAGTTTCACCTTTGTAAATGAGTTGAACTCGTTTATTGTCAATGAAAATAGGCATTAAATCGTTGCCTCCTCATTGTTTAAAGTTGGATCAGATTTTTCAATGATGAAATAAAACGTATTTGGATCTTTTGCTGCAATAGCATTATAAGTATCAATATCCATTACTTGAAATTGACTTGATTTAACATATTCGGTTAATTCCATTTTTCGCGCGTCAAGTTCATGAAGTTTTTCACCATTGGAATCCTCGCCAAACCAATAATCTGGTTCATTAGTTGAAACCAAAAGAAACACGTCTCCAGGATTTAGCTTGCACACTTTTTCATTATAAGTAACTGTGTTGTTAGTTAAATTAAGCGCCCCATCAAGAGAAGCTTTATTGTCAAAAATGTAAGTAATTGGTTTATTTTGAATAGCATTCATCAAGTCTGTAAACTGATAATTCATTTTATCAGAGACGTCCTTAATGATTTGCTATTGATCTGCGGCTGTCCAATAATCAGTACCGCGAATGGGAGTAATACCATCCATACCACGAGGAAGCTAAAAATCAAAAATTGCATTAGTATTTGTACCGACATTAGTTACTTTTGCTTGTTCCGCAGCTGGCACTGTTTTTACTGTACCAACTTCTACTTTCGCGGCACTACCTTTTAAGGCAGGAACTTCTTGCCAAGTGCTTGTATTTTTATCATATAGCTGCATTATAGGCATAGGTTAGTCCTCCTTAAAATAAGATTTTGCTTGGGATTTAGCCCAAGCAACAAAATTGCGGTAGTCTTGATATTTTTTAGTCATGCCTTCCGCGATATAATCATTGATAAAATTGTTTTCATCGTCATAGGTATAACGAGTGTGAATGATATTCACAAGTAATTCTGGATAAGAAGATGCGCTGAATGAATCTCGATAACTAGTGAAGTTAAAACCATCATCAGTTTCAATGATGTCCGCGCAAACTCGACAAGAAAAACGATTAGCTGATAATTGCTCAATAGTATTTTGAGGACGAATTTCGCTTGTTGCTTTTGATATTCTCATTTCAATCACCTCTTAAAAACTACGAGCCAAACGAGAACCAATGTCTCTATTTATTTCACTAAAAGTACGAGTACAATTCCAGTGGAATAAGCCCGCACGCAAATTGGTAGAATAACCACCGCCATAAACTGGCAAGGTATAATCTGCGGTTGGAGCATTATAATAGTCGCCATAATTACTATCGCTATCGCCAGCAGTGACTACTTCACTAGGCAGACGCATCCAAGGATTAGCTTCATTATAATTCAATTTAGTAATAAACCCGCTTGAAGTTGGAATAGTGCCAACAGCTTGAACATAACTTGAATTGATTGTATTACTCCAACGAGTCCAATCATCGCAATAGTATACACGAGAATTATTCAAAATAATACCATCGGCATATTCAAGTAAATTACCGTAAGGATTCTCAATTCCTCGATAAGAAAAAGCATTTTTAACAATACCAGAATAAGGTTTAATACCCTTTGAGTCTTCGGTAATGGTTAAACCATCGGTCAAACCGCAATCAGAAACAGTCTTAGAATTAACCAAACCTTCTGCTATTGACTGAATGTTGCGAGTAGCAAATTCAATAGTCATTAGCATCTGAAGTCCATCGGTACGGTCTACAAGTCCAGCTGGATGCCAATTATCACCCAATCCAAGAGCAGCAGTCCTAAATGCTTCAATGGTGGTTGAACTTTGAGGAGTAACGCCAGTTTGAGAACGATTGGTATCGCTGGTTTCATAACGAGCATATTCATAATAGTCTGCTTCAGTTCCATCAGGACGAGCGAACATCTTTGCAACACGGTATCCCGCTTTTTTATAACGACTAATCATCCAAGTTTCATAGGTGTCATCAACAGTAACTTTAACATAATACTTTGGAATCTTAACCATTATTTGTGCGGCCTCTGCGGCATTATCAGAATCGGTTACAATACGAATATCTGACCAAGGATAAATATCGTCGAAGCTATTCTTAGGCATAACGAGTTTGCTACCAATGGCAGCTACTAAACCAGTATCCTCGCCATAAGTTGTAATGTTATTCTTGATTACTACGCGCTCACATGATGGATCTGATGATTCAATTAAGAATCGAATACCATACTCTGCTTCTTCTGAGCGAGGATAAGATAAAGTGATTGTACGAGTCTATGCAGCTCGCGCGATATATTGTAAACTATCCGCGGCAGGCTCATATCCTTCAACTTCAGCACCACTGATAAAATATTTGTGTCCATTTAAAACATAAATAGTCAAACTGGTTCCATTCCATTCAAAAGTAGATATGGTATCAGCTGTTACATCGTGAAGATAAATTTCAGTGCCTTTAAGAGTTGCATTATCCGTACCGCGCACAATGATATTTACACACTCACTAACAATTCCGTTGACAGTTTCTTCAAGAGTAACCCATGATGTACCTTTTGAAGTTACAACGGGGAATAACTGAGTGCCATTTTCAACTTTATCTGGAAGTTGAACTTTAGAATCAAGTTCCTTTTGAAGTCCAGGAATGTTAGCAATGTCAATTGTAGTAGCTGATTCTTCTACTGATGAATCAATCCAAACAAGCTTCTCTTGATCAATTTTTGGCTCAGTTGGACCATAATAAACACCAGAATCACCAGTGTCACCTTTGTCGCCTTTTTCGCCTTTGAGTTCTTTGCGCGCAGCTGCTGGAACTTCATTCCAAGTGAGTGGGTCACCCTTGTCTCCTTTGTCACCTTTATCGCCCTTGGCTCCTTGAATACCTTGGATACCCTGGGAACCTTGGATACCTTGCGGTCCTTGGATGCCTTGGATGCCCTGATCACCTTTGTCGCCTTTTTCTCCTTGAGGTCCTTGTTCACCTTGCTCTCCGCGCGCGAACTAAAGATTAGACGCATCAGCGAAAAAAGCCCAAGGAGAGCTTTCATAAGAATAATAGATTGATTTATTCTCAGCAACATAAGCGAAAATAGCTTCGTCACAACCGGTAACAGGAGTGATGGCATTTAATTCATTAAGAGTGGACAAGAAGTATTTAATGTTGTAATTAACTCCGGGAACACCACGTTTGCCAACGGGACCTTGCTCACCTTTGTCGCCTTTGTCACCCTTTGGACCTTGAATGCCTTGTACACCAGGAATACCCTAAGGTCCGGTCAATCCTTGGATACCTTGCGCGCCACGTTCGCCTTTTGCACCAGTAGCACCAGTTAAACCCTGGATACCACGAAGTCCTTGAGCACCTTTATCTCCCTTATCACCTTTGTCGCCTTTCGGGCCTTGAGCACCTTTTTCTCCTCGGTCGCCTTTCTCACCTTTGAGTGCGCCAGCACCTTGAAGGGTATTGTCAATATATTTTCGAAGAGTTCCAAAAAGGAGTATATCCATTGCGATTTCCTCCTATAAAAATTTTGTTCTAAAATAAAAGTGCTCTCCGATATGGAGAGCACTAACATTTATTACACTTATACTATCATAATATTTAATTATTATTTTATTATGTCATCAATAGAAAGAAAAGTCAAATTGATAATTAAACTGTCCGTTTCCAGATGTACACGACAAGATAAGGTGGCATATTATTATGTGCAGAGCCACCTCCAGATAGAGTATAAAGAGCATCTCCCCAATCTGAGCCACCTGGAGATGTTCTGTCTTTATGTTTCTATTCGACAGAAAAACTCCCATCAGTCATCCAATTATTCGATGCCCAACTTAATGCATTTAAATGTCCTATATTTTTAGGTAATTCGTTTACGCTCAATGTATGACTCGCTTCTCCGCCCGTTGTACCCACAGAATAACCCGTACCCTATCCAAGCAAAAATCTTCCTTGAATCTATTCCCAAGTACCACCAAATAGCTTTCCAGGATTTGTACTATTTACACTCATATAAATTGAACCAACAGGATAAATTAAATTTATTATTTCACTAATAATATCATTATGAAATGAGTCGAGGTTTGTAGCCCCCCCCCTAGATAAAGTACCCATAAACTTATACCTCTTGACTAATCATTTCTTCCATAAAAGTGTATTGTCCAAAGTAATCTGGCACACCATTCTCAACAGCAAGCATTATCCTTTCACTTTTATCTGTATAATAGTATCCAGCTTTAACTTCCATACCTTCTTTCCAATATAAAGGTCTTTCTTGAGTGCCAAAAGCGTCTGGATCAGCTACCATTTCCCAGCCAAATCCCGCTTTATTATTATACATTGGAGACCATTTATAACCTACCTTAGGTAATTCGGTTGGATAAGCAGCAGTGGGTATGGCATTAAGCAGCAGCTCAAGTTTTTTTTCTTGAGAAATTGAAGTATCATTTGGCTTAATCGCGGCTTGCTGCTATGCAATCAATTCGTCGATGGTATATTTATGATACTTTTCAACAGTCTCAGTTACATCTTCGGCTGGTATCTCCATCCAACAGCCCTCTGGGTCAAAGTCAGTTATACTACCTTCAAGAAGAACCCGTTGAGCTTCTTTGTGTCCAATAATTTTTTCTTCAGTATAAACTTTGCCTTTTGTAAGGTCTGGATTCTTAATTACTTCACCAGTTAATTCATCATAAATCATACCGCTTCTCTAACCACCCAATAAACCCATATATCGCTAATTGGTTTAGCTGTAGTATAGGTCATAATTCTATTTGTACCACTTGTTGAATAACCATCATTGATAATACCCATTGCTTGTGCATAAGCTGCATCAGTTGATGCTGTGCCACTCGGTAAGAAGAAGCCAGGAGTCAAGAATATACTTGACGCATTCAAATTGGCGCTACCATCAGATACCTTAGAAGTAGTTACCTCTTGATAGTAATTATAACCATCGGAAGACACTGCCATCCAACCTGAAGCTAAATACTTCGCGCGATAAACTGCACAAACACCATTGATTTTAGTATATACATTACTACTATTAATTGCATTATCAACAATAGAAGAAATATTTGATTTTAAATCATCTATTGCTTTATTTACAGCAGAATCAACAATAGAACCGACTCCTTGTGCATCTACCATTGAATCGTAGCCGCCAGACAATCGTGCATACCAATAAACATCAAGGTCTATTGATGGTTTTTCAAAAACCAAACAAGTGATTTGACCGCTATCATTTGAAGTACATTTGCCTGCAGCAATTACGCTAAGAGCATCTTGACGTTGCTCATTAGTTTCACGGTTGTCCGTCTACGCCGCCATGGGCGCAGATAATGTAAAATCTGCTTTAATTGCAGGACCACCATCTTGAGCGGTAATTGTAGCTGTCTAAGACCAAGTACTATTTACGCTATCCTCAATCCATCCGTCCTTCTTATAGGTTCCTTTATATAAGAAAAGAACGTTAGCGGCATTTTTCACCTGTGAGGTGACTTGAGTTTTACCATTGCCGCAATAAATATTACCCGCACTATCAATGCCAATCTCACCATAAGCAAGAGCAGTAGGAATAGCCGCAGTCGCGTTATTCGACTTTCCGCCACCCTGGCGTTTCATTTGAATAGCCATTGATTTTCACCTCACTTTAATCTTGCGCGGACTAGTTTAATTGATTCGTCTGTTGAGTTTTCAACAGCAAAACCAACAGACAAATAAAGAAGTGACGGATTATCTTTTTCTTTATTAAACGCACGTCCAACACCAGGGATAGAAGTAGGAATTATATCCTAACCTTTGCGAATGGGACCGAGAACTTTAACTCTACAACGTCCTGCTAAACCAACTGGAATATATTTAGAAATATTGTAAGAGTAAAAATCTTGTCCTTCCGGTGGATTTTCACCACCAATTAAAAAAGCATATTCGTTAGAATGAATTCCGACGACTCGACAAGAATCAATAGTGGCTTTAACGTATTGCTCTTGGTCAACAGAATCATCAAGAGCGATGATGTCACCAGGCTCTGTATCTTCTCCACGAGGGAAAAATTCAGCATAATCATTATAGACAGCATTATAGGCGCGATTGAAAGTTGAATAGCCATCAGTGTCAAGAAGTGTAATACTTTTAAAAGCACCATTGCTTACTTTTCTACCACCAATCCTTAAACTATGATTATATACATCCATCTCATAAAAATAGGCTTGAGATGGAGAATAGATACGAATATTACCACCTTCGGAATCTGTCCAAGCCATAAAATTATTACCAACTTTAAAGATAGTGCTTGAATCGCCTTTTGAACCGATAACATCAAGCTCACTATCTTTGGCCTATAATCTTACATCATAATCTTTTGCGCCTTTGTTCGCGTCTACGTGGAAGTCCAAGTAGCTTCCGATTTCTTTTGCTGTGGGCGCAGCGCCCATTAATTGTAAAGTCATTAATAACTTCCTCCGTCAATAACTACGCCACCAGTTGCCGTAAATGTACTGGTTGCAGTTAATTTGTTAAATGTATATGCTTTATCTTTGTAGTTAAGAGTGTCGAGAATGTAGGCGGGATTACGTCCAGTTGCAACATAAGCAATACCGCCATTGGTACCTCCAGCTTGAAATACAAGGTCATGAGCAGAAGAACCAGCTGCTAAGTGAAGAACACCAACTTTCTTTTGAAAAAGCGCATTGCCGAAGCCATTAACAGTTGAAGCGGCATTATAGAGAGTTGCTGAAGGGAATCCAGTCCAAGCTCCGCCATCAGAAGTATTGCCAGCTGTACCGTAACGATAGAAGAAAGAATTAGCTACGGAGACTGACTGGTAAGATGGTAAGCGCTTAGCAGATAAAGCATTAATATCTCCTGACAAATCAGCCTTTAGAGCATAATCAGATGCAACTTTGCCGCCTAAATGAGAAGCATTTTCTGCGCTGGTTGCATTAGCAATAGTACCATCGAAATAATCAGCTTTAAATGTACCGCTAGTTGCTAACTTTATACCGTCGTAAACAATACCTTGATATTTACTAACGTCGTCATATTGGCACCAATCAATACGAGTTTGTCCATTTACTCCAATAATACCTAAGCTACCAGCAATATTGTGATCTCCAATTTTAACATCATCGCCAACTTTATTCCATGTGCTATTTGCAAAATTCAGCGCGCCAGTCATGGTGTCGCCAGATTTAGCAACATAATTACTTAAATCAGAAGAGGTGGCAACACGGGTAGTAGTTGTGCCGCCAATATAAATACCACTAATACCAGGAGTAAAAAGTAAACCACCGCTCTATGGTTTATTGGCAGTAAAAATTGTACCATCTGCAATACCAAGATAGACATATTTGTTATCAGCATCATATTTTAATCCTGCCCATTTGTCATAATTCCAATCTGATGCGCCGAAACGAAAATGCCCATTTTGAAAAACAAATTCGCCATTGGTATCACTCGCAGATGTCATCCAAGCTGAACCAAGCTTAACACCCTATTGACTACCAATCTTTAAAGTCAAAAGACCAGTCATCGTATCGCCAGCTTTTTTAACATAGCTAGCTGCATCACTGGTATCAAGGACTCTATTAGCACCTTCATTTTGATAGAAATAGCCATCAAGCTTCATTGAAACTTTTCCACTTGACGGGTTGTTATTCATAAAAGCGACATCGCCACCAGACGAAGTGTGCCAACCAGTTAAAAAAGTACCTGTTGTATTACCCCAGGTAGCAGAAGTTGTATGAGATTCGAAACCTTGAGGATAAGCGGTTAAAGTTGCCGTTGATGCGAAACTAGCAGAAGAAGCATTGGAAACATTGTTGATGATTTTTTCTACTGTTCCGCCATTCGCACGAGTAAGTTTAATTTTATTATTGGTGGTTGTATCTAAACCTGTAAAAGCAATGCCGCTGCCACCAGCAGAAGCGAGGACTTGGCTTAATGAACTTCCGCCTAAAGCATCTGCATTTTTAGCTTTATCAACTGCAATTCCCAGTCTCTAAACAGTCCCATCAACACTCTAATCAAGTCTAAGAGTACTATCATTAGCTCCATTTAACGAAAAAATGAGGGAGCCATCCTCTTTAGCCAATGAGCTAACTTTATCCTCTTGGCCTCTTTTCATCTTGAAAAGACTCATATGACTCCCTCCTTTTAAAATTCAATCCACTCAAGTTGAGAAGTAGTAGCTAAACCTAATGAACCAATGTAGGATACCACATTCTTCGCTAATACTATTTTAGCACTAGTTGCTGATGCTGTCAAATTATTGGAATCGACAGCGTGGAACCCATCAACGGTGTCAGCGTTTTTAGCTGTTCCATCAAAATAATTAGCTGTGACAGTAGTGGCTAATCCGCCATCAATAATTAATCGACTATTTTCTGCCTAAACTCGAACGTCGTAATCAAATGTACTTGGGCTTGTATTATGAAAGTCAAGATAATGCCCAATTTCCATTATTCCATCATCACGGATTAAAGGAATAACGTTAAAATAATTATTCCCGTTAGTTAAAGAGTAACCGCCTAATTTTGCGGAATTGGTTGCTATACCATTAAATGTTGTTGCAGTAACTTGACCTGGAAAAGAAGTATTACCAGAATCATCAAGTAAAGTAGCCGTTCTCTTGATAGTGGCAAACTTACCACTATATTGACGGACATAAATCGGCTCATTTGCTTCATCACCCGTGGCTAATTCAAGATAACCAGAATTAGTAGATGCCGCACCGCCAGCCACGCGCCAATAATCATTATCACCAATAGTACCAGTAATACCACGAATACCAGTAGGAACATTGGCAAAATTTAAATCACCGGTTAATGTGCCACCAGTTAAAGGCAAATAATTACCAACTGCGCTTGCAGTCTTTGCAGCAATTAAAGCAGTAGTTGCGCCCGCAGTAAAATAATTATTAGTAGAACTAATTGCTGAAGCTGAAGAAGTTAAAGCATCTTCACCAGTAATAATCTTATACCATTCACCCCAAGTAGAATCATTTTTCGCACTGCGAGTGAACATTTTAGTGCCAGAATAAGCAACCTAAAACAAACGACCGCCAGAATTATCTTTCCAAGGTATATGAGTTATAACATGAGAATATTTATCGGCACCAACCAATCCAATAGCTGTACTTTCTTTAAACTCCTCTTTTGAACCCATCCCATAGGTTGAAATATAAGTCGAAGGAAGAGTATTGATTGAACGAGTATCAACAGAACGCACAAAATAAGTAGCGTCTGAATCACCATTTAAACGTCCAGTAAGAGTAGTAAAAGTAGCCTTATTACCACTCAATGTAGTAACAGTACCTTGATTAGCTTTTAACTACGTCAAAGTACTCTACAATGCACTAATCGTACCTGCATTAGCAGTTACATTCGCTACACTCGCTACTTTCTAATCGCCAACTGCAACAACAATGTTATTACCCTTAGCTGCAAACTTTGAACTCTTTGAATCTCCAACATAAACATTACCATCATCACCAGACGGAATCAAAGTCCAAGAGCCAGAGTAAATAAACAAATCACCTACTTCAGCCGCTATTGAAGAATAAGTTCCAGCAGTTATAACTTTATATGCATCACCAGTTCTAGCAGTTGTAGGTAATGCAGTAATAGTTGGATTTTGTGCCTTTGCACCAAGAGTGCCCATGTAGTGCATGGCGTCATTGGCAGCGATGGATGAATCAATTTTATCGGTAATATTCTTGAGCGATGAACCACCAAGAGCATTAGAGTTTTTGGCTAGGTCAGCATTAGTTGCATGAGCTACATTGTCGACGGTTAAAGTTGTCCCAGTTGAACCGTCGGAACGATCAAGAGTGATAGTCGCATTAGAGATTGATGCACTATTGTAGGCATTTTTCTTGGCAGCATAATCGGTATAGTTAACACTATCGAGAACAATTCGCCAATCTTGCCAAATTTTATTCGACATTCCTCTAACAGCCATCTACCCAGAATCATTCTGAACAGCAATTTGAGCATCATAACCACCAACATTATCCCAGTCTAAATGGATAATATGCGCATCACCAACGGGTGGTTTGCCTTCTGTCATGGAACCCGTTGCTTTAAAAGTTCTTAAACCACCTAATCCTGTAACAGCTAAATTTGCACTAGTTGAACGAGAAGCTGGATTACGATAAAGATAATTGGCAGTACCGGCTGCGGCAGTCTTAGCATAATCAGCAGTTGAAGCATTAGATACATTATTGATTATCTTTTCAACTGTACTGCCATTAGCTCTGGTTAATTTAACTTTGTTGTTAGTAGTTGTATCTAAACCAGTAAAAGCAGTACCATCACCAGTAGAATTATTGATTTTATCAACAATATTCTGAAGACTACTACCACCAAGAGCACCAGAATTCTTTGAATAATCTGCTGTTCCTTTGAGCGCGCCTTGGAATGTTGACGCAATGGCAGTGCCATCATCATTAATAGCAAATAAATCTTTATAGGTCTTGCCGGCATCGGTTGACTGCTAAAAACTAAACACCGCATCATTAGCTGTTGCATTATCGAAAATACCAATTCTTTGACGATAAGTTCCATTATTCTAGTCGATTAAAGCTGAATCTCCACCGCCAAAAGTAACGGTAGATGCAAGTTTGCCAATAGAACTGTCGTTTAATGTACCCCAACCAGGATTGCCACTTGCATCAGTACGATAAACTTTATTCGCTGCATTCGGCGCGGGAGCATAACCACTTTGAGTTTTCGTATTTAGACGATTTTGTTCAACCCAATCGCTCCAAGAAGAAGTACCAGAATTATAATAACGGACAAATTGCTTCTCCTAATTATTAGACGCATAACAAACCTAAGTATACCATCCACCCGCACTCCGAAAAACATCAAGAGCAAAAGCATCAACATCAGTCGGTTTTCCAGTATTGGTATTACTACCATTTGCAAAATATCTACCTGGCGTACGCAAAGTATCAAGATTAACGCCATTTATTTGCTACGCCGTGACAAAAGTAGATGGAATAGAAGTAACCGCAGTAGGAGTACCAGCGTTGATATAAACTGGCTTAGTTGATGAACCAACGGTTCCAGTTCCAATTTTATTACTTACTTTTGCGTAATCCGCAGTCGAAGCATTGGAGACATTATTAATTGTTTTTTCAACTGTGGTTCCATTGGCTCTTGTCAGTTTTACTTTATTGTTAGTAGTAGTATCTAAACCAGTAAAGGCAGTTCCATCGCCTGTTGCATTGTCAATCTTATCAATAATATTTTGAAGGCTGCTACCGCCAAGGGCGTTAGAATCATCTGCTTTCTTTGCTGTTGCCGCAGATAATTCATATCTGGTTTCTCCAACATCAACTAAAACAGTACTAGTGGGAGACTTGGTATCATAAGCAAAAATAAGAGAACCGTCTTCAACAGCCAATTTAGGTAGGTTCTCTACTCTACCTCTCTTTGGTTTTAATAATTTATTAGCCATTAAAAGTCCTCCCAAGTAGTAATATCACCAGCACCCGCGAAATTTTGCGACTTAACCCAATTAGTAACTGCTATTGAGGTTGGTATTTTGTCCGCGGCTGAAGCAGTTGACATAACGGCTTCAATTCGAGTATTTAAAACATAGTTATCAAACTTCTTGACCCAATCAGCCGCAGAAGTTCCTCCCAACGCGCCAGCATTAATAGCATAGTTAGCCGTACTTGCTATTGCAGTTGCGCCAGAGTTTGTATAGTCTAATTCAAGCCAGCGATGGATTCCATCGCCAACTTTCATTAGGTTTGTATCTGATTCATAACCAGCTTCGCCATCCAATAGAACAGGATTATTGATGCGCCAAGCCTCGCTGGTGTCTTTTTTAAGTTGTATTCTAGCCTTGAGCATCAACTCACCACCTTATTAGGTATAATTGACTTGTTCTGTTGAAGCTAAAATGCTACTGGTGCCACAATAAAGTACTAAGAAATCATCTTCGGCATCAGTTTGAGATAATAACATAGCAGGCAATTTATTAAGTCCTGCTTTAAATGTTTTGAAATTAGGACCAGTGCCAGTAACGGTTAATTCAATTTTTGTATTATCCGCAGCAAATGAACCACCGGTAGCATAACTATCAACATTAGTTTCCTTACCAGTAGTGACACTAACAATATGGCCATATTTATCAAGCGCAATTTCTTTAACATAAGTACGTTCATCTGCGGAACCAACAGTATCACTAATAGCAGAAGTCGCAGTTGCTCTCAAAGAGTGACTAACCTTTAATGTACCTTTGTTGGTAATCGGGCCACCACTAACGTCAACACCACCGTCAGTAGCAATATCAACCTCTTTAACACCATCGGCTTTTGTATCAGCAATCTTAGTTTCTAAGTTTCTGATTGCTCCACCTAGTGTAGTGGTTTCGTTAATATCAGATTCTACACTGCCTGCTGCGATACCAGCTAAAGGGATATTGACTAAAGCAGATGACTTTAATGCTCCATTGCCAAAGCCAACAGCAACTTTACCCGCATCAAATGTCTCACTCTTGATTAAAGTCTTATAAGTTACTTTAAAGAACTTGTTGCCGCTACCAATTGGGTCTTCAACAACCTCAATTTTAGAGACAGAACCCTCGTCGCTTTCAAGAACACCAGTCTTATCTTCTTTAAGCACGGCTTGGAGATAGCTGCTTAACTTGACATCTGTATTACCAACTTTCTCAAAGCCAGGTTGCCCGCCATCTTGACGTGTAACCCAAATGTACTCATCAAATATATTGCTATCTGTTGAATCATAACTATCATTATCGTTATGATTATAACTTACTAGATAGATAATGCCAGCTTTGCCACCGTTAATGTTATTAGCAAGCAATTCGGCATATGAATCATATGGACCTTTATAAGAAATAGTGATAAACTCACTTAACTTAGTATCAGTATAAGTCTTGGCTTGGCTAAGAGCAGTAGAAGCAGCTGCGTCAGCAATTTTCTCAATGTCTTTTTGAGAAGCGTCTTTGACCTAAGTCCAAAGCTGTTCAGAAGTGACTACGGTAGAAGCAGGACTAAGTACAACTCCACCGTCTTTATCACCAATCTAAACACCTTTAAGATAACCTGCAAGTAAATCGTTAATTTCAGTCTTAGTATAATATAATTTAAAGCGCTCATCAATCGCCTTTAAACTATCATCGACTTTCTTTTCGAGTTCAGCAAGTTTCTTTTTGATTTCCGTTAGATCTTGCAAACCAAAAGTGTCAATGTAATTTTTAACTGAATCTCGACTTACAAACTAATAAGACTCATAACCAGTAATGAAATCCTTAATAGGAATTTCTGCACCTTCGCCATCATTAACTAAATCAGAAGTCTTAGATGGCATATCGGTTTTAATTTGCGCAAAATTATTATTGATACGGTTAATCATTGTATTAACTGTATCATTCTCAGCAATGTCGCCTTTCTCGTCAGTTTTAGTTAATTTTTCAATGACGACATCAACGAAATTATCAACCTTAGCCCAAGCCTTAACATCGGCAGAAGGTCCTACGATAGGATATAAGTCATTAAAGTTGCCTGGACCTACATAGATATAGGCGACTCTCTTTTGAACTACATTACCATCCTCTTGCTTAACTCCAACAGTAATATAAGCAGTTACAAGCTCACCCGCTAAGATATAGGGGTTATTAGCTTGTAAGTTAGCTAATGAGTCAACTTTGTTTTGAATTCTAGTTTTTAATGTTTTACCCGGCATCTATCTCACCCCTCAAAGATGAATGTATCGTCTTCTTTACCGAAGCCATAATCATCTGCGGCGCCACCAGAGCACAATCGAACCTCATCTTGGTTCTTTATATATTCAGAATCATCAAGAGGAAGCCCGCGATAAACCTTTGTTTCTTTACCATTGATAATAATATTACCATTAATAGTAGACGGTTCTACGCGAGTTGCTCTATCAGCAATATTAGTTAATTTAGCAATATCAGTTAAAGAGATTAAAGAATAGCCATCTCGTCTTACGACAAATGTATCTTTTAAATCGGCTTTAACTGTTTCGACGATTTTGTCTTCATCAATGAAGTAATCGACTCCATTTACGGGCTTTAAGCTATCTAGCCATTCTTTCTCTGTGCCTTTAAAACCATGCATAACTGCAATAGCATAGGCAGAATAGCCGCGCAAAATAGGATTAGACAATGCACCAGAAATGCTGCCATCCTCGGCAAGCACACCAGAAAGTGTTGAGTAACAAGCAATATCGCCACTCAACGCACCAACATCGAGTACGCCTTCAAGAGAAGACTAATTTTTTATCGCGCCATATAAGATTTCATTCTGTTCCAATTCTAGTCACTTCCTTGCTTACGGTGAAACTAGACAAAGGAATAAAAGTAAAGACATCGCCTTCAGCAGTCTCAATCTCCATGTCGTAAACATAAGATTTGCCCATTTGCGCTTGAGCAGTGTCTTCTGGTTTTATATGCCAAACAAGAGTATCATAAGGGATTTGACTCTCAAATAATATTTTTGTGGCAGAAGCATCCTGTCTTACTTGCGCGCGAATCTTATCGTTAGGACCTGGAGTATAGGGGTTGCCCTTAGAATCAGTGATGGAAACTGTGATATAAGCACTATCTCCACGAGTGATTGTAATATTTGTTCCTTGTGTAGAAAGCATACCTCTCCCTCCTATCGAAGTTATCTAATGGTAAAGTAAGATTTTTGGACATTAATTATAAGTATTAAATAAAAATGCGCCGGATATAAAATCCGACGCAATTAAATAATTTATTTAGTTTTTGCTCCACCGCAAAGTAGATCAATCATCTTATCCAATTCAGAATCACTTAATTTATTTACATCCTCAGTATTAAGTTAAGACATAGCTTTGACGTAATCTGGATTAAAAAATAAATCAATCAAATTATTCATGGAATCATTATCTTTCATCTTTATGTAGCTCCAAATATTTTAAATCTCGAAGAATAATCTCTTCACCAGGCTCTCCTGGTGAATAACTAAACCGAAGATTATGCGAAAGAGTTGCAGCATAATCATTCCAGCTTTGAGCATAGGGTTTAAACCATTTATGTTTCCAATAGGCAAATACTTCCGCCTGATTCCGCGGAATCCCAATGCCCATTAGGAGTTTAATAAATCTTTTCCGACTCAATATTTGCCATCCTCTTTTAGCATTTCGACCAATTTTTCAGAATACCACCGAATCTTATCAACGTCTTGTGCGCCATCCTTTTTGTCCGCGCGCCAGATGTACTTGAAAATAGTTAATTTAATCCAAGATTCAACGGCTTCGCGTCCATAAAGTTGTTCCATAACATCAATACATTCAAGACCACCGGCTTGATAATGATTAGGATGATCAACCATATCATTAGGAACTTCATGAAGTTCATCACCAGGGTCCTCTTGAATAGGATCAAGCAATGAAATCTAGTCAACACATTGTCCAACAGCTTTAGAAGTATTTAAAGAACGTTCCTCATAATTCATATTACTTATCTCCATCATAGAAAATTAACTCCTCTGCATAAGGTAAAGTATGAACCCAATGAATAAATTTCTGCCATTCACCTAATTTATGTCCTTTACGTTGATGAACAATAGAACGAAGAACTTCATAGTTTAAAGTATATTCACGCGCTTGAAGATAAGACTCAGGAAGCAATTCAATCAACTTACGCCAATAACGCTTGTCTTTTGTTTGATTAAATGCTCTGCGTAAATCTTCACAAGTCTGAATTGTTTCATCGAACAAATCATCTAATTCACCTGTGCAATAAATACCATCACGCTGTTCCATTTCTTCCTGTTCCTCATAAGGAATTTGCTCAATCTCGAAACTTTCTCTTGTGAGCGGTTTAGACTGAATCTTATGCATAGTAGAAGTAGAATTGGTCACAGTAGCAATTTTATATGTATCAAGCTATTTCCATATAGACAAAGGTAGACTAATATAAGCCGAAACAAAAATCTGGCGCAAAAATTTTCTATGCTCTGGACCAGCCTTAATCAGTCGTTGAGCGAGATCCAAGTCCGCCGGTCCAAGAAAAGCGTATTCCATAACACGAGAATCAATGTCATAATAGATACAGCCATTATTATCCAACCAGGCCACTTTTTCTTCATCATATTTCGTCCTTTCAGCTTCAGTCATTTCATCATACTTATCATGCTCACGCCAAGTATTTAGAGTCTCAAAATCTTCTCCATTATCTTCATAGCAATAACCAAACATACTATCCGATTTTGCCCAAGATTCAAGTGGCGCTCTCATACCATGGAAAGCACCTTCCCAATTAAAAGTTCTTGTATTATCAAATTGCATTAGTTTTCTCCTTGTCAACGAAATAAATCGTGACGGGGTTGTCTTTAGTAAAATCAATAGAAGTTTCCAGCCCAAGTTTAATAATTGGGCCTTGATATTCCATTATCTCCTTTGAATTATACCCACCAAAAGCAGAAAAAGATTCAAATGTATGAGATCCAATTATATCGGTCGCCCGCGCAGTCAAATACATTTTTTTCTTCTCACTATCAAAAACAATATGAATAAGATATTTATTTCGCGCAACTGCTTCAACTTCATAACGCTCAATACAAAAATCATCCATTCCGTGGTGTTTCATTTCTTTTAATATATCAGAATAAGTCATTTATCAATTCCCTCTATTTTTTGAATATCTGCTATTTCAAGCGTATAAAGATTACCTGTACCTTCATCTGTTATAAATTCAAAGGAAACAATTCCGTTTAGTTTATAATTGCGGTTATCGGTCAACATTTCTGCAGTTCTTTCTTTCGGGCCACGATAGGCATTCTCGATTGTAACAACCGGATTATCGACAACTCCTTTTAAGCTAAAAGACTTATCTTCTTTTCCATTATTGTATATATAATTAAGAGACAAATCAATAAGTCCGTCATTTCTTAATCTCGCAGTCCCACTTTGAAAATACATTTTATTAAGAATATCCATTAAGCTCCACCAATAGTCTTATTATATCCATAGATATTTGATTGATAAAATTCTATGTAATATTTCTCTCGCTCATTTAACTTCTCCTTTGGACATTGCTCCAATAACTCAAAAGTAAAATTCCAAATACCTTCTTGACCCATTGCATCGTGGATTCTTGAATGAGCTATTGAATCTATTTTGAGCGCAGCTTTGACATGATTGGACCAACGAGTTTTTATGTCTGTACTCTGCCCAATATATATTTTACCGTCTTTGATATTAGTAATCTTGTAAATACCAGAAATTTTATCCTTGCCAAGAATGCGTCCTGCCATTTCGCTAAAAGGCTTCAAAAAGTATTCACTCCAAATCAGTTTACGCAAAGGTTGCTGACTATGGCATTCTTTAGCAAAACGAAGTAATTTGTCAATATCCTCTTGAGCATCAATAGAAAGATGGACGCGATAGAAGTCTTGTTCATCTTTGAGCTTTTGTTCACGAATTTGTGCTTCAATAAGACTCGCACGCAAAGCAGACAAATTATTGATCTCAGACTAAAGTTTTAGTTTATCCTTTTGGAATTGAGATTCAAGAGACATTTGCTAATCAAGGTAATCATCCAAATTCTCTTCTTCTAATTTATCCATCGCTTCACGGCGTTCTTTCATCAAAGACTACCATTGCCTATCAAAATCAGCAATCTTATGATCATAGTCTTTTTCAAGAGCAACAATCTTAGCCTGAAGTTCGGCAATATCCCTGTTTAGAAAGGTCTTTTGTTCTTCTGCTTGATTAGTATAATCTTGAACTTTATTATAATAATCTGATTGAACTTGCTTTAATTGTTCTTGATTGTATCGTCTCGCGTGTTCTAATGCTTTATTATTTTCTTGTTTCGCACGTTCAAGTGATTCATTATAAGAATCTATTAAACGCTAAGTAACTACCTTTTTCTCCTGAACTTCTTTATCAAACGCTTCTAATTGCGCTCTATTGATTTGTTTAATTTCTTCTTGGCGCCTGCGCATTACAATATAAACTATAATTGCGCCAACGAGTGCTCCTATTACAGAGAACAAAATTTCCATTTATGCCATTACTCCTACAACTCTCTTTCTTCCCAAAGGAACACTTCCCCTGTCATTTGGACTAACTAATTATAAACATCCACTGTTTCTGGCGTTATAAGCGCACCCTCAACAATGGCATAAGTTGATTTGCGACTTGCTATTGAACCACGCGATAAACCTTTAATTGTCTAAACGACAATTCTTTTATTATCATCAAGTGCAAATGTAGCGTTGTCTATTGTTGCACTCAATGGCATATCAAGATTTTTTCCAATCTCTTTGCCAAAACGATTCAGTGCTAAATTAACAAAACTATCATGCAAATAATATATTGTACAAGTGTAAGTCATTAAGATTCACTCCATAATTTGACCTCACCCGTTTTAAAGAAATGCTTTAAATCAATTATCCGTTGATTTGAAGAACCTCTATGAGCCAGACTGAGGTCTTTTTTATCGAGTTCAAAAGGACCATCCACCAACACATCAAACATCAAAAGTAGTTTACCTTCTGGCTTTTGAATTAAATCTTCAAATTTCTGTCCAGACCAAACCCAATAATTTTCACATTGAGTTTCATCTCTCAGTCTTTGCACAAGGTGAGCTATATGAGAACGTCCATTAACATCCTGTGCAAAAGGCTCCCCGCCAAGAAGGGAAAAACTCTTCACTTGTGGATGTTCCTTAAAAAACTCTACAATAGTAGAAGTAGTTTTATTTGTATAAAGCTCTCCAAAATTATAATCTTGCGCTTCGGAGTTAAAACATCCCTCGCAATGAAGAGGACATCCAGACACAAAAAGACTTACCCCAACACCTGGCGCATTTGCAATATCAAAATACTTTATTCCTGCATAATTCAAAATCCAAAACCTCGGGCATAATCAAAATTTGTAGGTCTTTGCATCCTCGCACGACCCGCTCGCTTTTGCTTAACCAATACGAGCTTATCTTCCGCGCGAGTGATGCCGACATAACGAATACGGCGTTCCTCGTCTCTTGCTTCTTGAGAATAGCGATTATTGCCTAAGAAATTCTCAAACAAAACAACGTTCTTAGATTCAAGTCCTTTAGCAGAGTGAATAGTAAGTAACTTAACAACATTCTCATTCATCAACTGATGAATTTCTTCAGTCGTTTTTTCTGCTTGACGAAAATTGACATAAGGAACACCTAATGCGTCAAATTCTGCCGCAATTTCTGCGACAAGCTTATTTGAACGCGCAAGAACAAACCAATCCTTATAGTCTCCACGCTCTTTAAGCATATATGCAACCGCAGGAATATCAAAAGCCATAGAAGTAACTTCTGCCATTCCTCGCTTCATCGGAACAACATCTGTAATCGCAGCTTCATCAAGATCTCGAATAGCTTGCTGGGCAACTTTGAGAATGCCAGAACGAGAACGATAATTCTCAGTCAACTCAAAAATCTTTGTCTGAGGATCGTTATATAGACTATTGAACACTTCTTTTGAACTACCCTTAAAAGAATAAATCATCTGACGTGGATCACCAACTGCAAAAAAATGCTTTGGCTTCAAAATTGTTTTAATGAACTCATATTCCTGAGGTGCTACATCCTGAAACTCGTCAATGAGTAAGTGATCAATAACGGGAATAAACATCGTATTCAGATGCTTTTTCACTTCGCGGAAAAGGCTATCAAAATCATCATCTTCGCGCGCGCGCTCAAGAATATTATCCAATCCGATTTTGTTCATTGAAAGTAATTGCGCGGCATAACTATGGATTGTACCAATAGACACTTTATCAAAGCCAGGGCAATCAGACAGGCGGTCTTTCATTTCTTGCGCCGCATTGTTTGTATATGTAATAAGAATAAGCTCTGATGGTTTTACTCCATTAAGAAGCAAATACTTCGCGCGTTCAGTTAGAGTGCGAGTTTTACCTGCTCCCGCACAGCTAATAACCAGAACTTTTTCAGCATTGGTTTCCACAGCCATTTGCTGTTCAATACTTAATTCCATAAAGCACCTCTTTCATATTTCTATAAATATTATATCACAAAAGAAAAAGAAAGTCAAGCATTAAAGCCTGACTTTCTAATGTTATTTAATTAAATTTGGTAATTTTACTATGTTTAAATCTTGCTTCTGCTTCAGCTTGCTTGCCAGGATTAAAAGCAGTTTTATAATCACCAGTTAAATATCCTGTTACTCTGCGCAAACGACGAATATTTGTACCATGACATTGAGGACAATCGTTACCAATTTCATCAGTATAGCCGCAATCCATACACATATCATTAGGGACATTGATTGCAAAATAAGGAATATCATGGTCCATTGCATAATTTACTATTGTTTCAAGAGCATCAATGTTATGTTTTGCGCCTGAATCAAGTTCAATATAAGTAATGCAACCCGCGCTAGAATATCCAGTTAATTGAGATTCAATATCAATCTTTTTAAAAATATCTATTTCTTCCCAAACAGGAACATGAATAGAATTAGTAAAGAAATCTCTATCAGAAATATTAGGAATTTTACCGTATTTTTTTTGAAACTTCTTCATCGCAGTATAACATAAATTTTCAGCAGGAGTGTAGTAAACACCAAAATTTAATTTGTATTGCTCTTTAAATTCTGCACAACGAATTTTATACAACTGACAAATTCGTTTAGCTAGTTCCATACCCTCTGGTTCAAGTTGATTACACCCAATAAGAATTTGGAGTGTTTCTGCCATGCCTAATAAACCAATGGCTAAAGTACCATGTTTCAAAGCAGAGCGGATTCCTTCTTTTGGATTATATCCAGCCATAACATTGTTCTCATACATGAATTTCGCGGCTTCTGGACTTTGTTTACAAATCCATTCAAAACGCTCAATTAATTGATCTTTTGCTTCATGCAATTTTTGATCGAGAATAGACAAAAATTTATCAACTGTCTGTCCTTCGAGATCTTCACCAGTAGAATGTTTGAGGATATACTCTTTTGCTTCCATTGCAAGAGTGGGAAGAATGATTGTTACTGGACAAATATTTCCGCGTCCATCTTTTAATTGACCGAAACCATTAATGTCCCAGCCATTTGCAGTTCTGCAACCCATGGTTGAAAAGTAAGTACGAGGATCATTCCTATCATAACCAGCATTACCACTCCAATCAACATTGGCATAATTAGGATAAAGTCTCTGAGCTGTTGACTTTAAAGCCAATCTATACAAATCATAGTTAGGAGTACCCGGCTCTTTATTAACACCTTTCATTACTTGGAAAATACCACAAGGGAAAATAGAAGTTCTATGTAATTTTCCGATACCGTCAATAGAAACTTCAAGTAAAGCTTTGGTAATCATTCGCCCTTCAGGTAAAGTGCAAGTCCCGTAATTAATTGAAGTGAACGGTAATTGATTGCCAGAGCGAGATTGGAGAGTATTAAGATTATGATACATTCCCTCAACAGCTTGATGGACTTCGCGTTCAGTCATATCCATTGCATATTTATATGCTTTTGGATAATATTTTTCAAAAATAGGATCAGTAATACTAAAATCATCTTTAGTCAAAACCGCTTCATCAGCAATTCCTCTGACTCTATCCCCCTCATTATCAAAATAGATATATTTTTTACCGTCTCGATAATGCTTACGGAAGCTCTTTCTTACATAAGGAACCATTGTCCAATCAAGATGACTTGCACTAACTCCACCGAATTGTTGCAATGATTGAATTTGAAAAATAACTGCAACTAATTGAAAAGCAGTATTAACCGATTGCGCGGGACGAACATCTGTTTGACGAGTATTAAAACCTTTTTTTGCAAGTAAATCATCAAAAGGAATCGTCAAACAATTATGACAACCAACAGCATAAGAAGAAAGATCATGAGTATAAATTTCATTATTCAAATGATTTTCTCTTGCCATTTTTGACATACAATAATCAAGAGCATACTGACTAGTTAAATAATTTGATGCTTCGCCTTGGCGTCCGCCAAAAGATGCTTCGTCAACGTTTGCATTTTGATTTTGAATATCAGTTGCGTCAAGTTTCTTAGACACTTCATTCATTAAAACTTGATACTGATCACGAATCATCCCGTGAAGATAACGGTATTTGATATAATGTCGCGCAACTTCAAAATATCCTTCTTCCATAATAGTTTCTTCAACGATATTTTGAATATCTTCTACATTAAGCGCATGAGTTGCTCTTTCACATTGTCTCTCAACTTCATCAACAATAGAACGCAATCCAACTACGCTTATTTTATCTACACCTTCAACTTCATTGTTCGCAGCAGAAATGGCTTTTTCAATTTTTTCAATCTGAAAATCAACTTCCTAACCATTTCTTTTTATAACTTTATTCATTGGAGCCTCCTTATAAAAAGAAGCCCCAACAAAATTGGAGCTTCATTTCCTACTATATATTTAGTAGTTCTATTGAATTTTATATCTAAATCTGGTATCATTTTAACAAAAGCCACAAAGAAATTATATAACCGAATTGATCGCTAACTACTGTCGGCGCCAACGAAATCACATCATTACCAGATATACAATTAACTTGACAATAATTGATTAAATCATCTTGCGCTTGTTCTGCGGCGGAGTCATATGAATTACCTCGTCCCGTAAATACATTCATTCTCATTTAAGATACCTTTCAACTAGACAATGTACGTTTCCTCAAGACTGGGATTCGAACCCAGGATGCTGGTTTTCACAGCGTGCTAACCTCTACACTATCCTGACGTTGGGTAGCTGTTATTGTCTGATTAGAATTATTCAATTTCAAGACGATTAAAAGAAGCGCTCTACCAATTGAGCTAATTACTCTGTTTAATGGCGGGTAATATCGGAGTTGAACCGATGATAAATTCTTGTTAAGAATTATTGCTGTAATCGTCTTTATTAATAAAACTACGAAGTTCGTTGCCGAGTTATTCACTCTCCCAATCCGCGTAGCTATTGGTGCATCTAAAGAGACTTGAACTCTTAAACAGCACATCCTAAATGTGCCGGCTTTGCCAATTTGCCTATAGATGCTTATGGCGCGGAGCGTGGGTGCCGACCCCAAACAGATTTCTCTGTCGTAACGCTTAGCAGGCGTACCCAGTTCCCCGACTGGTTCACTCCGCAAAACAAGACACAACTTACAGATTTGAACTGCTTAACCAATTTATCAGATTAGTATTTTAACCAAAAATAATTGCTGTTTTAAGCGTGTCTCTAATGGAACGGATAAACAGGCTTGAACTGTTGACCTTCTGGATGTAAGCCAGATGCTCTACCAACTGAGCTATACCCGTATGGTTGCGGAGGATGGAATCGAACCACCATAGAACAGCTTATGAGACTGTTGAGTCACCATTACTCTACCCCGCAATAGGAAAGAGGTTAAACCCCTTGGTCGAAGATGCGAGACTCGAACTCGCGGCCCCTTGATCCCAAATCAAGTACGCTACCAACTGCGCTAATCCTCGATAATGTCTTTCCAATTAAGAAAAGACTAGATCTTACGCGGAGGGTTCGAACCTACCTATCTTCCGCTTATAAGGCGGATGCACGTACCATATGTGCTCGCGCAAGATAAAACAAGACGACATCAATAATTTATTAGCCGCTTTGCCAATTAAGCTACAACCCCTCAAGTGGGGTCGATTGGATTCGAACCAATAACTGCTAGCCCTACGCTATTAATTATATTTAAAAATTATTTGCTGAAATCGTCTTAATAATAAATGGTGACTTCGGAGGCTTTCGAGACCTCGACGCGCGGCTCTTCAGGCCACTGCTCTACCATCTGAGCTACGAAGTCATATAAAAACTAGATGGATTAAAAGTTAAAAGTTAAAAGTTAAAAGTTAAAAGTACCGCGCGGTGATTTAGCTATAAGAACATCTTGATAGCAATCTCTAAATGAAATGTCCAAATTTCACTGAGAAAATAGCTAAATCTGTACAATTGAAATAATAATTTATATCTAAAAAACTTTAATTGCTGAATCCATCTAATTGATTTCTATAAATATCATATCATAGAAATCATAAAAAGTCAATTAAAAGGCTTGAACTCCCATCACTTAGTCCTAACTTCTTATTTACCCAACTTGCAAAGCAAGAAAATTTTAGAACACCTTTTAATCGTTCATTTACAGGACAACAGAAGCATAGCGCTCGTCATCCAAAGCCTTCATCATTGCTGCATAAGCGTCAAGAGAAATGCCAGCCAACACATTCTTGAACTCTGCAACACCCTGTCCACTCGCAAAAGTGACATAAGGATTGGTAGAGTTAGCATGGAAAGTGTTAGAACGAGCTTCTGCGTTCCAAAGAACCAGACGAGGCATCTGATAGCCAGCCGCACGGAAACGACGGACCATCTCAGACACGAAATCAAGTCCCTGTCCACGGAAGTAACGATCAATTTCCATGTCGGAAATAACCACCATTGCCTTAGGCATATCCTCCTGAGGCACATGATTCATCACAGCGGTATCCAAAACCTGCATAAATGCACGCTCCAGATTAGTGCTGTAACCAACATCAGTACGCATCACAGCTCCAACCTTTTCTGCCAAAGTCTGACCAGGCTGAATCTTGATGTAATGAGGACGGTCAGTAAAAGTCATGTAGGTGTTCTTGAAAGCACCCTTATTGCGCTCAGCAAAATAAATTGCCAAACCAACAGAAGTAGCCATAGGACGACCATACATAGAACCGCTTACATCAGCCATAACTAGCACGTTATTCTCGCCCTCAATGTAGTTAGGCAAAGCCTTCCACTGAGCTTCAATAACAGGATCTTCCTTAATTTCGGCAGACCAATAGCTAGTATTCTGCATAATCTTCTCTACCAGATCATAAGGATACAAAGTAGAAGCATTAATCTTCTCTTCGCCCTTTTCAACCTTTTCGATGTAAGTATCGAAAGCAGAAGGATTATGACGCTTGAAAGCCTTACGATAACGATTCATTGCCACGGCAGGCACCGCAGCATAATCAATATCGGTCCACTCACCAGCAGACATCTTTACCTCAACAACCTTGAGGTAATTACGCAGCCGAGAAAGAGTCTTACGATATTCACGTTCGGTCAGACCAAGCGCACGAGCAGTCTTACGACCAAGCGCACGAGACTCCTTGGAAGAAGTGTTAATAGACTTCAGCCACTTTGCGGTCAAAGAAATAGGCTTCTCCGCACGCATATTCTTCAAGTCTTCAACAATCTGATTACGCAAATACTGCCACATAGCAGACTCGACAGAAGTGCCAACGAACTCATAAAAGTCATCAGCACGACCCATCTCCATGATATTATCAAAGTTCTTGATAACAGTCTGCGGCGCGACATCTGCCAGATACTTCAGAATGATACGAGCAGTACGACGCTCCCCACGTCCACCGCGAATATCACGAGTCATAAACACAGTCTTCAGCGCATACAGAGGATTCTCATTCCAAGCCTTCTTAAAAAGACTCAAAATATCAGCTTCACTACGAGTGCGCAACGCACCAGAAACTGCATAAAAATCAAGCAGACAATCCCCAGTGGTAGAACGAGCGACCGCACCATTCTCGGTCAACTTCGCAGAACCATTAAGAGAAGCCTCATTGGAAATAGCATTTACAAACTTATTCATATATTCTTCCTTTCTCTTGAGGAACTCAAGACACTAAATAATAAAATCCGGCAATGTCGGATAAATGGAGCCTAGAATAACAGGCAGTTAAGATTTGCTGAGATATGTCTTAATCTTTCCTGTGCCGCCAGAAAACGTTGGCTACGCTTAGAACATTCGCTACGACCCTCGCCGTTTCGGAAAGATTTAATGGTGGAGGATATGGGATTCGAACCCATCTGCTATCCTGTTTGCAAAACAGGCAATCACTCCTAGCAATCCCATCCCCCATATAAGCACTGAGCAACCACGCTCTTTTCTGCCCGTGCCAGGTCGCAGATTCATCTTGAACCTGCCCAAGTCAGCACACATGTAACGATAAGGCGTTCGAGAACCTTTTGGTCAATGGTTTGGTTCTAACCACTGGTGCTCATGGCGGGATTTGAACCCGCACGCTGTTTCCAACAAGGGATTTTAAGTCCCTGGTGTCTGCCAATTCCACCACACGAGCATAAAACGAGACGATTTTTTCCATAAGTTCACAGCATTATGTTTAAATCTTGCTGTAATCGTCTCTCAAGTTTCTATAAATATTATATCATAACATTCATAGAAAGTCAATTATTTCATTTCTTACTTCCTAAAACTCAACTGGCGCATAATCTCATTGTAAGCCGCATCGGTAATCAGACCCATTTCCTTATCTCGCTTTGCCGCAAAACGAGTATACTTAGTATAAACTGCCTTGGCATTCTTCTTATCAATGAAGAAGTTATCGAAATTAGTCTTCGAACCCGGCATGGTATAATTGGTACCAAGTGCATAACGAGAAGTCTTAGTCTTTTCCATAAAATTTATTTCCTTTCCGATTTTCTATAAATATTATAGCATATAATCTTTAAAAAGTCAATTAATAAATAACAAATTTATCCGTTGAATTGCCTTTATGATACTCAATTCCTTCTCCAATATTAAGAGTACGAAATAAAGTATCATTATAAGATAAACTTATTGAAGCATGAACGTGGCCACCAAGCCACAAAGGAATATGTTTATCATTATTTTCAATATCGCAATAAATTTTTTCAAGAGAAAATTCTGAACCTGTGTTAAAAAGCGTTGTAAATTTTTTATCCATAAAAAATGCAGGCATCGTATGAGAACAAACCATATCAAAAGAATGAGTTAAACCTTTGTCTACGGTTTTAATAACATCTTGACTGGTAATTACTTCTTGATGCCACCAAGATTCTTTAGGCTCTCGATATACTTTATCAATAGAATCCGCGCCACCAATACAAAGAATATCCAGTCCTTCAATAGAAAGGATTTCTCCACGCTCTACTGCATACACATTTGAACGAATTTCTCTACATCGCGCACCAAATATTGTCTTAATTGGCATTTTCTCAATAGAATCATAATTCTCGTGATTACCTAAAATAGTGAAAATCATTTTTTCAGGATAATCCCGCGCGAAATGATTAAGAAACTTATTCCATTTCCAATCATTATACTTGAAAATAAAGCCGAAATCACCTAATTGAAGGCAATATTTCTCTTTTGACTCAAGAAAACCTTGCATTAAATGGGATTCTGCATGGACATCTCCAAGAAAATACATTCTTAATCATTCCTTTCTCTCTTGATTTTCTATAAATATTATAGCATAAGAATTAAGGAAAGTCAATTTATTTATTGCGCGAAACCTATGCAATTTTTGCTTTTTTATATTGCTCTTTTAAAGTATCATATTCTTCTTGGGATATAATTTTAAGAGCAATTTCTTCTGGAATTTTTATAGGCTCTGGTTGACAGTCTCCTAGAATAATTGAACGCTAATTCTTATAATTATAAAGCGCTAAAATTTTTGCACGATGAAACCAGCAATTTCCTTTTGTGCGTTTCCCAAATTGCCCTAATTCCGCGCAATACGCAGGACACCATCCACAACCGCCAGAAATTGGACAATTCAAACACTCATCATCAATCCAAGTATCAATCGTCATTTCTTTTAATTTTTCGCGCGAAAGGACATCGTTCGAATTAAAAATTCCTTTCTCACAATCTCCTATTGAATAGTTTATACAATTATTATTTAAAGAAGTTGAAGCAAAACGGCAACATGGGTATGCCTTTCCATCAACTGAAAAACAAAACGAATCTCCGAAAATTTCACAAGGGTAATTAGAAAAATCAAGAATCTATCCAGAATATTCGTTAAGGATACTAATTTTTTCATCCCAAATTTTATTGCTAATTACATATTGCCCAATTTCTTTAAATTGCTTATATATCTATTGAGCATCTTCTTCAGAATAAGTATCTTCGTAAATAGGTGTACTAACGATATGTTTAAAGCCATTTTCAAGAAAAAATTTTAAAGAGGGAGCTATATAATTAATATCTTCTTTTGAAAAAGTCATTTTAATATGATCTAGACCATGTTTTTTTAACCATAAACCATTTTTAAAAGCCTTGTCAAAACTTCCTTCTCCTTTTTGGTTAATTCTATTTTTATCATGCAATTCTTTAACACCATCAAGAGAAAGAGCAATATTTAATATATCTTCATGTTTAAGAATAAATTTTTTTACATCTTCTCTCTATAAAAGTGTACCATTAGTATTCAATGAAAATCTTACAAAAGGCAATAAATCCGGTCTTGCAATAGAAATACCTGATATTAGCATCTAAATTATCATATCCATTATTTCTGGATAAAGGAATGGCTCACCGCCAATAAAAGAAATAGTCAATTCTTTTACATTATTTTCCCCTAAAATTCCATTTTCTTGTTCAAGAAGCCGAATTATTTCTTGACATTCTTTTATTGCAGTATTTAAATCTAATATTCGAGGACTTTTAAAATGCTAATAACAATAAGAGCAATTTAAATTACAAGATTCTGTAATCTAAAAAATAATAGAAGCAGAATTAGCCATTACCCCAAAGCGTTTTTCAATTTTCATAGCAATAAATAATTACTCCTTTCTCTGCATCAATAGAATAAGAAATATTTTTAATCTTTGGAATCGTCAAAATATTATATTCAAATTGAGCATTAATAGACTCCCATAATCTATTTCTCTATTCTATCCAAGCAATTAGCTATTCGGAATAATTAATTAGCCAATCTTTTAAAACACTGTGCTCGATAACACAAGTATCTGAATAGAACTATTTAATAATAAAAGCTATAAACTATTCATATGACTAAATATTATGATTTAAATTTATTAATTCAATTCTATCTTTTTCACTTAGCTAAAAAATTCTTTTAGTCACCATAAGTCCACATCCAAGTTTCTTCATAATCTTTATAAATTAAATACTCTACCTGCTCAATATGATTATTTAAAATATAAAGTTGATTAGAAATAATTGAAAGATTCTTCGCGCGGAAATATCTTAAATATTTTTCCTAAGAATAAACACTTTCAAATTCTTTAAAAACTATATAAGCAAAATAAATAATAATATAATTATTTAATAATTTAAAATTAAGTATCTCTTGAATTAGCTAATTCTGAGACAATATAATTGCTAATTTATCGCTCTACATTAAGAATAAAAGCAATAAAGATAATTGATTAACAAACTCTTTATGATATTGCGGCTAAACTAAACTAAAATAAACATCCGCTTTATCAACAATAAAACGGATATTTCTTTCAAAATGAACATGATTAATTTTTCGTAAAGCCACGAGTTTTAAAAATAATAAAGGCAAAAGAGAATAATCTGATGGACCATAGCATTTACGATTAAAAATAAAATCGTTTAATTCTCCATCAATATCTATATCAAATATAACATCTTTAACTCTTTGAAGAAATTCCCTGCGCGTGACATATCCATCTTGATACATATAAATCACCCTGGATAATTACCACATTTGCAATAAGAGCAACCATAACTTGCATGAGAACTTTGGCAACCCATACAAGCGTCATGACAACTTGATTTACATTCTTGAACACAACTATCTTTGCAACCGCCAGAGCAAGAGCCTTCGCAACCACCCTAACAGCTAGAACAACCGCCAGAACAAGTGCCGGTACATGAAGTACAACCTGTTTTACAAGTCCCTTCACAATCGTTTTTACAAGCTGCGGTACAAGTATTTTTACAATTACCCATACAGCCACTTGCACACAACCCAGCACAGCTACCATAGCAACCACTCTTACCTGGCTCTGCAAAAACACTAATTTTAGAAAGCTGTAAAAGAACTTTTTGATGATCTTCAAGAGGATAAATCAAAGTCCCTCTACCTTTTGTAACTGAATAAGTGTTAGAACTTAAAGAACCATCTTCATTAACCATTCTGCCATTTGTAGTTGCAGTCAATCCCGCAATTAAAGGCTCAATAGTAGAATTAGAATTAATCTGCTATTCTATCTGCGCGCCAGTGATTTTAACGTTAGTTACCTTTCGGCGATCAACAATTTCAGAATTATAAGCATCAGCGAGATTATTCCAATCTGAAGCTTCAACTTTACTGCCTTTTGTTAAACTCATAAATCATTCCTCCTAAGAAATAAGTAGAGGGTCTTTTTCTTTCTCGAAGACAGTAATTGCTTCATTTACTAATGCTTTTAATCCATCCCACTCAGATTGAGAAATAATTTGAAGAGCATCTTCATCTGGTAAACAAATTTTCATAGGACGAAAATCATGCCATAATAAATAACGTTTGGCAGAATAGTAATATCCAGCTAAAACTCTTCCTTTATGTGCCCAACAAATGTTAGTTACTCGTTTATTAACTGAACCAGTCATTTGTAAATTATTTGCACTACACCAGCCACAATTAGAACTAACTGGACAATCAATACATTTTTGTTCTGATTGAGATTTATAAGTAACACAATTTAAGCAATCTCTTGCTTTACATTGCGCTTCAGTTTGATAAAGCCCATTGTAATCTCCGAGCTAAACGGTACTTGAAAGTTCTTCTCCAAGACAGGTGGGATGATAGCGTAGGCAAGGAAAAGCTCTACCTTTCATATCAAAAGAAAGCATATTACCAGTGCCACCGCAATAATTTCCCTCCATAGAGCTTTTACCATCCGCAAGCATATCAAGACAAGAAATATAAATGTCTTTTAAATTATTATCAAATAAATAATCACTTACTTCTTTCATTTGATAATAAAATTCTTTAGCGTCCTTTTGATTATAATAAGGTTCATAAGCATAATTACAAAAAATATCTTGGATACTTTCACTGATTAAAAATTTAATTGAATCCGCAATATAAGGAAAACTTTGAGGAACAAAAGTCATTTTACTATAGCTCCATCCCTGTGCTTTTGCGTCTTCAAAAGCTGCGATAGCCTTATCAAAAGAGCCTTTACCGTCGATTGTGACTCTATGAGCGTCATGTAATTCCTTTATTCCATCAATAGAAACAGTTAGACTAATAATGCTTTCATATTTTTTCAAAAATTTCTGTACTTTTGAATCAAAATAATTTTGTCCATTAGTTGTTAAGCTAATTCTCACAAAAGGAACAAGTTCAGGGCGAATTATATATAAGCGCGGCAGAAAATAAGACATAATTCCATCAATTAAATCTGGGCAAAGCAAAGGCTCACCACCAATGAATTCAAGAATTAAACCTCTTAAAGTTTTTCGTCCTAAAAATCCTTCTGGCTTATCTATTTCTTTTAAAATTAAATCACAAATTTTCTTGCCAGTTTCAAGAGACATATTCTCTGAACTTTTATTACATTCGTAGCAATAATCACATCTTAAATTACAGGCATTAGTAATCTAAAATGTTACTTCACGGCAAGCTCCTAAATAATAATCTCCTTTTGTAACTAAATCAACAGGAAGTAAAGCTTCCGCAACTTCTTCTTGGTATGTTTTAAATCTGTGCGGCATAAGTATATACTATCTCCTATTCTTCTGGATAAATTACATAATTAAGATTATTAGTTTCTCTATTACAAGGGACATTACCTGCATATTTAAAAGCTATTTCACGCGCAAGATTAGTAAGCTCTTCTGAATTTTTTACATAATCTTGAGAATATTTTTCAAAAGATTCTTTCAAAATTGTCGGGTCTATGCTTTCATCTTGGCAAGTTTTCAAAATTAATTGAATTAGATTACGCAAACTCATATTCTTAAAATTTAAAGTCTTATATTTTCGCGCTTCTTCTATGTCAATCCTAGCCCTAACATTCTAGTATGTCTTCATAATAAGCCTCCCGGCGCAGATAATAACGTTTTATTGTTTCTTCTACAAGTGCAGAATTTTCTTTAATAATTGATTCTTCCCAGCCGTCTGTAATTTTTAAACTATGAGCAATTTCCATTGCCCATATCCCAAAAAAAGAATTAGGCGGAAAAGAATTTAATTGAACAATTTGAATTTTATTGGATAAATTTGAAACATCTTTTAAATTGAAATAACAGATTAAAAAAGAAATAAACTAAATCATTTGTTTTCTTGCTTCTTTGTCAATCTCCAATTTTAAATACTAATCATTTAAAACAAAAATTTTCTAAATAATTTGTTCGATTTCTTCAAAAGATTTATTCTCTATTGGTAAATCTAATTGAATAATTCCAAGAAATAAATCTATCCAAAAATTGTTTTTATCAATCCTTTTATACCAAAACTAATTAAAAAAAGTTCGGTAATACAGCAATGTCTAGGGAAATTCCGTGCAGAACAATTCAGTTATTGCTTTAACAAAATCTAAACGTCCTTTTCCAGTGAAATATTCCATTTTACCTCATACAAAAAATGTCTGGAATAGCAATATCCCAGGCACATAAACTTATTTTATTTCAAGACAGCTTTTTCTGTAAATGCCATACAAAATAAATTGCTGCGACTGTCTCGCTATGGCTGACCTTCTCTGGAATCGAACCGAGACATGGTGGGTTAGAGCCACCTAGACTAACCATTATCTGAAAGGTCAATATATTGAGAGATGAAATTCATCTCTCAGATTCTATAATTAGTATATCATAATTTAACTCTCAAGTCAAATTATTAATTCTTTTTCAGACAAGGATTTAAACGTTCAAAAGTCGCACACAAGCAATCTTCGTCAGATAAACATCTTGCAAGAATATTTAAAAGACAATTATCTTCATCTTCTACAACAATCTTTACTGGTTTAGAATAATCTAAACTCATTAAACCAAGAATGCTTTTTGCGTCTGCAATAGAACCATTTGCATCATGAATCCCAATAGGAACATTATACTAGCACGCCGTACTTTGAAGCGCTCTAATCTGTCGAAAAGAATCAATGGTTACTTCACGAAACATTAGAATCCTTCCTCAATATAGTCTTTAATCTTATTTATCTGCGCGAGACGGTTACGCAAATCTTGGCGAGTTTCACCATGAAAAGCGCAAAGAGGACAAGAACAATGAACTTTACCTTTTGATAAGCGATGTGATTGAGATTTAATCATATCATACCAAACCTTATCACAATACACATTCTTAATGATATTCTCGCGTTTGTGAATGTGCTTCTTTGCGGCTTTGCGTCTAAAATCTTCAGTCCTAGTCATAAAACCACTCCTTAATTCATTTGTTCTGATGGCACGAGTCTAAGGATTTGAACCTTAATCATACGGTTTTGGAGACCGATATTTTACCATTAAACTACACTCGCATAAAAGGCCGGTATCTCAAGTACCTTAATCTCATTGAGAATCAATCAATGCTACCCTTGGCGCCGCCGACAGGAGTCGAACCTGCTAGCCATTTTCAGACCTACAGTTTTCAAGACTGCTTCCCACCGTTAGGATCAGCGGCATAAATGGAGCCACATAGGAGAATCGAACTCCCAACTTTTCGTTGGCAACGAAACATTTTACCATTAAACTAATGCGACATTGGTTGGGGTAAAAGGAATCGAACCTTTACATATGGAGTCAAAGTCCACTACCCTGCCATTAGGTTATACCCCAATATAATGCTAAAACCCACTTAGCAATCAACAATCTAGCGGCATTGTTTTTTATACCCGCGGTCTGTACACAACTGCATTAGTAAAGGATACCGTAGCGACCTCATTCCCCTGTCTTTTATTTTAGGTAGTAGCCGGGCCTCTAGCGCTCTTAACCTTAGTCATCACTACCCTGACTTTTTTAACATTAGTGGGAGTCAGAAACCTTGGTACTCACGGTGGGATTTGAACCCACAAAACTACTGATTTTGAGTCAGTCGGCTTTGCCAATTTGCCCACGCGAGCATATCAATGTAAGATTTATTTCTCAACCTTACATTAAATATTATAGCATATATTTTTTAAAAAGTCAACAAAAAAACATATACCATAAAGCAAAAAGGAGAATGAAGAAAACTGCAATTGTAATCATATAACAGCCTTTCTATTGGGGCTAAAGAGGAGATTCGAACTCCCTCTACCAGTTCCACAGACTGGCGTGCTTAAAACCATTACACTACTAAAGCCATAAAATCAAGAAAGAAGAATTCTTTCTTGATAAATTTTTTATTTCTTACTAGCCCATTTCATCGTTGTAGGAATATAAATTGGTTCATTGGGCTTTTCTAATTTTGATTCACGTTTTTGAAAATATTTAGAACGATAACCTGCACCTTCGTGCAATACTCTATCGCTCCCAAGAGTTTTAAACCACATTATTCCCTCTCTTGATTTTCTATAAATATTATAGCATAAATAGAGTAAAAAGTCAAATATTTCCATCAAGATTTAGAATAAAATTTTCAAAAGAAATAGGAACATTATCTACATCTATCAAATTTCTTTTTCTAAATGCAGCAATTTGATTATCCTTAATAAATTTAAATTCTCTATCTGTTGGTTTATAACCATAATTTTTATACGTTTGCATATAAAAATCATAACAATATTTAATTATATCTTCATTAGAATAATCATTAGTCTTTAAATTTTCAAGATAACGATAATAAAGATATATCATAGTAACAGTTGATTGTCTTGCTATCGCATTTATCGGAGCATTTGCTTTAATTCCGATTTGAATAGCATCAAGAGTATTATAAGTAAAACCAATTAAATCCCTATGTCGATAATCAAAATTATTTTCTCTTGTAATAGATTTTTCATTCCATTTCCAAGAGTAAGTAATACGGTCTTCAAAACGAATTCCATTATTTGGATCTTTCTGCGCGCAAAGCATTACCGCGCAATTAAAACCTTTATCTTCATTTTCCCGACTGTCGCTAAAGACAATTTTATTTTCATTAAGAAATTCACGAGAATAAATTTTCCCAAATATCCATGTATTATCTTTAACATGAGGAATTTTTCGTCCATCACTACACTCCTCGACAAACGAGGTGAATACAGCAGGTCTTTTCTTATTAACAAGCATCAGCCCGCGCATATATTCTACAGCATAAGCATTTTCAAAAATGTCGTCCGCATCTATAAAACAAATATAAGGCGCGGAAGTAATATCTATTCCTAATTGACGAGCATAGCCAGGCCCTTTGTTACGATTTAAATGAAGTACATTTATATTTAAGAAGCGCTTAAAAAATGCAATAATATCATTAATATTTTCATCAGAACAATCATCAATAATAGTTACATTTATATCATCTGAAATTGTCTGTACTTGAATACTACTTAGACATCTAACTAAAAAATCTTTTTGGTTATAAAAAGGAATTATAATATCAACTCTTTGATTGTCCATCCTTTAATTCTTTCTCCTTAAATTCAATTAACTCTGCTTCTGCGGATTCAATAATTTCTGCAATATTGTCAACTTCAAAGAAATAACCAACTGAATCAAAAGCTTTCTAGCGAACCATGCAAAAAGTAGCTGGATTTTGACCAAGAATAGATTCTAATTGTTGTGAATTAAATCCAGTATAAGTTATAATTTTTTTAACACAATCAAGCATTATTCTACGATATTCTTTTGCATCTCCACGTCCGAGTTGATAAAAGCCTTGAACGTAAAAATAAACGAACAAAAAAGAACTCAAACCTTGAGATAAAATTTCCTCTAAAGATAATTCATTATGCAATTTATCAAGAGGGCCTAGTGCGCTTGTAACATAATCTTGAAAATGATTACAAAATAAATCTAAACCAGTTTCACGTCTATGAGATAGAGACTCTGGTCGATTAACCCAATTATAAATTATTAAATCACAATTCAAAGTAGGCGCGCCAAGATGTTCTGTCATTAGACGAGTCAAAATTGAAAAATAAATATCTTCATGGGTCTCAAGTCCTTTACAAAAAGTTAAATCATGTTCTCTTAAAAAACTTCTTCTAAAAAATTTCCCATGAACCCAATTCATTCCTTTTTCAAGAGAATAAGGAATTACTTCGCCAGATTGGGCTACCTCTTGAAATCTAGTTTGAATTATATTACGGCTGGGATTATTGCGGATGATTGTTCTAACTCTATTGAAAGTATTAGGCACAAAGAAATCATCATGGTCACAAAAAATAACCCAATCACCATCAGCATTGTCAATGCCAAATTGACGAGCCATACCAGTTCCGAGATTCTTTTCTGTTTTTACTTTTTTAATATGGAGCGTTTCCTCATAAGGCTTTATTACTTCATCAAATGATTCTGTTGAACAATCGTCCACAAGTACGACTTGAATTTTATCGCCCAAATGCTAATTCACAATTGATTCAAGTGTTGCTGCAATATATGGAGAGCTATTAAAACAAGGGATTACTATTGAAAATTGATACATAAAAAATACCTCTTATGAGCATAATTATACTATTTCTAATATAATTATATCATAAGAGGTAAATATTGTCAATTATTTATGAATATAAACAACATCATCAAAATTGGGGGAAAAAGAAAGATAAGCATAAGGGGATAAAGAAGTATCCACTTCTCCAATAAGAGAAATTTCATTTAGATGAGTAAAAGATTGTGAGATTTTAAAATGCTCAATTTTCTTATGAAGCAAATCACAATTCCATTTATCTACATCAGGTTGAACTCGCTGAATGTAATCTTTCTCATCGAAAGGGGCATAACGAATAGAACCTTGCCAATCATTCTTAACATTGGTTTTATCCATATTCTTAATGCCAAGTTCGTCCGATTTGCTTACTTCATTTTTTAATGCGCCTGCGCCATGCCGGGTAAAATAACTACGCGAAACATAACACACTTCAACATCAAAAACTCCATCCAATTCTCTCAATTGCTCAAGCACCCAATCAGAACCAGTATGAGATGGAGTAAGATGCGGAAAATCTTTTTTATTATCCATATCGAGAGCAAGTCCTTGTCCGCCCTCAAAAATTAAAGTATCATAATAATCTGAAATTTCATTCAAAGAACTAAAATAAACAGACTTTTTAAAATCCATTAAGTCTTTTACAAAATTAGCAAGAGTAATCTCACTGAAGAAGTTTTCACGCCACTCCATTGTAAAAATAATATCCGTTTCTTTCATTCGCTTTTCAGCAAAATATTTATCTCGGATAAACTTAATCTTACTATAAAGTTCACCAAAAGACATAAAAAGTTCTTTACAAGTAAAATGAAATCCTTTATTTACTCGATTAAAAGTCTCAAAAATCCCGCAGCCACACGAACCATGACGACTTTTCCCCCTTGATTGTTCAAGAGCCTGATTAAATAAAATATCATAAGGGGTCGTGATTTCACAATTCCAATCAACCCAAGTTCGCCCACGATTTACATGAAGTTCCTCTAATTCCTTTTTCTCAGAAAGAAAAATAAAAGGATTAACCATGAAATGATAATTGTAAAAGGTATCTACATCTTGATATGACGCCGCGCCGAAAGCATGAAAAACGTGACGAAAATCTCCATTTTCTACAGTATGCCCACGCTGAGCACCGCCATTGAAAAGAATATTCAAACATTTTTTATGCTTCTTATCAGCTTGACGCGCAAAGTAATTGGTCATTAGACCCTTACCTTCGTCGCCATAATTTGCGCCAATAACTACCTTTACTTCTTTCACGGTTAATCCTTTCTTTAATTACCAATTAGTCCAAGCAGTGTCTTCGCTAGTCGGCTCCGCGCTTTCAAGAGTCTCAAAGCCGTTATAATGACCCTCGACAATAGCCGTGATCAAATTCGGAAGCTGCTCAAGAGTAGCTACCTTATAATGACCAGTGGGGAGAATCTTCTCAAAAGACTCATCAATTCTCTTCGCGCGATAATCATAGCTGCTAGACGGATCATCAATAGAAATGTGAAAAATATCATATTTCTCCGCAGTCTCATCGTACAGCTCTTTAGTCTTGACGTCAGCCTGGAGACTATCGCCAGTTGCTTTCTTGAGTCCATAGGCTTCAAGGATAGGGTTAAGCGGCTCGTCACCTAAAGTAATAATCAAACCCTTTTTACCTTTTGCCCAACAATCCAACTTACAGTGACGGCTACCCATGTACCATGCAGCGGTATAACTCTCATAGCCATTGCCGCCACCGCCACCTTCAAAATAAATCTTCTCCATCTGTTGCGCAATACGGACATCACTTTCAAACTGAGTCAACTGGATAGGAACGCGATCACATTCAACGTCACCAATACCCATAAACATAAACTGAACATCTTTGGTTTTCTTTACAACTTCGGTCATAATATCGCTCAGTTTCTGTGCGCAGCGAGCAGAAGCGCTACCCATAGAGCCAGTTACATCAAGACCGATAATAACCGGCAGACTATTAGGATGCTCTTCAGAATCGCAAGCCTCACGCATTACGTTCATTGGAGAAAGTGCCTGATTAAGGCTTCTCTGCTCATAAATATCGTAGACAGAGGCAGCATTAAGTTTATCCATGCTGCACGCTTTAGTAGTAGAACGATACGCAGTATAACTCTGCGCGGTCCAAGAACCTCCACCCATAAATATACCTCTTTCTTTAATTAAACAGTAGTATTTTTGCTATCAGTAGTTGCCGCTTCAGCGGGCACAGCAGTCTGAACGGGAGTAGTCATTACTGCCGGGGTAGTAGTAATAGGAGCAATGGGATTCATAGCGCTCATCAATCCAGCAAAAGGATTATTATTGCCCATCATAGACATTGCCATAAAAGCCATCATCTTATTATCACCAGAACCAGAACCCTTTAGCATCTCAGACATCATCATAATCTGCATAATGTTTTTCGGATCAACACTGGTGCCATTTGCGCCGCCAAACATAGAAACAATCTTAGAATAGAAATAAGTATTACCAAGGAAAACCAGATGCTCGGGAACAATGGTTACAATAGTCGAATCTTCATAACGGAAAGCAGTAATCTGGTTATTTTCAACCTTGATAACCGCGGCAGGCTTGTTATTCACAAGGATAATATCGCCCTTAAATAGCGTATTGGTCGGAATGCAGAAAAACATTTCATCGCCAACATCAAGCACAAAATCAGAGCAGTTGACAAGATTGCCAGTTGCAACATCATAAGTCTTATAGCCGTTAGAAGTCTTAACTGCAATACCACCAGTCAAACTAAGACGGCACCAACCGACAGGAACCTTTCGGAACATTTTATTAAAACTATCGAACATAGAATTTACTCCTTTTCATGTTTTCTATAATTATTATAACACACTTACCACATTTTGTCAAATATCTTCTTTTCTACATCCTCGCTCCCAAAGTTTCTTACTAGGAGCCATCCATTCAATTTTACAATGAGGAATAATGACTATCGTATTACTTCCATTTAGTCTAAAATAAAATCTGCTATCTGTAATATTCTCCAACTTGCCACAAAATTGCCGGTTAATAGTAGTCATAGGCATAAAAAAATCATCTTTTAGGCAGACAATATATTCTACTTTTTTAATTTCCATTTTGATCCCACCGAATTTGACAATTATCCCAAGCTCCAAGAGGTTTAATTTTATAGCCATGTTGCTTCACTTTTTTAATAAAATCTGCGCGAGCAGCTTCGTATTCTGATTTTTTCGCAATATCAGAATCTCTCAGCTCCATCAAAATAGAAAAATCTCCAACCGACATTGCGTGCTTTACTTTCTTTTTAAATTCTTTCTCCCACTCTTTAAGAAAATCTTCTTTCTTTTTAGGATACTCTCCAAAGTGAGATGTACTTCCCAAAAAAGCTTCTGTAGCTCCAATCATTCTTTTCTCTTCCTTTCTTCATTTTCTATAATAATTATAGCACAAGAATTAAGAATTGTCAATAAAAAAGAGCATAGATTTCTCTATGCTCTAAAACTTATTCTAAATTTTCGTCTTTGTAGTCGGGAAAATCTTCAACTACTTCTTGAGTTTCTTCAAATATCTCTGGAACAATCGTAACTAAAAATGGATTTTTACTAGAAAGACGGACTCCATTTGGATAAGTCGTCTCAACTTCGGTCTAATAAGTCCCCATCCCAGCAATATCTTTTTTAAATAAGACACATTGAGCCTATCCATTTTCAGCATCTACAATTTTAGCTTCTTTCCAAAACTCTGTTCCTTCTGAAGGATTTGCAAATTTAATTCTAATTTTTGAATTAGTTATATCTGAGACTTGTTTGTCTTTAGATATAGTGAATAATAACTTGATACCATTATCATTCTGTTGGAGTGTTATTTTTTGTGCCATTTAAATCACTCCTAGCTTTTTATCCAAGAATTGTAAGTGTGGCGATCAAGGAATTGCAATCCATAAAATTCAAAAGTAGAAGCAGCCGCGGAATTAATGCGAATTGAATGCCAACCTTTTGACACGATGTCAATTACAGGGGCAGTATAATCTCTAATTTGGAATTTTGAATAATAACCTTTATTACTCAGATTTCTCCATTCAATAGAGCAAGTAGACGGAACACTAATTCCATTAGTCGCATGTTCATCGCCGTCATCTACAATTAAACTTTCTTCATTATTCCATTCAAATGTATTCTGCGGGCAACCTTGAGTTGCGCCAAAGTCAAGCGCTAAATCAACCTTAAATTTGCTTTGCTTTTCAGCATCCGTATAAACAGAGGAAGCACTTGCATACAAATAAGGGACTGCAACCATTCCATCTTGAGGACAATAGAAACTATAATAAATAGCTCCATCATCTTGCTAATTGTTTGCATTAGTATGGCGCTTAGTTAGCTCAACAATTTGATTTGCATAAATATCAGCATAAGTAGTCCCTAAACTAATATCTTTTGCAAAACTAAAGCTATATTTACTATCTCCTTTAACTGTTGATGGAATTGAATTAGGATTATCCATCCAATAAGTAGTTCCAGCCGCGAGATTTTGAGTATTATTGTAGCAAAGAGAATAAACTTTCTCATACATTGCCCAATAAGCATCTCCATAAACTTTGGTCTCAACCATCTTTTCAGAGTCCCAAGAATCTGACGCTGCATTAGCTATATCGGTAGCATAAGCTGTAGCAATAGGAGATGCAATCTTTGCCACTGCACTATTAATATCTGAACGTGCCTTTAAATCGGCTTGACGCCATAAGACATTGTAATAAGGGAAATTGTCTAAATTAAACTCAATCTTTTGTCCATCTGGAGTATTATATACTAATTGCCCGTCAATAACTTTTGCAGTTTCATTATTGCTTAATGGATAATTCATATAAACAGTCAAGCCCATATTTTCACGGCTTGGCTCAGTTGCATAAAGATCTGGACTGTTTAATAGAGTAGGCATTGTTGGAGAATGTTTTGAATAATCAATAACGGCATTGCCACGCACATTAATGTTATCTTGTTGGACACGAGTAGATAAGAACAAACCATCTTCAACAACCAATGGACGTCCTAGGTATCCAGCAATAAACAATGATGCCATCTCTTTGCCAACCGTATTATTGCCATCATTGGTCATATGAGTGAAATCAATGCACTGATTACCATTGAAGTTACGATTAAAGTCGCTTCCATCAATAACTGGAATACCATACAACTTGCCAATCTTTTGAAGAACTTCTGCATAAGCCATGACTTGCTGGCGCTTATCAAAATCATAAGAAGCAGCTTGAGTTTGAAGAACCGGTGTAATAATTACGCAAGGAGTTCCATTATCAAGCTCACGCTCAATTAAAGCAGTATAATATTTAAAAAACTCGTCAACATGACCTTTATATGCACTATTAACAAAATCTGCACTTGCATCATTGATACCAAGATTGCACATCCAAATATCCGCGCCAGAAGCGCCCCAACGGTTATATGCACAATAAGCATCATCACCAGTATAAATTTGGCTTACAAGCTCAAACTTATCAAATTCTTGCCCGTCTTTAATACCCTTACCAAAGACTTCGTTGAGCGCTTCAATCATTACTTCTGGCGGACGTACTTTAGATTGACGAGTACTACCGCTCTTTTTTAAAACACGATCAAAAGCAGAAGCAGTTCCCTTTCGATTATCTTTATACATACCATCTGGATAAGTAAAAGTAGTAGGAACAGCAATTACAGTTGATGCGTCTAATTTTTCATTTACATTACCAGTATAATAATTTGTTGCATTACTGTTGTCATTAACACCCGTTGATTTTAAAGTATTATAACCAAACCAAACAGAATCTCCGCACATTGCAATCTTAAAATGAGTATCCGCAAGAGTATCCCAGCAATATTGTGTAAAAGTACGAAGTTTATACTGCTTCTAGCCCATTAAGTAAATTTGCTTCTGATGGTAAGAATCATATTTACTTAACTTTTCAATTTGATTCTCAAAATTATTAAAATTATCTTGATTATATTCCGGACCGTTATCAATCCATTCTGTCTTTTTATACTCTGGTATTAGCACTATTTATCTCCTCCTTTATATCGGTACTAGATATATTTTCGGTGCGAGGTAAATAAATTACGCTACAATAGTCACGAAGCGATTCAAACTTACCTTTCCAATCGTCTCCCATGACAAAAATATCTACTTGATTATTCATTATGTCGCGCTTTTTCTGCCACCAGTTATTTTCTGGAATGATTAAATCAACGCAATCAAGAGTAGATAGTAATTCTTTCCTCTAACTAAAGGTAAAGTAAGATTCTTTTCCTTTATCTCTATTAAATTTATCTGTTGATAAACCTACAATTAATCTATCTCCCATGCTTCGCGCGCGAAGAAGAAGATTTAAATGCCCTTGATGAAGTAAATCAAAAGTACCATAAGTTAAGACAGTTTTCAAAATAGAGAGTCAAACTCCTTTTTTGTTTCTTCATTGTATTTATATGGGTCAAATTCAACAACAGGTTTGTCCCAAGAATGAATCGAATCTTCAAGTGCAGCTCTAATAGCGTACTCATCTGTTCCATGAATTAAAATATCTGCAACATTGGTTACACCCTTATCTGCACCAAAATCTGTGACGATAGTTTTTTTGCCAAGTGCTTTTGCTTCAATTATAGAAAGTCCTTGTCCTTCATAAATAGATGGAAGAATATTATAATTCGCATTCCTCATGTTGACAAATGGATTTTTATTATATGGAATTAAATGAATAAAATCGCAATCTTTTATTTCTTTAAGAATCTTATCTTTTAATTCTCCATCACCCATAATATAAAGTTGAGTCTTATTATATTTTACATGAAAATCTTTAAAAGCTTTAATCAAATTAAGCTGATTCTTTGCGGGAGAAAGACGTGCAACATTCAAATAAACTGCTTCTGTCGAAAAAGAATGTGGCTCAAAATTTGCGTATTTAGAATTTGATTTTTCAAATAAATCATAAGGTTGAACAATAAAATTATGAACTAATGCCATCTTAAATTCATAAAAAGGAAAATCTTTCTTATTAGCTTCTAAACATTGTTCACTAACAGAAACTATTTTATCATACATGCAATAAGTGGAATAAACTGCATTAAGAGAATCTTTTAAAGGATATTTACCATCAATCTCTCTCATTTGGTCTAATTTCATTATATTATGTTGCCAAATAATTTTTTGAGTAGTAGGAGAATTTTTGATGCCGTAACCAAAGAAATAAGCATAAAAAGGACTATATCCAGTAAAATTGATTATCGCATCGAAATGAGTATCTCCAAAACAGCGTCTCCATTCTCTACGATAAAGCTCGCGTGGAAACATTTTATCTAATTCAAAAGAATCTGTCCCCTTTTTAAGACAAATCTCATTCGCGCAATGCTCAAGCAATGTTTGATTGTACGTTCCCGCGCGGACAAGTAAACGAACATTAGAATTAATTTCATTTATTTTATCCAAATAATCTGGATTGTCTTTTTTCAAAAGGATAAGCGAAACATCATATTTACTATAATCAATTCTATTAAATAAAGAAAGAATAGAAGATGTTACTCCATTTGGCTTAAAATCTCCAGCATAGAATAACAAACGTTTTTTATCATTCGCTTTTGGAGTATTAAAACCTGCTCTACTCAAAAATCCTTCCAAAAATTCATAAACATTTATATCTTTATCAGTCCAAACATTAGTCCCTTGTCCCCAAACTTGTCGTTGAACTTTTTCCCAATAATCATCGAGATTCTCAAGATATGTTTTAAAAGTCTCAATATTCTTCGCGGGCGCGCATGGAAAGTCTTGGTATAATCCTTGCTTTTGACAATATTCCTCATAATCTGGTGCATAAAAAATAACTGGATTATCACCATAATTTATCCAATCATAAAAAACACTTGAATAATCTGTCACCAGTAAATCACAAATTGGAAATAAAGTATTTATATCAATAGAAGATGGAATATATTTTGCTCTATTTTCATAATCTACATGATGTGCTTTAATTAAAACACGATAACCGTAATTTCCCAATTCTCGAATAATTTCAGTATCAATAGAGTACTTTCCATCGCGCCAAGTAGGGGCATACAAAGCGATTGGTTTTCTTTCTTTTGATAAATCCATCATTCCTATCATCTCAAGTTGTTTAAAAACTTGTTTCTTAGAAATAATTAATTCTTTTCTAAAATCTCTAGTACGAATTATTTTATCATTGCATAATCCATTAAGTCTCGCCGCGTCCAAATACATTTTTTCTATTGAATCATCACTAGCAAGTAAATAATCAGCACTTAAAAAATTCCGCATAACATTTCCAGTATTCATTTTATTATTAGGAATATCAAAAAATAATTTCTTGCGCGGAATGCCGTGCCAAGTATTTACATAAATTTGTTCAGGCTTTTTTGTCCAATAGGTGGGGAATGTATTATTATTAATGAGATAATGTGCTATTGAGATATATTTAAGATAATCATTTGAGCCATACAAAATAAATCTTACATTTGGTTTATCTGCATATTCTAATAATCTAAAATTATTACTCTCAAAATTATTAATTACCCAAATATGAATATAATCATCAAATTTTTTATTACGCAAAAATTCCAAAAAAATTGCGTAAGGACTATCAATCATACCTGCGCCCGCAAATGACTCATATAAAATAACGTTGTTCTTAACTGGCATATTGTAATAATCAATATACTTTTCTAAGAACAACGCCTGTTTATTATTATGAGATTTCCTGGCGCTTTCAATGATATTCAAAATTTCATCATTCAAGCGCGTCACACCCTAACTTTTTATAAATTTCCTCAGCAGTTATTAATGTATTCTTAGACGAATCAGATTGAATTTGAATGTCTTTCTCGTCTAATTCATAAGCATCTGCCATATTAGTACTCCACTTCTATCTTATACTCAGATGTGTAAAAAACGTTAATATTATAAATTTTATCTATTGAATTAACCATATTCAGTTCTGGTTGGATACCTATTTCAAGAGGAGCGTTAATTAAATAAGTTTCCGAAGAACCAGAATCATTAATTCCAATTAAACGAATATAATAATTTTGATTCTGTAAAGGAATAATAACATTACCCCTGTTCCAAGCGTAAGTGTTGTATAAAGTATAATCCTCCGATTCGAGAGATTTAATATATACTTGAACACGCGGAACTCTTGAACCAGTCCAGCTAATTTTTAATTGAGTCGGACTAATCAACTCAAAAGAAGCAATAATTTGACTATAGATCTTTTCATCAATTAGTAGCTGATTTTTCCGCGCGGAAACAATATTCTCACTAACTATTAAACCTGGGAAAGCCCAAACTGTTTCTGAAATAGGTAAGAAATTCGGCGCGCCAGATGGACGTTCACTAATTCTTAAAAAGACTTTATTGCCAATACTTTCTTGAGGAATAGAACTAATTTTTAATTTCTTTTGATAATAAATATCATCTTTCTTAACACGGTTAATTTTAAAAGGTAATCTAATAGGAAGCTAAATTCCTATTTTGTATTTATCTAAGGTAGTAGGTAATTTTATTGGAAGCTAAATTCCCATAATAATCACCTCAATCTTGATAAATTAATGTAGCTGTGCTAGTATATTTTTGTCCATTTATACCAGAATCATCAATATGAGTTTTGATATAAATTGGAGCTTTCACATTGTCATAGCTAATAGTAAAATCAGATAAACGATAAGATAAAGAGCCTTTTTGCAAATTGACATCAAAATAAGTTTTTCCGCCAGTGGTATAAGTTTTATCAGAATCCTCAAGAACTTTTACCTTTTCATTTGTGCGGCTAGTACTTGTTTTATTTGAGTTCCATGCAAATTTATATAAATCAATCTGCTCATTATCTTTATAAAATTCAAAGCAAGGAATTCCATCCTCATTATTATAAAGACGAATTCTAAAATTTGTTAAAAGAGGATAATAGTCAAGCCAAGTTGAGCCAGTGTCTGCAATAATTGTGCCGTAGCTTCTGTCTGACTATCCAGCAATACCTTTCCCGCCAACTGTAATTTTTAATTGAAATTTATTTTCATATTTAGGACTAGTGAAAAATTCAATTAAATATCCAGTATTATCATTGTCTTTTGGATTGCCCATACCATTTATACGAGCTGCAAAAATGGCCATTGAAACATTTTGCTAATTTGATGGTAAGCTATTAAATGTTTCTTTATTATAAGTATAACCCATTTTAAAAGAAAAGTCAATATTTTTTGCGTTCTCAAGAGCAAGTTGACTTCTTCCATAAGATTGAGAAGTAGAATCATCTTGATAATAAGTTAAAATAGGTGGAGTAAAATCTTGTTTTGCGCTTCCAAGCAAATATTTAAAAATACTTGAACTTGTATCTTTAAAAGAATCAGCAGTAGTATCTTGTCCAGTGGCAAATTTTCCCGCTTCTACAACTCCCAAATCAAGAGTTGAAGAATAAGCTTTGCCGTCTAAGCTAAAAGTCTGCCAATTCGAAGCCAATACAGAATCTGCATTTGTACTATCTTCTGCTGTTGAAGTGATACTTACATTTTGCGCGGCTTCATCGCCATCGTTTTTAACATAAATAGTTGAAATATGATCGTAACCTCTGCGGACTTTTCCTAAATCTAATCCAACAGTAGTATCTAAGAGTTTAGAAGCCGCATCATAGAACTATAATTTTACACTCATTTATTAATCCTCCGAACCATAATCTATATCAAGAAGAAAATATTGAGTACCAGATAACTTAGTATCTGATGGAATTTGGCTTCTTAGATATATAATACCTAAATCATTTTTAGTTACCATTTTAATATTATCAATAACCATATTGGACATATTAGCAGAAATCGGCTCATAGCCAATAATTTTTGGAATAGATTCTACTGCAGAATAACAAGATTTACGTTTATCTTTCTCTAAGACATAGACAAATGATGGGTCTTTAGTTGTGTCTGTTGTATCCAACCAAATTTTAAAGACTGGAATGCCATCTTTATCTTCAAGAGAAAGAGTAATCTTTGTGCCATTTACAGAGTTTCCTAAATCAAAATCTTCAAGAGGAGTCCACCATGCTTTATTTTTCTTTGGATCGCCATACCAAATCTATAAAGCATATTGATGCCCAAGCTAATAAATTGTATCTTTAAAATCTTTTCTTATTCCAGAAATTGTAACAATATAATTGTCTCTAAAAATCCATCCAATAAAAGAATTTTTTAGGCAACTCATTGTTGCAGAAATAGTAAAATCTTTTGCTTTTCCTAAAATATTTTCAGACGGCGTTAAAATTGCAGTTGTGTCAGTATTTTCTGGCAGATTAGAAAATCGAGAATCTACCCCATAAAAATATAAAGATTTTGAATAAGCGTACCAAGGATCAATTGATGCAGAATTGTGCCATGTTTCCCAATCGTCGCCTGCTATTGGTTGTGCAGATTGATAATCATAAGTATCGAAATCTTCGACGTAAATATTTTTACCAATTGCAAATTCTCCTGGCGCAATATTTTCAAGAGAAAGAGTTTTATCATAATCATAATCTTTACTAAAAGATAATCCCTTCTAATCTAAAATTGAAGTATTATTATTATATGCTTCAAAAGAAACAGTAGGATTTACAGCTGTTTTTGTTCCAGAATTATAAATTCTTAGTGCTCCTATACCAGAAGCACCTTTAAAAATATCTCCTAAGCTATAAGTTCCATTTAGCGCGGTCGATATTTTGGTTGTTTCATCATAACTATAAAAATCTAATTGAGCTGCCATTATATCACCGCCTTTTATAGAGTTTCTATTGGTCGCCCAAGTACAATAATTTGACCAGTCGTCGCATTACCTTTAGCAATTACTTTAAACCTTATTTCTAAAAAATTGCCCGGCGCAAGAGTCTCAGCAATCAGTCCTTTTTCTTGTCCATTTTGAACAAGTTTTATATCTAAATCATCATTAGAATTTGGATATATGTAACAAAGTTCATTGAGTGCGCCTTTGTTATAGAGGTATCTTGTTGCAATCTTTTCTTTATTTAATTGAACAAGATTAAAAGGAATTTTATATATAAACTTATTAGTTGTTACATCTAATTGTCCTTCAAGTGGTTCTATTGAAGCATCTGGTTTTAAATAAAGACTAAATCCTTCTACTGAAGCATCAAATAAAACATCAATATTTAAGCAATAACCCATAATACGATAACCATTTGAATTTAAATGGATACCATCACCAGATTTTTTAATTGTCCCATCTGCATTCAATTCTGAACCAGAAGAATAAATATCATTCATTCGATAATTAGTAGGATCAGTAGGATCTTCTCTTAAATATTTCCCATTTTCTTGAGCATTGAAAAAATCAACCATATAAACGCCATCAAGAGATGCTACATAATCTTTAAGCCAATTATTGAAAGCATCAAATGCTTTTCTCATGTCAGCGCTTAAACCATTTCGAGGTAAAAGATTTCCTACTACTGGAACAACTTCATTATTAAGCGCCAAAGCAATCATCGCTTTTACTGCTGGAACCAATCCATAATAGGTTGTTCGCATACCATTTTTTTCAAGTACGATTGGAGTTTCAGTGAAAATCCATTCATCCATTGTTGAACTTGAATCAATACCAGAAACCGCAGTTGCGCCATTAAACAAAGAAAGGTCATTAGTTCCACATTGAATAATTGTATAGTCTGGATGCAAGGAAAGAATTTCTTTTTCAAAACGATTTTTAACTTGATAACCAACTTCTTCTCCTGTACCATAATTATATACGTTATAATTTTTACCAAGCCTATAGCTAAGCCAGTATTGATATTGAGAAGTTACATCTTCAGAAGTATTATCATTAGCATAACTTACTCCATTACAGCAGTAAGTACCTTTATGATCTTCCGCGCGGAACGCCGCGTGTCCAGCAGTAATAGAGTCTCCAATAGTACCGATAATAGCTAAACGAGTAATAGTTTTTAAATCAAAAGAAGAAGAATAAGATTGATTCTCACAATCATAATCAAGAATTAATTGAATATCATTCCTTTCTCCTACTGATGAACCTCGAATTGGAGAAGTTGAATAATAACAATGATGGTATTTATCATCTTGAATTGCAAAAAGAGAAAATACTTCTCCTTTTGAATGCGAGACTGCATTACTACGTTTGACCGTTACAAGAAAATTAACTCCGTTTTCTTGTTTATCCTGAATAACAAAATTTTCTACACCATCAGTAAATTCGTCGCCCACCGCGCAATCAAATACGTCAGCAATTAAAAACTAAGTTTGTTCATCGTCAATATCTTCTAATAAAACAATAGGATCAATATTACTGTTGAGAATACCAGAAGACATAATAGTTTTATTGCCTAATGAATCAAGAGAATAAAGTTGAGTATAATCCGTAACAACAGTGGCTTTTGTTGATGAATTATGCGACACCGGAATTGTAGAATGGTATCCTCTTGATACAGTTAATCTCTTAGTTGAATAATTAACTGATTCAACTAAAATTTCTTCATCATCAATTTTTAAAATACTTCCTGGCGCAATTCCATTGATATTTATTAAATCTAAATAAGCCTAAGAAGCATTAATGGTATATTGAAGAAAATAAGTTTTACCTCGTAATGAAAGTTCTATTAAAGTATATCTTTTATTATCGTCGGCTTTTAAATAAATGGTATTATGTTTTGTTTGATAAGTAACTATATTATGGTAAGTTGAAAAACCCTCATTAGAAGCATCTAATAAAGAGCCATCATAGCTCTCAGAATACAATCTAATAGCCATAATAATCTCCTTAAATAATCTTCATATTAACCATGCCGATATTTAAATCATCATCATAATTTTCAAGAGCATAGCCAATTATTTGATCGCCATATTCTGCGCGTTTACCAACCCCTGGTACTGCACTAATAGTTATTTTATCACCTTTTTCTATTGGCGCTAAAACCTTGACTTTAACACGTCCAGCAAGTCCTACAGGAATATATTTATTAATATTATATTCGACAAAACTTCTTCCTTCTGGTGGATTTTCACCACCAATTAAATGACTAAATTGGTTAGAATGAACACCAATCAATAATTTATCACCAGCTGATGCGCGTTTATAGGCTTCTTTTTCAGAATCCATATCAAGAGCAATAATATCACCCGGCTCTGTATATCCACTGCGCGGGAAAAATTCGGCATAGTCATTAAAAACTGAACCAAAAACTTGGGAACCAGTGATAGAACCATCTGCCCTAATATTGTTTTTAACATATAATGAATTAGATTGCAATTCATTATTAACCGTAAGTTTTTTATTTGAAGTTACATCATTGCTAAAAACTGTTTGCGCAGAAATATTTAACGTTCCACTAGTGATGTTAGTTGTTGAGCCACCTAAATTCTAAGTACCATTTAAATTAGTAGTACCTGTTGAATCAATAGTATCTGAGTAAGATATAGAGCCAGTAAACTTTGCGGGACCGCTAACATTTAAACCGTTAGAAATAGTAACTGGATTAGTGGTAAAAGAAGTTTTTCCTGAAAAGGTATTTGTTCCAGAAGAATTAATTCCGCCAGCAATGTTCAAAGTAGAGTCTGGGGTTGTTTCTAAAGTCCCAGAAAGTTCATTTTCTCCTTTTAGAGAAACATTACCAGAAAAAGTTGAATTTCCAGTAAAAGTATTTTCTTTTGAAAAAGTTGTTGGACAAGAAAATATTACGTTATTAGTAAATTCCATTTGGGTGTCATAGACGATGGTCGTTGTTGAGGCTGTACCACTTGCCGACATTCCAGATAGATAATTAATTGTATCATATAACTCTTGAACCGGCTAACCGCCAGCCCTACTAGGGTCAAGATAGTATTTATTAGCCATCTATTTTATCCCTCCATTTTTTATCTAAGACTAAAGTAAAAAAGTATTAAATATTATATAATAAAAAAATAGAGAGAGACAATTAGTCTCTCCCATTAAATTACTTATCTAGCTTTTCAAGAATTGTATTCAAAAAATCATCAGTCTTTTTTACTGCGGTTTTAGTTGCACCCTTTGCTGCTGGAACGATTTTAGCAGAAAAAATATTAGCTAGCTCTTTTTTAAGCTCTTCTTTACTTACTTGCTTACCGTTAAGATAAAGAGTACATTCTTTATCATCGTCGCAGCAATTTTTGAGAATTTCCTTAAAACGTTCCTCAGCATTCTTTACATGAGAAATGCCAAAGAGATCGTCGTAGAAATCTTCATCACAGGCTCTATTGTCATCATCGTAATCTTCATCATTTTCTTTGTCTTCACAATCACAATCGCAAGTATCATTGCACTTATGCTCACAATCGCAGCTATCACAGCCATCAAAATTCAACTTACCATCTCGAAAATCGTCACGCAATTCATCTACAATGTCCGCGCCATAGGCTTCATTGAAAATCTCAACTTCCTCAATAAATTCACGCAAATGGAGAATCAAAGAGTCCTTATCCATCTTACGGCTTTCATCATAATCTTTCTTTTCAGGACAAGTTGCTTCATGCGCTTTGCACTCAGCTTCAGTCTCAAAAAGCTCATCACAATAATCGCAGCAATAAAATTTCTTCATATTAAATATACTCCTTTTAAGTATGTGTTTTTCTTAACTTTCTATAATTATTATAGCACGAAATTAAAAAAAAGTCAAAGAATTTAGCCAGAAAAAGTTCTCCAAAAAGTTGTCCATTTAATATTAAATTCTTGAGCTTTAGTTTTTGACATAATGTAATCTCTGACTTTTACAGGGTCACCTTGAGTAAAAGTAAAATTATTATGAGATTTTTGAGAACCTAAATTATTACTATTTATAAAATTTAAATAACCTTGAGAATAAACTCTTTGATTTTCTAAAGAAGTCGTTAATTCAGATTCGTCAAAAGTCTTAGCAAAAGTAATATTAGTTGACATTGCTTTTGTTTCATTATCATTGATAAAATCATATAAAGCAGAAAAGAAAGCCGAAGCAGTTATATATTTACCGTTTATCAAAAATAAATTAACAACAGTAGAAGCTCCAATATCTAAACCTGCAACTTTTATATTTTTACCAGTTTTACTAGAATCAAAACCTAAAGTGTTCCCAATTTCTTCCATCCCAACAAAAGAAATTGCCGCTTTATAAGCCTAAACAGCTTGATCTTTATTATTTTCAGAAATACCACCTTGTGCAGCATTTATCAAAAGATAAGCTAAATCTATAAAATTATCTTCTGTCAGCATTCCAGTTTCACTAAAAACAGGACTACTATAAATTCTATTTAATGCAGAACCTAAAGTGCCACCACTATAAATATGAGTTAAATATTTGTCTGTATGTCGTTTTTCTTCATTTTCTAAGCGCGCGAAACCTTGATTCATTTTAGCACTAATATTTACCTAATACTTAGAAGAAAATTTACTTGTATCATTAAAATCAAAATTAATTTTTAAATCTGTCTGACCAACATTGTATTCATCTGCTCTCACTAATTTACCAGAAGATAAATCCATTTTAGAATATTTTCTTGAATCATTACCTGTATGAGTTAATGTAACTCCAACACCTAACTATCCATAAATCTATGGTAAATAAAATTCATTTAAAATATTAGCTAATATTTCTTGAAATTGACCATGCTTTTGAGTTAGATCTCCTTTGTCGGTTCGTTGCATTTCAAATTTAGCCTAATCTCCCTAGGCTATTAGAGCTTTAATCTAATCTGGTGTTTTTTTACCTTTAGATATTTCTGACATAAAATAAATTAATAATTCATCTTCCAAACCACTTTCTTGAAATGCTTGTCCCATAGAGCCAAAATAATCTCCAACAACAGACCAAGTATTTCCCTTTTGAGTATAACCATAAGTTTTCCATTTACTTTTCATTCTCTCAAATGCTTCTTGATAAGTTACAGCTTTTGATGCCGCGGTCTAAAGACCCCAAGTATCTTGATGTAATTTTCTCCAAAAAGCATCAGTTAAATCTTTTTCACCGCGCGAGTTCATAACAATATCTCCCGCAGTAAGTGTGCCAGCCATTGTGTTAAAATAACGACTGTTAAAAAATTGCATTAATTCTGCTTGAGAGGTCGCTCCGCCTTTTTGAATAATACCCTAAATTTCAGAATAATTAGCATCGGCTTTTAAATATTCTTTAATCGTTTTTGTTAAGTTTGAATCATTATCTAAATGAGAACATAATTCTGTAACTAATCCGTATTCTGTCTATAAACTAATCTATTCCGCAGCTCGGATAGAATCTAATAAACGCTTTTTTAAAGTTTTAATTTTTGTTTCTGAATAAGATGTCCTTTCTGTTGTACCATGCTCAAAAACAAAAAATAAATTTTCTTTTCTTGCTTTAGGTTTATATATTTTATAAAATCCACTATTATAAAATCGTCCATAATGATTAGATTTAGGCATTTAATCACCTCAAAATAAAAACGAGGGGTATTTTACCCCTCGTCAACTATTATAGAATACTCAATGGGTAAATTTTTAAAATAATCAGCTAAAGAATTATTTAATTCTTCTTTAGTAAAGTATTTAGAATTCATATGAATAATAACTAAATAATTAGAATCAAATTCTCTATTTATTTTAGTTATTACTGTAAAAGAATTAATACTTTCAAAATTTTCCAATAAATATTCCAGTTTTAAAAGAATTGCAAATTTCATAATAAAAATCCTCTTTAATAAATTTGCCTAAACCGGCATAACTTATCTTGAATTTTTATTATTTTTTTGTTTTTCTTTTTTATTTTATTTTTTGGCTTATCTTTTCCGCACAGTTTAAGCAAATATTAATACCTTCAATAGAAAGAAGTTTTTCTTTACTTCCACATATCGCGCATTGTCCTCGCTTAATAATATGCTTTGTTAAAATTAACTTTCCTTCTTGTTCACATAATTCAATCTCGTCATTTGACTTCCAGCCTAAACTATTTCGCAATCCCAATGGAATTACGATGCGGCCTACGCTATCAATTTTCTTTGTTATCATTTACATCCTATTGAGGTGGATTCATCATATTAATGAAAGTAGCATAAGAATGAGTTTCAATCATTGGCCCTGTTCCACCTGCAGCTTTTTCTCGAATATCAAAATATGTTGCTGGATTCCTATATGTCCATTCAATTATCTAATCATTATTAGTATTCAAACGTTTTTCTGTATAATCAAGCAACTGTTTAAACTTCGTAAAATTATCACGTTTAAAATTCTAACTATTATAATAAAGGAAACCTTGAATATAAAAATAACCAAACAAAAGTAAAGTTAGCAGCTAATTCTGTATGAAACTTTCATCATGATACTTTTCATCTAATTGTATGACTGGTTCAAGAATAGAATCAATATATTCTCCATAATATTCTTCCAAATAATTTAATCCAGTTTCAGTTGGCTTATGACTTAAAGAATCACCATAAGTATACCAATTATAAGTTGGTACGTCACATTGCAGATAAGGTAAATGGCAACAATTTAAAATACCTTTTACAAGAGTAGAAAAATAAATATCTTCATGAGAATATAAATCTTCACAAAAATGAATATTATATTTTAAAAGAAATTTCTCTCTATTATAAAACTTACCATGAATCCAATTATCCGCATTTGGAAGATATTGTGTGGTTTCTCCAGTTTTTGCATTTATAATATAGAATGGAGTATTTACCATTGTAGTAAGAGTTGGATTTTTTTCAATCTTGTCTCTTACTAATTTAAAAGTATCTGAAATAAACTCATCATCCTGATCAATAAAAGTAATCCATTCTCCTGTTGCGTGTTCAATTCCACGTTGCCGAGATGGGCCAGGGCCGCCATTAATTTCAGTTACATATTTTTTAATAAATAATTTATCTTTATATTTATCCAAAATTGGCTAAAAATCTTCAGTTGAACAATCATCAATAATAATTACTTCAATATCATCAGAACAATTCTAATTGACTATTGACTACAGAAGATTATCAAGTCTATCATCTGGATTATAGCAAGGAATGCAAACTGTCCAAAAACGATTCATATATTCACCTAAATAAAAATGGTAACAGATTTTTTATTTTCTGTTACCATTATATCATATTAAGATTTAAAAGTCAAAGAATTAAGAAATGTCAATAACTAAACTCTCAATTAAAGTATCAATTGTAGTTTCGTCAAAAGTAAAACCATATTTTTCACAATAAGCTTTTACTTGTTTAATTACATAATCTTTCTTTGCTTTACCTTGCTCTTCAATACCATCGAAGTATCCATTCTTTTGAAGCTGTTCAGCGGCTTCCATTGCAGCTTTAATATATTCTTTTACTCGGTCTTGCTACTCTTGGGTCAATTTTGACTTTAACCAAGGGATCAAATAAACTTTAATTACAAAAGTTCCCATAATAGTAAAAATTGCTGCAACTAATTGTAAAGCAGAAGTTAAAATAGGAGTAATATCAATCATATAAATCACCTTTAAGGTTCCTCTTGAATAGGAACATCAGATTCTAATAAATCAGCATCATTTGAATCATCAACAGGAGTTGGATCAGTTAAATCAACTGCATCATCAGTGGAATTATTCTATCCTGTTTCTGCGGTTTTAATCCATGCATTAAAACCATTTTCCGCAGTCAATGCTGCAAAAATCCCAGCGTTAAATGAATAATCTGGTAATTGTCCTATACGATAACATAAAACCATATAAGCAATAGCATAAATTACCGTACAAGCCATTGTAAAAATTATTATTTTTTTGCTGAAGCGCATTTTATCTTTTTTACTCATAATACATCTCATGTATGGCTTTTGATTGCAGCTGGGCCTACATAACCATAAACAGTTTTATACCATTGATCTTTAATTTCGGAATAATTAATACAAGTTGATTTTCCATTTTGCGGACTAGTGATCTATCCAACGATGCCATATTCCATACCGGGTCCTTTGCGTACATTCCAACGACCATCTTTAAAAGTAATAGTCTTTTGAGGAATAGATGGTTGAGTTGGGATAGTCGGTTTAGGCAGTTCAGTTGAGCGAATTGCACTACGCTCTCCCTTGCCAAAAGTATAAACAGAAGAATCTTTTGTAGTGAAATCAGCATCTAGCCAAACTAAAGGATTAGTTCTCTTGCCAGATAAACGAACTTCAAAATGTAAATGCTTACCATTCGGCCCAGCGGGAATTACATGCCCAGTATAACCAGCATATCCAATCAACTATCCTGCTGCAACTCTTTGTCCTTTTGAAACAACATAACTATCTAAATGAGCATAAAGAGTTTCAACGTTTTTATTATTATACTTTTTATCATGAAGAATCTTTACGCAATTACCATAGCTATTCGTATCGCCATTGGTTACTCTACCGTTCCAAGTGTGAACAAAATTAACTACTCCCGCCCCAGCAGCGTATACTGGTTGCCTAAAAGTTACTCTTAAATCAATAGCCTAATGCAATGAGCCAACAGAATAATACCAACCAGCAGTAATTACATGCCCACCATGCAATGGCCAATCTAGTACATAATCAGTGGAAGAGACAGTCGGAGTTGTTGAAATTGATGGAGTAGTTGAACTATTTTTCTTATAACCGTTTAATCCAGCTTTTTTAATTATGTTTGGGTAATCTTTGTAACAGTAATCTAAATCCACATCAACAGAAATACCATTAACTTTTCCTTTTGATGAATATTGCCACATTCCGTATGGAAGTTTGGCAGAACAATTTGTTCCATACTATGCAATCCACATATCATAAGAAGTTAATTGATTATAGTTTAAACGATTATTTAACCAGTCTGCACTACAATAAAGTGCGGCATAATATCCTTTTCCTTCAAGAATACTAAGTGCTGTTTTAACAAGTTCTGTTTTTTGAGCTTTTGTTAAAGCAACAATGTCTTTCTCATATTCTTGATCAAAATAAATAGGATATTCAAATTGTTTTCCTTCTATTGTTTTTAATAGTGCAGCTATTTCTTGATGAACTTCACTTACTGTTGAAGCGTAAGAATACCAATAGACACCAACTGGAATATTGTGCAATTTTGCTTGTTTATAGTTTGTTTCAAATTGCGCGTCAACTTGAGCTGGATAATAACTACCATAGCCCGCGCGAATAATTACAAACTACACATTAGGATCAGCTGCAAGCTAATCCCAATTAATAGTTCCTTGATGCTTTGAAACATCAATACCTTTATATTTTGGGGTCATAAATCCACCTCCATTTACTCTAAAATAAAAGTAAAAGGTTATTTAATCAACTCTATTTTAACCCCAAATTCCGCCACCAGAATTAGTTTTTTTATCAATATAATTAATAATATCTGATAACGAACTGCCACCAAGAGTAACTGCGTCAATATTTCGCAAATCAGCTGGCGAAGCAAAATCAGTAGAATTTTTATATGCCGCCGTTCCTAATCCATGAACTTTAACATTAGTTCCCGAATCTCGAATTGAAGTTGGGCCAGCAATAGACCAATCAACTCGAAAACTTCCATTAATTGTACCTTCTGAAAATGTATAAGTAGTGTCATTAAAAGACGCACTTTGTGGGACATCTATATTTACTGAATGATTATTAACTAAACTTGCATTTGCTGCTTCATTTGCGTATTTTGCAGTTGAAGCAATACTTTTTGGATAACCATTTTTATCACGGCAATAAATTTGTCCATCTATTGTAGCAAAAATTTCGCCATATTTATTTTTATCAACGTTTCCTGGTGGTTTTGGAATTGTTGAATTAGGAACCTATCGTTTAATCTGCATATACCCTCACTTAGAAATTTTATCAGCAATAGTAGAAGCTACCCAAGATTCGTCTTTAATCTTAGCCTTAAAACCTTCTGCTGTTACCCATCCTAAAATTCCTTGAATTAAATCTTTTGTTTTTCCATTACGGCCAATGTCTACGTGGACTTCAACTTCGGCACGCACTCCATTTTCATGTAAATAAGTATTTAATTCTCTTGCAATTTCTAAACTCTTTTCAGTTTCAGTATAAATTTTAGTATTGACATCTTTAATTTTATTTAACCAATCAATATGATAAAAATAACGTCCGCCATGACCTTTATCAATTAAACAAATTACTAATACCATTTTTGTTTTATAAGAATTTTGGCTATCTGTACCAACAATAATACTATAATTATGTTTTTTAGTAATTTGATTTTCTTTAATTTTATCAAATAAAAATTGATAAATTTCACTTTTTGTCATTTGCCCATTGGTTGGATTAATAAATTTCATTTCTTCCATAAAATCACTCTTTCTTAAATTTATAAGCTATTTTATTTATTGATTCTATAGTTTTTTGAGAATAGCCAAAATTAAAAAATTCTAAAGGCAGTATTTTATCTTTTTGAAATTCCTATAACGCGACATCTTTTTCAGATAAAAAATAAAATAAAGATGGATATTTTGAAACAATTTTATTTAAGTTCTCATCATTTAAATTACATACTACATAACGATTTTCTGAATTTCCCAAATAGATAGCAATTTTTTTTAAATCTTCTAGTGAAAAAGATTGATTTCTACAAGTATTTAAACTATTTATTAAAAGAGTATCAAGACCAAGATTTAAGCAACACATTTGGTATTCTCCTAAAATAAAATCCGAATAAATATGGTATTTTTAAATACAATTATATCATACCATATTTATTCGGATTTGTCAAATTATTTGTTGTCTATTAAATGATTCAAAATTTCGCTATTGACGCCAAGTAAATCTTGCAATTTTTCTTTATCGCCAGAAGTGATATAAGAAGTTAAATGAAAAATTTCTTTTAATATTAATTTAGTATCTTGTTCATTTGCTTCTATTGATGTGCGCAATGCAGTAATATCCTCTTTAATATTATGAATTGCAGTATCAGTTTTACTATTTTGCTCATCAATATATCTGCGCAATCTTAATTCTAATTCATTTAAATCGCGCTTTGATGCTTTATTTTGTTCTTCCAATTTTATCACCTTATTTTTTAAATCTTCATAAGGTTGCTTCATTTGTTGGATGTACTTCCATGCGCCGCCGATAGTTGAGATAGCCGCAGCAACAGCAAGTAAAGCACCAATGACTATTCCAATAGTTTCCATCGGTAGCACGCTCCTTTGTTTTTTTCTAAATTAAAGTAAAACTTACATTATACTATTATAAAGATTTGACAACTTTTATATTTTATGATATAATATAATAAAGAAAGTGAGGACAGAAATGAAATTAAAAAATATTTTTCTTCATTTTAAAAAGATTTGCATCCATAAATATTGGGTTGGATACTATTGTTTTAAAGCTGGTTTATATTGGCAAGGTATTATTCATGATTTAAGCAAATTTTCTCCAACTGAATTTTGGGAAGGCGTTAAGTATTATCAAGGTTTTAGTTCGCCTATTGATGCCAGTAAAAAGGCAAATGGTTATTCAAAAGCATGGTTTCATCATCGGGGACGAAATCTTCATCATTATGAATATTGGCAAGACAATTTTGACAAAGGCGGCAATCCAGTTATGATGCCTCAGAAATACGCTCTTGAAATGTTTTGTGATTATATTGGTGCAGCAAAAGCTTACCAAGGAAAAGATTTTTCCTTTAAGGATGAGTTAGAATGGTGGAATAAAAAGAAAAGTAATGGTATTGCAATGCATCCACAAACTAAAGAATTTATTGATGAAATGATGCGTGCTTGCGCGAGACATGGCGAAAAAGTTATTAATAAAAATTATATGAATGCTGTATTTAGCCATGCACTTGTTAAAGTTGGTTTTTGTAATAAATAAAAGGAGTTTAAATGAATAGTTTATTTAATATTGAACCTGAAAAATATTGGGATTTTACTTCTAAATATACTGTTACCCAAAAGAAAAATGAAATTATCGCTCGCATTGCTTCTAATGAATATATCGGTTCAGAAAAAATTGATGGGCATTATAATCGTACAGTTATTAATTTTGATGGTATGATGCGCATGGAAAGTAGAACCAAGAGTACTGTTACTGGTGAATATTCCGATAAACAATTTCATGTTCCTCATATCGCAGAAACTTTAAAAACTCTTCCTTGGGGAACTATTCTTATTGGAGAATTATATATTCCCAATACGACTTCTCAAGAAGCTGGAAAAATTCTTGGGTGTAAAGCAGAAAAAGCTGTCCAGCGTCAAGAAAAAGATTATCCTAAAATGAGATATTATGTTCATGACTGTTGGTTTTGTCGTGGAACTAATTTAATGGATATGCCTTATGAATTTCGTATTCAAAAAGTAAAAGAACTTTATGATAAGTTTCTTAAAAATAATAAATATATTGATTGCGCGAATTGGCAAAGTGAACCAGCTAAAATCAATGAGCTAATGGAATCCGTTTTTGCACATGACGGTGAAGGTATCGTCCTTGTTAAAAAAACCGCAACTGTTGCACCAGGAAAACGAACTGCTTGGAAAACTATTAAAGTAAAACGAGAACTTGATCATCATATTGATTGTTTCTTTACTGGACGTGCGAAAAAAGCAACTCGCCTTTATACAGGTAAAGAACTTGATTCTTGGAAATATTGGGAAGATACCAAAAATGATAAGCTTCTTCCGATTGGCGATTGGTGCAAAGAATATGATGCTGGGCAAAGTATCGAGCCTGTTACTAAAAATTACTATATGGGGATTCCTGGTTCTCTCGAAATTGGCGTTATGGATAAAGGGGAAATTCGTCCTATTGGATTTTTGAGCGGTCTTGAAGACGATGTAAAAGCCAATTATGCCGATTATGCGATGAAACCCATTGAAGTAACTTGTATGATGTTTACTCCTGATGGTAATCTTCGTCATGCTAAACTTGTTCGTATGCGCGATGATATTCCCATCGAAGATTGTACCTTTGAAAAATATATGGGCGAGCAACAGTAAAAATCAAAAGTCAGTTAATCTAATAGAGCAGATTAGCTGACTTTTTACTTTATAGATGTACAAATTTATAAGGAGGTATCATATGTTTATAATTGATACCAACGTTTTAATTGATTATCCAGATATTGTTACTCATGAAAATATTGGAATCGCTTGGTCGGTCCTTGAAGAACTTGATCGTATTAAAATCACACAAGGCGAACGTGCAAAGAAAGCACGAATTGTCCTAAAAAAATTGCGAGATTTGCTTGAAAAAGACGGACCAACAGAGAAAGACGAAGAAAAGAAGTACCAAGAAAAGATAGAAGAAAGAGATACACAAATTCATTTTATTGATACTTCCAATTATAATAATCTTTCTGTTGATAATCAATTATTATACCTCTGTAAAGATAATAATTATACCTTAATTACCAATGATATTAATTTACAAGTTAAATGTATTGCTTTACAAGTATAGTATGAATCTTATATTAAAAATAATGAAATTTATACAGGAATATTAAGATTATATACTCCTAAAGATAATAAATTAATTAATGAATTATATAGTAATGATTTTACTAATTTGACTTTATTTGAAAATTAGTATATAGTTATTATTGAGGATAATGATATAAAAGATGCTTTTGTTTATAGAAATCATTTAATTAAATCAATTAAAAGAAAATCTATTGAAATAAGTTATAATAATAAAATTTAGGCTAGAAATACTGAATAGGCTTGTTTAATAGATGCCCTTTATAGTAAAGCTAGTATAATTTATGCTGGCGGTAGTTTTGGAACAGGTAAAAGTTATCTTTTAACTTCTTATGCTTTGCAAGAGCTTCAAAAAGGAAATATAAATAAAATCGTTTATGTTCCTAACAATAGCCAGAATGAAAATTCCATGGAACTTGGAACAATGCCAGGTGAAATGTTCGATAAGATTTTGCCATACATTGGTACCTTATGTGATATAGTTAGTCAATAGGAAGTAATCCAAATGTATGAAAAAGGACAGCTCGAATTGCTTCCTATCGCTATTGCTCGTGGGCGTAGTTTTGACAATTCAATTATTCTAGTTAATGAAGCTCAAAACTTAACTGAAGAACACGTTAAACTTTTAATTGCACGTTGTGGACAAAATAGCAGAATTTTTTTTGATGGAGACATTAAGCAAGCTGATTCAAATATTTTCCGTCAAAAGAGTGGATTAAAACTTTTGACTAAATTACGTTTTAGTAAAGATTATTCTGATTTGTTCGCGGCAGTGCGCTTAGAGCAAATTGAAAGAAGTAGAACGGCACAAGCAGCGGGCTATTTAGATGAATTATAATTTACAAAAAAATTTAGATTTAATTCCACAATTTGATACTGATACACTTTATTGTTTAAAAAATTTTTACAGAAATAAAGTCAATCGCGTTAGTGGTGTAGAAACAAAAAATAATAAAGATGATTTAGAATTAATTTTATATTATAATAAACTTTGTCATGAATTGTATGAAAGAGGAGAATGTAATTAATGGCTGAAATTATTAATGGAAAAGTTTTAGCAAAACGAATTAAATGTAACGTAACACAAGAACTTGCAGAATTAGAAATTAAACCTTATTTTGCAATCATTCAAGTTGGAAATAGTCCTGCAAGTAATAGATATGTCAACAATAAAATAAAAGATTGTAAAGAATGTGGAATTGATTACCACTGGTATGAATGGGATTCTTTAATTGATCAGCATTCTCTTGAAGATTTTATCTCAAAGTTAAGTGAAGATGAAACTGTTCATGCAATTATGCTTCAGTTACCTGTACCTAAACACTTAAATGTTCAAAAATTAATCAACAAAATTGCTCCTGAAAAAGATGTTGATGGCTTGACTGCTTTAAATAGTGGTAAATTGATTGCTGGTTTGGATGGTTTTGTTCCCTGTACTGCGGCTGGCTGTATGGAAATGATTCATTCAACGGGAATTGATATTGCTGGTAAAAATGCCGTTATTATTGGACGAAGTAATATTGTGGGTAAGCCTATTGCAATGCAACTTCTTAAAGAAAATGCGACTATAACGATTTGCCACAGTCATACGATCGGGCTAAAAGAGATTTGCCAGAAAGCTGACATTTTGATTGCGGCAGTAGGCAAGAAAAACTTTATAACTGTCGACATGATTAAACCAGGCGCAGTTGTAATTGATGTTGGAATCAATGTGCAAGAGAATGGCAAGCTTTGCGGTGATGTTGATTTTGAACGAGTAAAAGAAATTGCTGGTTACATCACTCCTGTTCCTGGTGGAGTAGGATTGATGACTCGCGCAATGTTAATGCGAAATATTATGATTGCTGCAGAAAATCAAGTTCCGGATAATTTAATTCTTCAATAATTAAAAAGAAAATAATTACTTTCAGAAGTCAAGATATTATTTCTTGACTTCTTTTCTATTGTATGATATAATATATGTAAAAGGAGTGATAAAATGAGTTACGATATAAACTCTATCGAAACGCTTCAATTTAGGGAAGCTGTTCGTATGAGAATCCCGATGTATCTTGGTTCCAACGATATGGAAGGCGTGTACAACGGCATCCAAGAAATTATTTCTAATTCAATTGACGAATTTATTATGGGATTTGGTAATAAAATTGAAATTGTACTTTATCCTGACAATTATATTTCTGTAAGAGATTATGGGCGTGGAGTTCCTTTTGGGACAAGAGAAAATGGCGAAAATGTTCTTGAAGCTATTTATTCTCATGCGCATACTGGTGGTAAATTTACATCAAAAGATTATCAGTTTGCGGTTGGTTTAAATGGTATCGGCGCGAAAGCTACTTGCCTTTCATCTGAAGAATTTTCAGTTGTATCAGTTCGTGATAATCGAGTGGCTTCGATTTGCTTTGAGCGCGGAAATATGACCGATTATACCGAAGTAAATAATGATAAAAATTTACCCAACGGTACTTTTGTAAAATATAAGCCAGATGTACAAGTTTTTAATCTTGAGCCTATTGAAATTAAATTTGAGCATTTATGTAAGACTTGTGAAAATTTAAGTTTTCTAACCAAAGGATTGACTTTTGAACTTCGAGATGAGACTGTCTCTCCAACGCAAAGTGTTACCTATAAAAGTGAAAATGGTCTTATGGATTTGGTTATGCAAAAAGCTGCAAATAAAATTCATGAAAATCCGATTTCTTACTTTTTAAGTGATGGAACAAATTCAGTTGAAATTGCTTGTGTTTGGACGAAAGCGCGCAATGAACATTTTTATTGTTTCACGAATGGTGTTGCTAATGCCGAAGGCGGTACTCCTATCACTGGTCTAAAAACTTCAATTACTAAAACTCTTCAAAAGAAAATCAAAAATTTAACTGGCGAATTGGCGAGAACTGGTCTTATTTATGCAGTTAGTTGTAAGGTTGTTAATCCATCTTTTGCTAATCAAACAAAAACAAAAATTAACAATCCCGAACTTAGAGGACTAGCAAGTAAAGCTTTTAGTGAGGGATTTGAAAAATTTTGTTTACAGTATCCTAATGAAGAAAAGAAAATTGAAGATTTTCTTACTAAGGAAGAAAAAGCAGAAAAAGCAGCAGAAAAAGCAAGAACAGCTGTTTTAAATGCAACTAAAGATATTGAGAAGAACCAAAAGAGGAAAGTTTTTTCTTCCGATAAATTGTCTGATGCAGAATATCTTGGGCAAGATTCAACTCTCTTGATTGTAGAAGGAAATTCCGCCGCCGCAGCTATGGCTATCGCACGAGATGAAAAGCATTACGGAATTTTAGCTATTAGAGGTAAAATCATTAATTGCTTATCCAATAGTGAGGATAAGATTTTTGAAAACGAAGAAATTAAATTACTTTTAAGTGCCATGAATATTATCCCAGGAAAATATAATTCATCTAAATTACGTTACGGGCGAATTGCAATTTGCTCTGATGCTGATTCAGATGGCTATCATATTGGACTATTGATTATGTCTGCATTACAATATCTCGCTCCCGAATTTATTCAAGAGCATAGATTATGCTGGTTGCGTTCTCCTCTTTATGTTGTTACTAATGGCAAAAAACATTCTTATTTTTATAGTGATGAAGAATTTAATAAAGCTCGCGCGCAAATTAAAGGCGATGTTAGTCGTGAAAAAGGTTTAGGCGCATTGAGCGCGGCAAAGGCAAAAGAATCAATGTTTAATCCCGAAAATCAAAGAATGGATATTCTTGTCCCAGATGATGATTCTATTCAAATGCTTTACGATTTAATGGGAACAGATGTTCAACCTCGCAAAGATTTTGTATTTAGTAAAATTGATTTCTCTGAAATAAAGGAGTAATATGGAATTAACACCGATTATTGAAGAAAGTTTTGCTCAATATTCTGGTGCGGTTTTGCAGTCTCGTGCTCTTGTTGACGCACGAGATTTTTTAAAGCCGTCCGCAAGGCAAATTTTCTATTGTATGAAAACTGATAAATTTACTGCTGATAAGCCTTTTAAAAAGACTTTGAAAGCAGTTGGTTCCGCCATGAGAATGTATATTCACGGTGACTCATCTTGTGTTGGAGTTATTATGCGCGCGGGGCAGCCATTTTCTATGCGCTACCCTTTGGTTGAAGTAGATGGTGCTTACGGCACTCTCGCGGAAAGTGGAAACTGGTCTGCTCCTCGTTATACTTCTGCACGTTTGTCCCCTCTCGCAGAATATCTATTCAAAGACATTGAAAAAAATACCATTAAAGAATGGCGAGATAATTATGATGATACAGAACAATATCCTGCCGTTTTAACTGGAAAGGGCTATTTTAATGTTGTTAATGGCACTTCTGGTATTGGTGTCGCAGCAAGCTCTAGTTGCCCTCAATTTAATATTAAAGATGTAAACAATGCCTTAATTACCTTGCTTCAAAATCCAGACTGCAATTTTGATGAAATTTATTGCGCACCAGATTTTGCCACGGGAGCAATTTTACTTAATGCTGATGAAGTAAAAGAAAGTATTAAAAATGGTGTTGGTAAAGCTTGCAAACTCCGCTCTGTCATTGAATATGACGAGAGCGAAAATTGTTTAATTGTTAAAGAAATTCCTTATAGCGTTTACACTGGGACAATTCGTGGAGAGCTTGATAGAATTTTAAATGAAGGACTTTGTCCCGGTATTGAGCGTTACAATGACTTGACAGGTTCTACTCCTAATATTAAAATTTATCTTACTAAAAAAGCCAATGTTTCTAAAGTGCTTCAGATTCTTTATAAAGAAACATCTTTACAGCATCATTTTAGCATTAATATGACGATGCTTGATAATGGCCGTTTCCCAAGAGTATTTGGATGGAGAGAATTACTTCAAGCTCATATTGACCATGAGAAAGTAGTTTATCGTCGTGGTTACGAATATGATTTAGCAAAAGCAGAAGCAAGACTCCATATTGTTGAAGGTATTTTAATTGCGCTTGCACGAATCGAAGAAGTTATTGAAATAATCAAAAAATCTTCTTCAACAGCAGAAGCGAATAAAAATTTGCAAGCTAATTTCTTACTTGATGAAATTCAAGCTAAAGCAATTCTTGATATTAAACTTTCTCGCTTAGCACACATGGAAGTTGAGAAATTTGAAAAAGAAGCTGAGGAGCTTACTGCAAAAATTGATGGATTAAAATATATTCTTGATAATGAAGAGGAATTTGATAAGCAATTAATTAAAGGCTGGCAAGATGTTGCATCAAAGTTTGGCGATGAACGCCGTACTCAAATCATGAATTTAACCATTAATGAAGAGACCGATGAGCCAATAGAAAAGAAACAAATGGTTGTTCATTTAACTAATTTGAACACTCTTTATGCTTATGAAGATACTACTCTTATCACTGCACGTCGTGGCAGAGGTATGAAAGTTAAGTTAGGCAATAATGAACAAATCATTCAAACGGTAAAAGATTCTAATTTAAATAATCTTTTGCTTTTTAGTTCTCTTGGTAAAGTCTACAATCTTGCACTAAGTAATCTTACTCTTGATTGCAGAACTCCGATTAGTACGATTCTTGAACTCGCGCCTGACGAAACAATTACTTATATTGTCAGCGATACAGATAAATCTCAAGGAGAAGAAGTTCTTTTTGTTACTCAAAAAGGAACTGTCAAAAAAACTCTTTTAAGAGAATATAATATTAAGCGTACTAAAGGTGTTTCTGCGATTAAATTAACCGATGGTGATTTTATTAAAAGAGTAATGATTGTAAATAATAAAGATAATCTTGCAATCACTACTAAAAACGGCTATGTCGTTATTTTCCCATTGACTGAAATTAATACCCAAGGTAGAAACACTATCGGTGTCCGTGGAATTACTCTGCGTCCTGGTGATGAAGTTTGTGATGCTTGTGTTATTAGAAAAGATGCTAAGGAGCTTATCTCTGTAACTGAAGCAGGACAAGTTAAAAAGACTGATTTAGATGAATTTTCAGTTACTTCTCGCGCGGCAAAAGGAGCAATTATTCATAAGCTAAATGATGAGGATAAATTGGCTGGTTTTGCATCCGTGCGTGAAGATTCAAAAACTGTTTCTGTTGCTAGTACCGGAGCAATTATAAAAATTTCTTTAAATGAAATTCCTACTACCAGCCGTGCGACAGTTGGAGTAAAATCTATTAATCTTAAAGATGGACAATATGTAACCGGATTGATTGTCGAATAAATATTTAAGTCAAGGTGTCATTACCTTGACTTTTTTTGTTTTGTATGCTATACTAATTATAGAAAATCAAATAGAGGTGTTTCCAATGAAGTAGTGTATTAAAGACAACTTTGGTCTTTTAACTATGTCTATTGAAACTACTATTCGAGACTTAGAAAACTTTCTTGAGAGCGCAAAAGATACTGGCTTGAAAGATAGTCCAAAAGAAACGATTCGTAATACAATAGAAGAGTATAAAAGTTTGATGAATAAACTTATTAATGATGATATTTCTGATTATAATGAAAAACAATTAAAAATGATTATGGAACATCGTCTGCGCGTCCTTAATACTCAAAAGGAAAAAGTTGATTTAACAATTCCTCTAGTCACAAAATTTATTGAGGAACTTGACAAATCAGTTACTTGATTTTTACCGCGCGATGTGCTATAATATTTATAGAAAGTTAAGAAATAGAAAATTAAATATTAAATATTAAATTTATTCAAAATTAAATTTTGAAAATAAAAGCTATTAAATAGTTGACTTTCAATAATGTTTATGCTATAATATTTATAGAAAATCAAGAAAAGGTTTTCTAAAATGTTTATAAATTAAAAAGTATTTAAGTTTAAGGAGTAATTCTATTATGACTGAGAATTCTAAGAATGTATTTCATTTTCTTCACGACAATCATGATGTTAATTTGACTGCTGGCGAGATTGCTGAGAAGCTCGGCATTACCGTTTCTGCTGTTACTGGTTCTGTCAATGGTCTTGTTCGTAAGGGCTATGCCGTTCGTACCGAGGATGTTATCGAGGTTGAGGGTAAGAAGACCACTGTTAAGTATATTGCTTTGACTGACGAGGGCATGGCTTTCGATCCTGAGAAGGCTGAGGCTGAGGAAGCCGAGCGTAAGGCTACTGAGAAGGCTGCTAAGGCTGCTGCCAAGGCTGCAAAGAGCGCTGAGTAATAGATACACCAAAATATAATTTAGGGGAGTTTTACTCCCCTTTTCTTTTATAAAATTTTGACTTTAATATAACATTGTAATATAATATAATTGTAAAAAGAAAATATTTGGAGAAAGTTTTATGTTGAAGCAAGCATATAATAATGTACATATTCTCGGCAGACTCAATGAAATTAATTTGCAGGAGCGCGACAGTTCAAAGGACGGTCGTCATTATATCAGCGGCGATGTTACTTTTCTTGTTAATCAAATGGTAAGTGACATTGAGGAAACTGAAGTTATTCCAGTTCGTGTTTTCGCATTTGAGAAAACCAATGCTGGCAAACCCAATCCTGCATATTAGAATGCAAAAGATTTGATGACTAAGGGTATTTCTGTTGCAGCAACTGGTGATCCGACTAAGGCAGATTCTTATGAGTGCAATTGTCGTCTTCAGGAAAATAATTTCCTTGGACGCGATGGCACTATTGTTTCCACTACTGTAATTAATGGTTCTTTCTTCTCTAAGCGTTCTGGCGTTGCGGCAGAGGAAGAGGATGCATCTTTCGAGCAGGAAATTGTCATTGCCAATGTCGCAGATGAAGTTAAGAATGAAGAGACCACTGGTCGTATGTTGGTTGACGGTCTTGTAATTCAGTATAACGGTACTCCCGATAAGATTCGTTATATTGTTGAGAATCCTCAAGCTGTCTCTTACATTGAGCAGAATTGGGAGCCAGAGAATACCGTTAAATTGAGCGGTAAGATTCGTTATGGTTCTGAAACCGTTGAAGTTACTAGTGCTGATGTAACTGCTTTCGGTGAAGCTCCTACTAAAGTTCGCATTCGTAATATTCACGAGTTTGTTGTAACTGCTGGTTCCGCACCGTATGACGAAGATAACGCTTATAATATCGACGAAGTTGCTCCGGCACTAAATGAAAAGAAGCGTGTAACTGAAGAGCGTTTAAAGAATACTCAAACTGCTGCTCCTAAAGCTAACGCAAATCGTTTAAGCCGCGGTTTCTAAGAAATTTTAGGGAGTGGAGCAATCCACTCCTTTTTATTTTAAAATGAAAGTTGAGATATAATATATGGAGTAAATAACATGGCTATTGATTTATTAAATTTGGAACCTACTAAAATTTCAAGAGACCTTAAAGGCAAATATATTTTAGCTTATGGTCTTCCTAAAATTGGAAAGACTAGTCTTGTAGCTTCTTTCCCGAAGTCTTTGATTTTTTCTTTTGAGCCAGGCACTAATGGCTTGAATAATATTTATAAAATTAATATTACTTCTTGGAAAGATTTTAAACTTGCAGTAAAGCAGTTGGCCAATGATAAAGTAAAAGAGAAATTTGATTTTGTTTCAGTAGATACTGTAGATATTGCTTATGATCTTTGCGAGCAATATATTTGCAGTACTAATGGAGTTCAATCTATTGGCGATATTCCTTATGGCGGTGGTTGGACAAAACTCAAGAAAGAGTTTTCTAAAATTTTCCGCGATATTGCAATGATGGGCTATGGTATTATTTTTATTAGCCACGCACAAGAAAAAACCATTAAGGAAAATGGAGAAGAATATCCTCGAATTGTCCCCGCTTGTCCATCTATTGCTGCAAACATCACAAATAAATTGGTCGATTTTATTATCTACATTGGCATTGAATATAGCAGTGCGGAAGATGAAATTGGTACTCGTTATATGTACTTTAAAGGCAATAAACATATGCAAGCCGGTTCTCGTTTTCGCTATATTCCTGACAAAGTAAAATTTGGTTATCAAGAATTAGTTGATGCTGTCAATGATGCTATTGATAAGCAAGTTGGCTCTGAGGGGACTATCGAAAAAGGAGATAACTTCTATCAATCTGAAGTTCGTCCTTTTGATGAAGTGATGGCAGAAGCAAAAGATATTTGGGTTAAAATTCTTGAAAAGAATGATTCAGATACCACCGTTGGTGAAATGAATCATATTATTGAAAAGAATTTTGGTTCCCAAGTTCTTCTTTCTCAAACTACTCCAGCACAACAGGATGCACTTGAGCTTACTGTTTCTGATTTGGAAGATTTATATAAAACTCTATAAATAGATTACTGGGGAGAACGCAAGTTCTCTCCTTTTTTGTTGACAAAAGTTTTTAATTGTGATATAATATTTATAGAAGAAAATATGGGAGGAATAAATTATGGCAAAAAAATTAGCTCCTGTAAAATGTTGTTATTGCGAACTTTCTATTGATAGGAATACTGAGCCTTACGGACGTCCTCTTAAAGCGCTTGGCAACACAGAACTAAATCCGCGTCGTTATGCGCATCAGCATTGTGGCGAGCAATATAATTGGATGCCAGTTACTGAATTTAATCGTTTAAAAACAGCTAAAAAGATAAAAGAAGAAGCTGAAAAAAATGGCAGAACTGTTACAGAACAAAAAGCAAAAACAAAAAAATGCTTGTACTGTAATAAAATGATTGACTTAGATACTGACGACGCTTGTTTGGTTGGAGTAGGTACTCGTTGGGCGCACAAAGAATGTTACGAAAAATACTTTAGCGCAGATGATCAATGGATTGATAAACTTTATGGCGTTTTAAAAGTTGCTTTTGGTAAATATGATTTTCAAAAAATAGAACGTCAAAGAATAACTTTTATAAAGCAAGGACTTACCAATGAAGACATTTACAATGCTCTTAATTATTGGTATATCGTAAAAAATAAAAGTATTGAAAAAGCTAATGGTGGTATTGGTATTGTTCCATATATTTATGAAGATGCCAATGAATATTTTAAATCAATAGAAAAGTCGTCTCAAAAAATAAACCCAGCTACTTTTAAAATGGGTTCTAAAATTGTAGATATTGATTTTTCAAAAGAAAAGAAAGTAGAAACAGAAGATGAAAAGAAACAACGAATTGCAAGTATTCATGGATGGGATTTAAGTTTTTCGAACCCAGAACTTTATAAAGATTTGGAGTGATTAAATGCCATTGTCTGATAAGAATTCAATGATGCAAGTCATTGGATGCTTAATGAAAAACACGACAATCCTTTCTCAAGCGGATAGATACGATATAAATTTTACAGATTTTGATGATTTGTTGAATAGATATATTTATCAAGCAATTCAGAATTTCTATGCTTCTGGCGCGAGAACGATTAGTGTTGTCGATTTAGATAATTTCTTTCAAGAGCGCCAAGAGATAAAAAATGAATATGAAAAGCGCAATGGACTTGAATACATTAAAGACTGCGAAGGATTAAGTAATCCAGATACTTTTGATTATTATTATAATCGTTTAAAAAAATACTCTTTACTTCGTTCTCTTAAAAAGAGCGGCTTCGATATAAGTTATTTTTATTGCGATAATCCTTTAGCCGCGAATTATAAAGAAACACAAGAGCGTTTTGAGCAAGCGGATATTTCTACAATTTTTGACGAAGTTAAAAAACGTTTATCAATAGTAGAAAAAGAGTATAATACTAGTGATTTGAATACTTCCGCTGGCGCTTCTGTTGGCTTGCGCGAGTTAGTACAATCTTTAAAAAAGAAACCAGAAATTGGGCAACCTTTATCTGGTTCTATTTATAATACAGTTGTATCTGGCGCAAGATTGGGTAAATATTATATTCGAAGCGCAGGAAGTGGCGTAGGTAAAACACGTCTTGCGGTAGGAGATGCTTGTAGATTAGCAATCCCTAAATATTATGATTGGCATAAAGAATGTTGGGTTGATACTGGATTAAATAATAAAATTTTATTTATTACAACAGAGCTGGATAGAGATGAAGTTCAAACAATGCTATTGGCGAATGTATCTGGTGTTAATGAAGATAAAATTTTAAATGCAGAATGTAATTTTCTTGAAGAAAAAATTATTGATGAAGCACTTGATGTAATTGAATGTTTTAATGATAATTTTATTTTGGATAAAATTCCAGACCCATCTATTAATCAAATTGAAGCTTGCGTAAGAAATCACAAGCAAGTTGATTAGATAGAGTATGTTTTTTATGATTATATTTTTTCAAGCCCAGGACTTTTGAGCGAATTTAAATCAAATAATCTGCGTGAAGATGTCCAACTTTTTTTGTTATCAACTGCTTTAAAAGATTTAGCTACCGAACTTCATATTTTCATGTCAAGTTCAACTCAGTTAAGTGGTGATTTTAAAAACGGTCGTGGAGTACGCGATCAAAGTTTTATTCGTTCTTCAAAAGCTGTGGCAGATAAAGCTGATGTTGGTTGTATTATGGTTAGAATTAGTGATGAAGAGAAAGCGACTATTTCTCCATTAATTGAATCTCTTGGCTTACCAATGCCTACTCATGTTATTGATGTTTATAAGAATCGTCGTAGTAGATATAATCAAGTAAAAATTTGGACAATACTTGATTTAGGTACTTGTCGTGAAAAAGATATTCTTATCACGACTGGCGACTATGAAGAAATAAAAGATTTTAAAGAAATTAAATTTAAAACTGCTTATTTTCTTGATACTGAAAAACTTAAAAATTCAATAGAAGGATCTGACGAAACTGAGTTAGCTCCTGAAATTGGTTTGGGCAATGAAGAACAAGAAAACGAAGATATGGAAGTGAATGAAGAAGTGATTGCAGCAAGAGAAGATTTTAAAGAGCCAAAAGAAGAATTACCTCCTTTTAATAGTCCTTTAACTATTACTTCCGCAGAAAGCTCAACTTATATTGAAAATGAAATAGATTTTCAAAAGAAACCTAAAATTAAGAAAGTGAGTTCTCGTTTATTATGATTGATTATGATAAAATAAAAGAAGAACTTGAACCAGATGATATAATAAAAATCATTCAACATTTTATTCCAGATTTGAATTATGAAGAGAATACTTCAAATGGTTGTCTGATTTTACCAACTATCTGCCATAATCTTGAACAAGAGGACGGTAATAAAAAATTATATTATTATTTTAACACTCATTTGTTTCATTGTTATACTCATTGTGGTAGCTTTGATATTTATGAGCTAGTTAAAAAGATGCTTGAATTGCGCAGCCTACCAAATGATTTTACGTCAGTTTTTAATGTTATTAGTAAATATTCTGATGTATTTTTTGAAAAAGTTGAAAGTGCGGATTCTTATAAAAGCATTAGTGACCGATATGTAAATGGTAATACTGAACCTGTTTATAAAATATATGATAGTAAGGTTCTTGCTTGTTTCCACGAACTCTATCCTATCGAATGGATAAATGATGGAATTACAATAAAGAGCATGAAAAAATATCATATACTTTTTTCTGAAGCTAATAATCAAATTATTATTCCTCATTATAACATTGATGGAGGTTTAATTGGGATTAGAGTTAGGAATTTGGATGAATATAAAATTGATCACGGTGGCAAATATATGCCAGCATATATTCAAGGAAAATTTTATACTCACCCTTTAATGTACAATCTTTATGGACTAAATTTTAATAAACAGGCTATCCAAAAGAATCATTTAGCAATTTTAGCTGAAGGCGAAAAAAGTTCTTTAATTGCCGATGGTTGGTACGGAGATAATAATTGTGTTGTCGCAACTTGCGGAGATAAGTTTAATAAATTTTTAGTAAAACAATTAGTTAAATTGGGTGTTACTGATATAATTGTGGCTTATGACCGTATGAATCATGATAAAATATCTCAAAAAATATATTTTAATAAACTTTATTCAATGTGTCAAAAATACAAGAACTATGCTAATTTTTCTTTTATTTTTGATACAGATGAAATTTTGGAATATAAAGCTGCTCCTTTTGATAGTGGAGTAGAGACATTTGAAAAACTATTCAATAGGAGAGTTTTTGTTAAATGAAATATGTATTAAATAGCAAAATTAATCATCTACCAGATGAATCTTATGTCGAAACTTTATTGCGCGCAAGAGGATTGAATCACGATGAAATGATTCAATATTTGAAACCTTCAAAGGAAGTTCTTTATTCACCTCTCCTTTTGAAGAATATGGACGCTGGCGCGGCACTTTTAAAGAAACATTTAGATGCTAATTCAATTATCTATGATGTAGTTGATTGCGATCAAGATGGAGTTACATCTTCTGCTATTCTTTATAATTATTTAAAATTGATTAAACCAAATATCCAAATTCTTTGGTCTATGCACTCTGGGAAATAGCATGGAGTTGAGTTAGATAAAGTTCCTCATGAAGCGAAGTTAATTGTTATTCCAGATGCAGGTTCCAATCAATATGAAGAACATAAAATATTAAAAGAACAAGGCTTTGATATTCTTGTTCTTGATCATCACTTATGTGAAACAGAAAGCGAAAATGCGATTGTCATTAATAATCAATTAGGAAAATATCCTAATCGAGATTTATCTGGCGCTGGGGTTGTTTATAAATTTATTAAATATTTTGATATAAAATATGGTTATAATTACGCTGACAATTTTCTTGATCTCGCTGCAATGGGCATCGTAGGCGATATGATGGATTTAAGAAATCTTGAAACGAGATATATTATCAGTCAAGGTTTAACAAATTTAAAAAATTATGGTTTGACTCGATTTGCTTTAAAACAATCTTTCTCGATAGGAAATGTTGATGATATTACTCCTACTGATGTTTCTTTTTTCATCGCGCCCCTCGTTAATGCGGTAATTCGTGTAGGAACAATGGCAGAAAAAGAAACTTTATTTAAAGCATTTATTAGCAGTCCGAATGATACTGAACCATCTACCAAACGTGGGGCAAAGCCTGGCGATACAGAAGTTATTGCAGATAAAGCCGCACGAATCGCCACTAATGCACGTAATCATCAAAATAAAATGATTGATCAAAGTGTCCAATTCCTTTGTGGGAAAATTGAAAAAGAATGTTTAGATGAAAACAAAGTTCTTCTAGTTGCCCTTGATGATGACGAATCAAGATATGTCAATCCTAATTTGACTGGCTTAATTGCTATGAAGCTTTGTCAAATGTATAATCGTCCTGCTATTGTAATTCGCTTAGCAGATGATGATATATTTAAAGGTTCGTTTAGGGTTAATTCAAATAGTCCTCTTGCAAATTTTAAGGATTTTTGTACCGAGAGTGGATTAGTCGAATATGCCGAAGGACATGAAAGCGCAGCAGGTATTGGAATTGCAGAGAAAAATTTAAATAAGTTTATAAAATATTGCAATAAAAAATTAGCTAATACTAATTTAGGTGAAAATAGTTATCTTGTAGATTTTGAATTTGATGGAAATTTTTGTGGTGATATTGAATCTATTTGCGTTGATTTAGACGCTATAAAAAATGTTTATGGCAAAGGGGTCGAAGAACCTAAAGTTATTGTCAATAAAATTCTTTTTACTCAAAATGATGTGTTTATTATGGGTAAAAATAAAGACTCCGTTAAAATTGAAAAAGATGGAATTGCTTTTGTTAAATTTAAAGATGCCGATTTTGCACAAAAAGTTCAGTCTTATTCTATTGGCGCAATTACCGTTTATGGTAAAATGAATTTAAATCAATTTATGGGTAATTATACTCCTCAAGTTATTATAGAAGATTATGAGCTTGAGAATGGTAGGGCAATGTTTTGATTTCTGCGCAAAAATGTAATATAATATTTATAGAAATAAAAATGGAAGGGTGATTGTAACGAGTTATTTCAGTGGACATAATCACACACATTATAGTAATATCCGTATGCTCGATTGTATTATCAAGGAAGATAAATTAATTGATTATGCTTTGGAATTGGGTTTAACGGGTGTAGCAATCACTGACCACGAGAGTGTTTCTGGTTATATCAAAGCTTTAAAATATATGAAATCTTTAAAATCAAAAGCGAAAAAGATTTTAGAGACAGAACCAAATGATGAATGGGCTAATCAAGTTAAAAATTTTAAACTTGTATTAGGAAATGAGATTTATCTTTGTCGTGATAATTTAAGTGCAAAAAACTTTATTAAAGGTGAAGATAAATTTTGGCACTTTATTTTATTAGCAAAAGATAAAATAGGAAATAAACAACTTCGAGAATTATCCTCAAGAGCTTGGAATAGAAGTTTTTATCAATTTATGGAACGTGTTCCAACTTATTATTCGGACATTGAAGAAATTATCGGAAATAATTCTGGGCACGTGGTTGCACAAACAGCTTGCTTGGGTAGCTTTTTCGATTATTTGATTTTAAATCAACAGTATGAAAAAGCATTAAATTTTTGTCATTGGTGCGAACAAATTTTTGGTAAAGAAAATTTCTTTATTGAAATTCAGCCTGGGTTAAGTAAAGAACAAGTTACCTTTAATACTTTAGCTGCGCAGTTTGCAAAAAAGAATCATTTTAATATAACAGTTACGACTGACAGTCACTATTTACGTCAAGAGGATAGAGAAATTCATAAAAGTTTTCTTAATTCTGGCGATGGAGATAGAGAGACTGACGATTTCTACGCTTACACTTATATGATGGGTGCAAAAGAAATTCGAGAGAAACTTAATTATTTTGATGATGATTTTATTACTCAAATTTTTGAAAACAGTAATAAAGTTTGTTCAATGATTGAAGAATATGATTTAGCATATAAGCAAATTGTTCCTCGTATTCCTCTTGATTGGCATTTAATTCATTGTGAACCACAAAAAATCATTGGCGAACGAGAATATTTAAATAAGTATTTGAATAGTGAATATGAAGAAGATAAATTCTTTCTTTATAGTATTATTCAAAAAGGACTTGAATTAAATTGTTTAGATAAAATTCACCTTGATAGACTTGAAGAAGAACTTCAAGAAATGTGGATTGTATCTGAAAAAATTCAAGAACGTTTGAGTGCTTATTTTATCACCGTTCGTAAAGTCATTGATATTGCTTGGACGGATGGTGATTCTTTAGTCGGTCCTTGGCGTGGTTCAGTAGGTTCAATGTTAAGTGCATATTTAATGGATATTATTCAGCGCGATCCATTAAAAAGTCCAACTGCACTTCCTTATTGGAGATTTTGTTCAAGAGGACGTGCAGAGTTGGCTGATGTTGATATTGATTCTCAGGCATCTAAGCGTGAAAGATTTATTGAAGCGGTTCGTCGTTATTTTGAATCTATTGGAGGAGAATTAACGAGTGTTGCAACTTTTGGTACTGAAACTTCAAAAGCAGCATTACAAACTGCTGCGCGTGGCTTGGGATACGAACCAGAATTAGGAAGTTTTCTTAGTTCTTTAATTCCTATTGACCGCGGTTTTGTTAGAAGCTTGCAACAATGTTACTATGGGGACGAAGAAAAAGGGTATCAGCCTATTCCGCAATTTATCGCGGAAATGGGTAAACATGAAGATATTTGGAATGTTGCAAAAAACATTGAAGGATTGATTAGTCGTCGTGGAGTTCATGCTTCTGGTATTATCTTAACAAACGATAAATTTACGGAACTTGGTGCGACAATGAAGAGTCCTAAAGGTGTTAAATGTAGTCAATGGGAGCTTCATGATGAAGAGTATGCAGGTCATATTAAATATGACTTTTTAACCATTGACGGTTTGGATAGAATCCGTACCACAATGGAATTACTTCTTAATGATGGTTTAATAGAGTGGCAAGGTTCTTTAAAAGCTACTTATATGAAATATCTAAATCCAGACGTTATTGATTACGATAATCCAGAGATGTGGAAGCTTGTTGGCGACAATAAAATTATTAGTTTGTTTCAATTTGATACCCCTGTTGGATTACAAACAGCGAAACAGATTAAACCAAAAAGTTTGCTTGCTCTCGCGCAGTCAAATAGTTTGATGCGATTAATGCCAGAAAAAGGACAAAAGACTCCTGTTGAGGAATTTGTTGAATACCAAGAACATCCAGAAAAATTAAAAAGAGATATTTATAATCTTAATGCTACTACTGAAGAAAAAGATAAACTTTATGAGTTTATGAAGGAATTTGGTGGTGTATTGGATAGCCAAGAATCTCTTATGCGCGCGGTTATGTTGCCGTTTACAAATTATAATGTTGATGAAGCAAATAAAGTTCGTAAAACTGTTGCTAAAAAGAAATTTAAAGAAATTGCATCTTTAAAAGAAAATTTGTATCAACGGGGAAGAGAATTAGGAACTTCTAAAGATATTATTGATTGGATTTGGTCTCAAGCCGAAAAGCAGATGGGTTATTCATTCAGTATTATTCATACTATAGCTTATTCAACAGTAGCAATTCAAGAATTAAATTTGGCATATTTTTATGACCCAATTTATTGGGATACGGCTTGTTTAATTGTTGATAGTGGTGGTCTTGAAGATAATCCAGAAGATGAAGATTATACTTTAGGCAATGATATTGAAGATGAATTGGAAGATGAAGAAGATACTAAAAAGAAATCTTCAAAAACTGTTCAATATGGTAAAATCAGCTCTGCCATTGGCAAGATGAAGAATTTTGGTGTCGATGTTGAACTTCCAGACATTAATGCTTCAAGTTATACTTTTGTCCCAGATGTTGCGCATCATAAAATTATTTATGGATTAAAAGGTATCACAAGAGTTAGCGCAGATTATGCAAATGAAATCATTGATAATCGGCCATATAATTCTTTTGAAGATTTCTTGAAGAAAGTTAAAAGTACAAAACTCCAAGTTATTAATTTGATTAAATGCGGGGCATTTGATAAAATTTCTTCTATTTCACGCGAGAGTCTTCTTCGTAATTATATTGAAAGTATTGCAGAAACGAAAAATAAATTAACTCTTGCTAATATGCCAACTTTGATTAAATATGGTATTATTCCAGATAAATATCAAGATGTTGCAGCAGTTTATAATTTCAATAAGTTCTTGAAAAAGAATTGTAAATCTGGTCTTTATTATTTACTCGATGATTATTCTCTTGAATTTTTCAATACACATTTTAATCCAGACTTAGTTAAGTTTGGAGAGAATGGTGCAATGATTGAACAAACTCGAATGGAGAAAATGTATAAGGCTTACATGGATAAAATTCGTCCGTGGTTGAAAGAGTCTAAAGTTTTAGAGAGTTTAAATAAAGCAATTATTGATGAGATTTGGAATAAATATTGCTCTGGTTTTATTCCTAAATGGGAAATGGACAGCGTTGGTTATTATGACGGCGCGCATGAACTTGATGGAGTAGATTTTGAAGAAAGAGAAATTGATAATTTCTTTAATCTCCCAGAAGATCCAATTCCAGAAACAGTATTCACTTCGAAAGAGGGAAAAGAAATTCCAATTTATAAATTGCATAATATTGCAGGAACAGTAATTGAAAAAAATAAACTGAAAAATATTGTAACTCTATTAACTCAATATGGAGTTGTAAAAGTTAAAATTTATAAACCTCAATTTGTAAAATATGATAAACAGTCTTTTATTAAAGACGAAGTAACTGGTAAAAAAACGGTTACTGAAAAATCATGGTTTACGAGAGGAAATAAACTTATTATTCAGTGCATTCGCCGTGGAGATAATGCAATTCCTAAAGCATATAAAACTTCACCTTATAAACCAATTACGTTGATTTCAAATATTGATTATTCAACAGGACATTTAACTTTAAGAACAGAGAGGACAGACTAATGTATATTGGAATATTTGACTAGGATATTCTTTTAAATCCCGCGAAGTTTTGTCCATCTCTTGAATTGATGAAATTATCTTATTATCATAAAAAAAGAGGAGATATAGTAGAATTTGTCCTATCTTTTGAGGATAGTGAAAAATATGATATACTTTATCTTTCTAGGGAAAGTCTTTCTTAGAAGGACTTTCCTTCTTCTTTTTTATTGCAAAGTAACTTACAATGGGTAGGTAGAGGCTTTACTGGTAATTATGTAAAACTTCCAGAAGAAGTTGAACATAGCCCTCCTGATAGGACATTTTATTCTACTTTTGTAAAAACTCACGAAAATGTATTTACCACTAGAACTAAAAATTAGATAGTTAGGAAAATTTTAAGTGAAGATTTTGTTTTATTAAGAATAACAAATGGAAATGAATTATTAATTGATTACACTAAATTAAATTATTTTAATCAAAAAATCATTTTATATGATTATAATTTTTATAATAGCTCTTATGCAAAAGAAATATTTGATTATTTTACTTCAAGAGGAAATGAATTATTATTTTTATATAGCAGTTAGATAAAAGATTTAGATTTGTTTGTTTATTATTCTTCCAATAGTAAAGCAATAACTGATGGTAGATAGGCATTACTTTTAGTTCATAATGACGGGATACCTATTACTAAGTTAATGAAACATATAGATTGTTTTAATTGCTATTGCGGCTATCATGTACCTTTAAACGAGAAACCTACTAGTCGAAAAGCTCTTATTGCTGCATTGAATATTTATTTTTATGGCGCCTCGCGCAATGTAAAAATTCCTATAAAAGTGGATTTAAAACCAGATGATTGGGATGGTGCAGCAACTATTTATGAGATTTTAATGAGAGCTTTTTCAAATATTCTTACTTATAAATTGAATCCTACTTCTAATAAAACAGTTATGGATGAAGTTTATCATATTGCTGGTAAAGAGCGATGCAAATTGATAAATCAAACAATTCAAGCCGATCGTAATTTGTATATACTGGCTAATTTAAATGTTCGCCAAGTCCGAGATAGTGGTAAATGGAGACTTAGATTATGAAAACTATTCAAGATTTACAAGCTGAATTAAAACAGCTTCAAAATAAGATAAATACTTCTATCGCAAATGGAGAATATTCTCCTGATATACCCATGTGGCGAGAAGGAGTAAGAAAAATTTTAGAAGAACTAAAGGAGATTGAAGACTCTTATGAATGAGAATTTTTTACAAGATAATCCTTTGAAACTTTTTGATGATTTTGTTCAGATTCCCGATCAAGCTTTTGAAGATGGCAGAGATATTACTGAAATTAATTCTTTGATTGAAACTATTATGAATAGCGAAGATTTTATCCGCGTACTCGTTGGTTCTCGCGCGAATAATCCTCAAGAATTTAATCATTACGATAAGCAATTTGACGAATGGGTTGATCAGGCTCGGAAAAATGTTTTTGGTACTGGCAAGAAAAAGGAAATGATTCTTTCATTTATGTCTCGCTGCCAAGCCATGTTTAAAGAAATTAAAGAAACTAATGGTTATTTCCAAAAGGTTCCAGTTAAATTTTGCAAAGTTACTCCTGATGCAATTATTCCTGCTTATCAATCTATTGGTGACGCGGGTGCAGATATTTATTCTAATGAAGATACAGTTGTTGAGCCGGGTGAAACAATGATTATCCATACTGGAGTAAAAATGATTATTCCTGGCGGCTATCGCATTTCAGTAGTTCCTCGTAGCGGTATGAGTCTAAAAACTGGTATTCGAGTTGCAAATGCACCTGGTACAGTAGATTGCACTTATCGTAATGAGGTCGGAGTTATTGTTTAGAATACTGGTTCTGAACCTTATGTTATTAAAAAAGGTGATAGAATTGCACAGATGATTCTTGAACAAACTCCTAAAATGCAAGCCCAAGAGATTTCTGAAGAAGAATTTGAAAAATATTCTACCGATAGAGGAGCTGGCTTTGGTTCATCAGGCCGCTAATTAAAATGAAAATAACACTAGATTAGATTCGTTCTGATCTAGCTGAGAAAGGTTGGAAAGTTAGAAGCGAAGAATATATTAATTTATCAACAGACATGGAGTTTGAATGTCCAGAAGGTCATTTAGTTATTGCACCATATAAAAAAATTAGAAATAAATTTTAGTGTCCAATATGTAATTCCAACCCTTTGAAAAAAATGGATATGTCTCCTATCTCAAAAACAGAAGCTAGGCGTATCCTTGCGCTAGATTAGGCTACAAAAATAAGTGGTTGGTCATTATGGGATGACGAAACTTTATTGCGATATGGTGTTTTTAAAGCTAAATCAAAAGACACTGTTGATAGATTAGTTGAAATTCGTTAGTGGCTAACTAATTTAATTATTAATTATAAACCAGATATTGTTTTGCTTGAAGATATTTAGTATCAATAGAAAATTGAGGGAAAAGCAGTTTTTAATGGTGAGGCCGTAAATGGAGTTACCGTTTATAAGGCTTTGGCTGAATTACTCGGAGTTCTTCAAGTTTCTTTACGCGAGTAGGGCGTAGATTTTAAAGTCGTGTCTTCGTCTACTTGGCGCGCGGATGTTGGAATTAAAGGTAAAACAAGAACTGATAAAAAACGAAGTGCTTAGGTTCATGTAAGAGATTGGTTCGATATAAATGTTACTGAAGATGAAGCAGATGCAATTTGTATTGGGCGTTATGGAACTAGGAACTGTAAACCGGTTGAAATGTTTCAGTGGGGATAAAATGAAAAGAGAGGACTCAATTAAGAGTCCTCTCTTTTCTTATTTATTTAAAATTTTTGACTTTATTAGCTAAATCGCATTTTTGTTCCATGTAATAGTCATAAAGATAATCCCATTTCCCTTCCTTTGCGAAATATCCTTCCTTTTCTTTCTTACCTATTTCACGGAGAATGATGGCATGATCTTCATCAAACATTTTTAAACGTTGCTCCGCGCGAGTGATATAAAAAGTCATAAGGTCATCATGACCATATTTTTTAGAACCACAAGCATAATCATACATCATCTATGCGTCTTTTAGCTCGTCCATCATTGTTTTTAACAGAGCTTCTATTTCCATAGTAACACTCCTTAATTCAATCTTACGATAGTAATTTCAGCGTCAGAATAAGTAGCTTCTAATCCAGTATTAACAACTGTCAGATTAGCTGTATTGTCTATGCAAGCACAAGAATTTAGAACTCTTACTACTGTTGAAAAAGAAACATTTTTAAGACTTCCAGCGGTATCAATTGTTATAGAGCTTAGCGCGCCAGGAATTGCAACTCCATTATTATATAATTGAGTTGAGACTAAACCAGTGCTGGCTGCACTCAAAACACCACTGAAATTAACTAAATAATATCCAGTTTTCCTTAAAGTAACGGTTGGAGAACCAGCTGTATGGCTGGTTCCACAACCAACTACATATCTATTACTAACAAAAGGAATAGCTGCGTTACTAGCAACAGCGACACTGGTATTAGTATAACTATTTACCATGTTATTCCTCCTTTAATAATTAGATACCACAACCGGCGCTCGCGCGAGCACAGCCATTACCATATACGCTTTCATAAGGAGAGCAAGTAATATAAGCTGGCTGTGGGAATGGGCGAAGAGTACCAATAATATTGGCGCTCTGAGCTTGCTGACTGAGCTGGAAGTTAGCAGTAAGTAAATCACGATTACGATCTGCTAAACGATCACGAAGTTCTTGCATAGTATTAGCATTAATTAATGCACGAGTTTGCTCTCCTTCGCAATGGATAGCATTAGTAATTTCGCAAGTATTTTTATAATTTTCTGCACGAACACTATCAATATTGCGATTTACTTCGCAGCAGCAATTCTACTGTTGATAACCTAATTGAGCCATTTGTGCTGATACAGCGTCAAATCCTTGATTCATATTAGAATTTACGCCACCAAAACCTTGACACAAGTCTTTCTGGATTGCATTAAAACCTTGCATATTGTTCATACCATTGTCATAAAAGCCTTCGCGCATAGTAGATTGATTTTCACGAATGCCATTCTGCAATTGAGTATAGTTTAAGCCGTCATAAAGTTCTGCACGAGTTAATGCACCAGAATCTCCATAACCACCGAATCCGCGACCAAAGAAAGCAAAGAAGAAGAAAAGGATAATAACCCAAAACCAAGAGCCACCCCAACCATAACCGTCATTGTCTTTTTGGTTCATAACAGCGAGAAGATCGCCTAAGCCAATAGAATCCATAAATGAATCCTCCTTAAAAATTTTATTTATTTAAAGTTTAGTCAGTTAATGCGCACTTACTTTCTAAACTTTTTAATTAAATTTAATTGCTCTGGAGTTAAATTTCCAGAACCTACTGGTGTTTGATTCGCGCCTGCGACTTCTTTAATTTTATTTATCTAATCATCAGTTAAATTAAGTTGAGATTTGGCAATTTTTGTCAAATTTGGATTAGATAAATAGGAATCTAAGCGCTTTGAATCTTCAGGATTTTGTCGTACCTATTGAACAAATTCTGGAATCCTCTATTGGATATTATTAGGAGTAATGTTATTTTGTTTCAGCCAATTTTGATATTGCGGCCATAGCTTTATTAGATTCTGGATGTTCATTAGAAACAACCTCCTATTTAGATATTAATTCATTTAATTGTTGCTCTACTTTTGAAAGTCTTTCTTCAAAGGGAGAGGTTTCATTACTTTGTTCATTTTGAGCAACTGATTCAAAAATTTCGTGTAATTGAGATTGTGCTTCATTTAATTCTTTTTGAAGTCTTTCAACATAGTCCTGTTTATAAGCAATAATGCCAATGCTATTGTCAAAAGCTCGTGTATAAATTCTATCATCGTTATTAACAAAGAAAATTTGTTGTTCTCCACCACGAGGAAGAGAAATAGTATTCATATTTTCAATGGCAGATAGATTATAAGTCATTCCAATTACATTAGACAATTTTTCAAAAGTAATAGGTTTATAGGGTATAGAAGATATTGTTGCAGGATTAAATTGCTATCCTTGCATATTTTGATAAAGGTTATTCATTAATTACCTCCATTACCAAATAATGAATTAATTAGTGGCAAAATATTTTGAGAATTTTTAATCAAGTTTGGTAGTATTTGAGAATGTTTTCTTTTATCTTCTGCTTTTTGTGTAGCAATAATAAATGCCATTTCATCTTTACTTAATGATTTTCCATGACAAGCATCAGTCATCATTTGGATACTTTGCTCAATCATTGCATCAAGAAATTTATCATTCATCTGTCTCACCCCTTCATCTATAAAGTGAAAAGCTTAATTGGGAATTATAAAATTTTGGCAAAATTTGCCAATGAAATTTTAAGAAAATAAGGGTCAGAAATTTGACCCTTATTTTAATTTTTAAATATAATAAAAGCCTTCGTCAATAGAATCGCCATTACCTACGGCAGCGCTTATAGAATTAATAATTTGTTCAACAGTTTGCCCATTTGCCATGCGAATACCAGAAGCATCAGTAGTATCTGTAAATTGCGCGTTGGCTGGGACATCAGATTGAACTGTATGATTATTAACACAAGTTGCATTATCTACAATACCATTGTTGTCTCTGTCATAAACCGATTTTAACATCGCGCCTTGACTATTTAAATCTTGATCTGTCGAGCCATTGATATTGTAAATATAACCATAACTGCCATTTAATTTATCAATAATTATACCATTATCAATATTCCCCGCCTTACTTTCAATATAAACGTAATCGTTTACAATCGAATCAACATAAGGGCGTGCAGGAAAAGTGTAAATAGTATCATAGCCTACAAGCTATACTCTATATCTATTATTTCCAAGAACTTCTTTTATTTGTCCAATATAACGGACTGTAATTTTTGATTCTTTTATATAGGAATCAATTCTCTAATCTATCACTTCAATAATCTATCTTCCATACTTATTTAAAGTCATAATCAATTCTCCGGTAACTCTTTTATACTACTGCCGCTGATAGACATTGTGCCAACGCCAATAGGATAAGTAATTGCAGTAATAATAAATTCTTGTCTATCATATTGATAGTAAGAATCTGTTAAAGAAAAAGTATTATCAAGTTCAAGACTAGGAATTAAAGTGCAGGTAAAAGAAATTTGAGTACCTAAAAGACAGGCGGTTTTTAAAATATACTATGCATAATTTTCAGCTTCCTGTTGAGAATAAATAGTACTTTTCTCAATATAACGAGATTTACGTCCTATTTTTGCAACACTTAATGGTGAACGAGCATCATTGTTTTCAGCTATTGCAATAGGAATTTGTCCCCCAAGTGGATTATCACCAACTACATAAATATAATTAGCGATATTTTTTAACTAATAATTTACTTGCGCGGAAATATATTCTGCACTTCTTTCAGTAAAGTCCCATTGATTTTGAACATTCTTATACTCGTCAAAATTTAATGACTTTTTGACATTTAAATGTCCATCCATATCATAATAAATATCGGCATGAAGGGTAGTGGCTAAATCATTTAAGAGATCCCCAATATAAGAACCGGGACCTTTACTAAAAGCAAGCTGAAGTTTATATTCCTGAAGGTCTGGATCAATAATTGGCTCAAGAGGATCAAGCATCTAACCATTGCCAATATCTTGTTTAAGGACATTTTTAATGACATAAGAAATTGACATCCCTATATCAAAAGAAAAAGTTCCAATCATTTCACCATAACCAGTATCATTAGTAAAAGCTCCATACTTATCGACACCAGTAAAAGAAATTGTCTAATTGCCAGAATTATCTTTTTGCGCATTTATATCAGTAATGATATAAACGCCTTTAGAAAACCAAAATATATCTCCAGAAATTCCAGTAGTTTGGCCATTAAGCTAAATTGCTTTTTGTTCAGTTGCAAGTCCAACATATAATTTAAATTTTTTCCTAACCCAAAACAATTTATTATTTGCATCTGGAATAAATTTTCCTGCTGGATCAAAAATAGAAAAAGAAACTGTATTACGAACTCCTTGCTGTAAAGTTGACTGAATTGAGCCACTATTGTCTGTAATTTCTTCTGAAATTTCGGCGTAAGCATTCTCAAACTAATCAAGCAGTTCAACCTTTATAACAGGATATAAAGTAGCGGATTGAACCGCTACTCTATACTCTTTCCCTGTGTAGTTAAAATATTCCATTTAAACACCTCACAGAGAATATACCTTAAATGAATCAATATCTCCAACTTGAGTCAAAGTACAAGTAACTTGAGTTGGCATTTCTGGAATTGCTGCATCACTAATGTCAGAGGTTGCAGAAATTGCGGCAATAAAAACATGACCTTTTGGATCTTTGACTAAAATTTGATTGCGTGCGTATGCAAACTCATTCCATCTTTCAATACGCTCAATGGTATCTTCATATATATTAGAGCCACCGTTCCTAAAACTAAATTTACCTAAATAACCAGTAAATTGAGTCGTCTTGTAATTAGCCATGCTGGTCATAACTTTAGGATATGGGGCAAAACCAGTTTGAAGAGTTTTTGTAAAGTTTTGAGTATACTGCGCACTCTGGACTCCTAAAAGGAAATTCCAGGTATCGCCAGGAGCATAACTGCCATCTGCACGTTTCTTTATGTCAGTCATATGCCATTGCTCATCGTCTACATGAATAACAGTTTCACCATCATTATTAATTTTAGCGATTAAAACATTATAAGTTTTATCTCTTAATAAAGGAATAATCTAATATCTAAAATAGCCATTACTTGGAATGTTATAGTCGTAGATATAATATTGCCCAGCTTCTTCCGATATTGTATAATTAAAAATATTAATATCTGCAATCATGTCATTAGCAATCATATTAGGAGTTTGGATACCGTCAAGTAAGCTATAAATTTCATCAAAAGGTTCAGTATTAAAATTAAAACTTAAATCTTTACCTGCAAAATAATCATCCATTGTTTGTCTTAAATCAGTAAAACTATTATTTACTAATTCTCTTAAATCTGCTCCACGGATATATCCAATAGCATTTCCATTTTCATCCCAGCCTTGAACATAAGTTGCGGTATCAACAATATTTTCATATCCGCCAAGAGGGCTATGATTTGAATCATCTAGGGTAATCGCGCCACAGATAGAAGCATAAATAGTATCCATTTGACGCATAAAATCAAGGGCCATATCTCTACTATTTACATTATCATTCTCATAAACGTTACGGAAAATTCTATAACCATATACTTCACGCGACAAAGAAGAAAATCCAACATTGCTATCATTGAAATTTAAAATAAAATTATCTTCACTTGCAATTACACCTCGACGGTTAATATCTAAAATTCCATAATAAAGAACTTCACCATAAAGGTTAATTTTACTTAAACCATTTAGCATTTGAGAAGTAGGACGTCCGCCGCTCAAAAGATAAGAAGTGGAAATATACTTTGAAGTATCAAAATTAGTTTTGGTTGGGCCAGATGGTAAATTGTTACCACCATTACTTAAATCTGCATTATTGCCCGCACCTTCACCATAGAAACCTAAACGCCAATCATCTTCAGATTCCATTATTAATTCATTTGTCGCACAACTGTCTACATTATAAAAACGAGTAATTTTATAAGAAGCTTTTGCTTCGTTTGAGTCTTTTGTAGACCAGGGGAATAAATAAAAATGGAAACAATATTTAGATAAATCTTGTTCTGTTGGAGCGAGAACGCCATTAGTAGGTAATAAAACATCTTCTGTTTTATTTCTAGCTTCTGGTAAACGATATTGGAAAATTTGATTTTTATGCGTATCATCATCGTCCCAGTCTATAAAAGATTGGACAGTTTCAATAATTGTATTTTTAGAAGATTTGATTGTAACATTGTCTTCCATTAATTCAATTATATTATCTTCTACTGAAAGACTAATGGCAGTTGCATTTTGAGTGTTATTAAAAGCTATAAGAGGATCGATAGTTATTTTGTCTAGTCCTTTTAAAACTTTATCAATAGTAAAACTAATTTGAAAATCATGAAGCGGGTTAATATTTAAAATTTCACTACCTTTATGGTAGTAAGTCATATATCCATCTTCTGAAATCTTATATGCTTTCAATGGGAATTTTTTACCATTAGCGATATAAGTGCCATATTCAGTAATTTCTACTCCTTTTGACGCTGGAGGATAAGCATTATCTTTAGTCCAAGAAATTTTTGCCGCTCCTCTTTCCTCATCATAAGAAACAGAAGCAAAATGATCATCTTTTTCATCATCTTGGAACATATCAATTGTAGGATATAAATAAGTGTAGTAATAATAGAAGCCATTTTCAGAAGTGGCTAACATTAATTCTATTCTATATCTATCATAATCGGTAACATAATTATTATAATCAATTAAAATATTACGAGAGAAGATTTTTTCTGACTCGTAAAGAGGGATACTATCATAAATAACTGTACCTTTTTCATTGATTGTTCCACCTTGAATTTTAAATTTATAATATTTAAAATTATAAGGCATTCCCGCGAGAGAAGAAGTAATAGGGAAAAATCTCTATAGGGTTACTAACGGATTTTCTTCAGAACCAACAGATGAATCTGATAAAGGCAAAATTTGAGTTTTTGATTTCTAAAAAGTAAAATGATTTAATAATCCATCTTCAGAAGTAGTAGGTTTATTACCCGCAGCAATCTATTCAGAATAAGCTAAAAAAGAGTAATATGGAACATCATCGATCTAAAAATTTATATCTGGCTGTTTCTAATTAGTAAAATAATAATAATTACTATCATAATAATTATTTAAAACAGTAAAATAAAGAATCTAATTACCAGTTAATTCGCCAGTTTGATTAATTGAATCTTTAGGACTAATTAAACTTAATTTATCATTAGATAATCCTCGTCCCAAAGTATACAATCCGTAATCCGAATCTTTAATATCAGAAATTTCATCATAAGTAAAAAAAGTATTTGATGAATCTACAGAAGAATCTGTCGAACTTAAAATAATTAAAATATCAGCTGCATTCTTATCAATAATTCCTTTCTTTTTTGCTTTTTCACGAGTAAGTATTTCATTAGTAGAAGTAGTTTTATTATATTGAATTTTTTCATCTTCTAATTCTACAGTATAAATTGTAGTTTCATTATCTTTATTAAAATCAATATCTTCTTCACTTAAAGTAGAATAAGTTGAACTGTTAAGTAAATCAATAGTTGTACTTGCTAATGCTTTACCCTAAATTGCTGCAATTTCTTCTTCTGTAAGATAAGAAGAACCATTGCGATAACTACCTGTCTTTGCGTCAATATAAAATAAATTGCTCATTCCAAGTAGAGAACGGGTACCAGTAAGAATGTTTTCCGTGACGATTGGCGCGCCATTAGAATCATAGGAAGTTATTTCTTGTTTTACAGTAAAATTATATAGATTACTATTCTTTTTATTTTCTCCTGTTGAACCCCAAACAATATCATAAGTGGCATTTACAATATCCTATACTCCATTATTTGTAACTTGTGTAGTAACTATAGATGTGCTGCCTAAAGAATAAGAGATAGATTTATTATTATTTGTTGCATTAAATAAATCTCGTCCGGTAACTTTGTCTGGAATAGACACAATTGCGCCAGTAGAATCTTTTACTATTGCATTTTTAATAATGCCAGAAATATTACTTCTAACAAGAGTAGAAGCTGCTGCGTGACTTGAAGCAATACATTGATAAGTCTTATTACCTGCATCATAAGAATAATTATAAGTATAATAACTTAAATTTTTGACAGGTGTATAATAAACTTCTGAATTGCCATTACCTATTACTTTCGTTCCTACAAAATAAGTATCTGGTTTTTGAGTATTATAATATTGCTCTGTATGAGTTTCATAATCGTTAATTGGAAAAGAATTTTGCCCTATTTTTAAAACATTTCTTGTCCATCTGTCTGGAATATATCCTTCTACATTTTGGTTTTCGTCATTTGGATCGGGATAAAGGGTTGGGGAATAGTTAGGGTTATTCTTAAAAACATAAGAGTCTGATTCTTCAAGCAAGCCAGTAATAGTTCCTTTTACAATGGCTTCGTCATCTTGTAAGGACAAAACATTTGTGATTTCACCAGATTGGATAATATTTGATGGAGTAGTATTATCTTCAAATAAACGCAATTTCCAGACTAAACCTTTATTAGTATAAAGATCAGAATTTAATATATTTGCGCAATCAAAATAATAATCTTCATCATTATATATAGTAACAGTTTGTCCTAATTGAGTTGTTGGTGTAGCAACTGTTCCAGAATCAATAGTGGGCAAATATTTTATATTTTCTCCAGTAACGGTTGAAGCAACTGAACTCC